TTACCCTGCCGTGAGAAATCCCATCGCAGGTTCGATTCCTGCACTATACGCACGGTCGTGAGGGGGTTATTATGGTTTATCTATCCCCAGATAACTCCAAAAATGGATAGGCATCTTAATAATATTAGCAGAGAAAATCTAAGACCTAGTATGATGTCTTTAAACTTGGGTGGTTAGCTTTAATGGTTAGAGCATTGGACTGTTAATCCAAGGGTTGTCGGTTCGAGTCCGACACCGCCCTCAACCTGGCAAGGTTATGTTTAATATAAAACTAAATTTAGTAGATTTGCTGTGAAGTAAGTCTACTATATGCGTCGGTGGCATGATGGGGAAGCAACGGTCTCCAAAACCGTGATATGGGGGTTCGAATCCCTCACGGCGTGCAAGCGATTAGTTAATAAGAAGACTTACAGCAAACAATTATGATTATAGCAGTATTTTTGGACCGCAAATATCAACAATAGTCTTCTGTTAAATTGGGAGGTAGGACAATGGGCTAGTCTACTACATTTGGGATGTAGAGGTTGCGAGTTCGAATCTCGTCCTCCCAACACATTTATGGTTAAGTTATATAAGAATACTTACAGCAAAACTTAAAGCAAATTCAAACAAATCGTAATTTTGTCTTAAACGTAGGTTCGATTCCTGCCCTTCCCACCATGTGTGTCATTATTAATATGGGAAGGTTGAAATGTTGGTGTAGTCCGAGAGGACGAAGAAAGGTATTCTGACAATGGGGAGGTAGCATAATTGGCTAATGCGCTAGATTTGCAATCTGGAGGATTGGGTTCGAGTCCCACCTGCTCCACGAACTTTTAAGTTCACAATAAAACTTTTCAATTTAAATTAGACCCAGATAGAGAAACATAAATGCACGTAAAGTAGTATTTATGTAGGGTTGCCCGAGGGGCTGGTCTGCAAAACCAGTTAGAACGGTTCGACTCCGTTACCCTACTCTATTTTGAGTTTAACAACAAGAAACCTTACAGCAAAACCTATCCGCCTTGTAAGCCGTAGGTTATGGGTTCGAGTCCCATAGTAGGACATTGTCCTATTTAGCTCAATTGGATAGAGCAACGTATTAAAATGGTTTCTGATGCCTACACTCCTAAGCAATTAGGGTGTAGGTTTATCACTCCGTAGCTCAATTGGTTAGAGCTTCGCACTTTTAATGCGAAGGTTCTGGATTCGAGTTCCAGCGGAGTGACAAAGGTGTTCCATGACACCTCCTTTCATTTATTGTAAGAGGACGTACAGCAAATGTACTTATAACTACAAAAATGATTCAACAGTGTCTCCGAAGTATTCCCGCAAGGGTGCAGGCAAGACTAGAGTGGTACGCTTGAAGTAAATGTACTAAGCTATGAGTTAGCCCTGACCATGCTGGGTAAGTATGGTGTCTCACATTCTGAATTGGGAGAATGGTAGACATTAAAGTTAAACCCATGTCCTCTGATTAACCTATCTTCCGAGTTCCCTTCATGGGAGGAAGATAGGTTTATTTTACTAACAAGATTGACATATTTATTCAGTAACACTTATTAATTATGAAGGCAATTAGACTGATTAAGAAAGCTGTTAAGTGGTATTTTGATAGGACTGCTAATTCCTACATTTACCCTACTGGAACTCTCCCTATTATAAAGGAGTAAGTTCCTATGCTGCTGAAGTGAATATGTTAAACAACTTATGGAGGTTTGCCAGAACGGTAATGGAACGGACTTGAAATCCGATGTAACGTACCCATTCGTTGAGTAGGTTCGACTCCTACAGCCTCCTCACTATTAAACAAATAGAAGAATTATGACAGGAAGATTTAGAGCAGCTCACAAGATTAGTAAGCACAAGATGTCCATATTATGGGACAGAGCAGTGTTGTTCTTTTATAAGGAACACGCTGTAGTTAAAGCTGTTGAAGATGGCTTTACTGATGATAATTACCAAACTCTAACAAAGAGATTCCAATACTTAGAATCTATTATAGAGAATGGTCGTATAGCTAAAATGCCCCGTAAAATGAAGAAGGCATTTATAAGAGAATTATCAGCAAGGTACAACCTCTGCTTGATTATGTTACAACATTGGGATGACTTTAAAAACATTAAAAGACATGATTGACTTAGTTATATCAGACATAGTATTTGATTGGACTTTCCTCAAACCTTTAATTGAAAGAGACGATGGAAAGAAGGAATCAAATGAAGTGGATGAATCCACGCAACAAGTATTGGCGCAGGCAGAAGTTAGTCCAGAAGTATATTACTAGACTAAAGAAGTTTCCTGCTAGTAGATTTGGATTGTGGTGTAATAACTATAATCAGCACTGGACATTACCTTATAAATCTACAGCTACACCATGTAGTTGTTGGTTATGTAAAGGTGAACGATACAATAGACGAGAGTTTAAAAAGGAAACTAGACTTGAAATAGAAATGTTTTAAGTTATTTAATTTACAAGAAGTCTTACAGCAACTAAAACTGCAATCCATGAGGAGGACGTGGTCGGTGGTTCGAATCCACCTCTCCCTACTATGGACAGAATACAAGCATTGAATCAGTTAAAGGAGCGTAAGTCCAATCAACCTAAAAAGATTGATAATGGACAACTTTATGCTGGCAGTCCTATGTACTTTTACTGTAGGATATGTGGGCATCTATGTGATACGCTGCCTGAATCGTATGTTACTAAACCTAAAGAATATTGTAAGGAATGTCAAGTCCTTATTGATAAAGGTTGGGTTTAGGTCTCTAGGGAGGTAGCTCAGTGGTTAGAGTACGTATAGCAAAACAAATGACTTCTGATGATGCCCCGTTAGCTCAGTGAATAGAGCAACGCCCTTCTAAGGCGTGGGTCGATGGTTTGAATCCATCACGGGGTACTAACAGTGATATTTATAATATTATGGTAGGATTCATAGAGTACTTAATTAGTAAAGGTTATAAGCCTTATAGGAAAGTAATGACTAAGAAAGGTTCAACATATACCCCCGATGGTGGTATTGGATTCTATTCTTCAATGTCAGAACATATTGACTTACGTCTTATTAAAGGTAATAAGGAAGTAGTATACGGTTTACATGAACGTGGACATTCACCCACCCTTATCTATCCTAGACCTAAAGGTGTAGTTACTGATGCTGATATGGATAGAGTGTTTCTTAACAATTCATTTGAAAATATCGCTACACTAATTGGACTTTTATAATAAATTAGACCGAGGTTGATGGTAGGGGAAGTTCCTTTATGTGGATGAGGGTACAGCTTACTGGTGGTGCACCACTGGTCATAAATGGAAGTGGCTGTATGTGTAGGTCTTACATGGTGTTTATAGTTCAGCGGTTAGAATAACTGATTGTGGTTCAGTAGATGTGGTTTCGACTACCACTAAACACCCTTATGGCAGTAGGTTTTAAATAAAATCTTCCTGTTTGTTTACTATTGCCTTAACGTGGTTTAGAAGGGTTACACGATATAATAATCCTTCCTCTGGGGGCGGTAGCTCAATGGTAGAGCGCAGGTCTGAAGAGCCTGGCGTTGGAGGTTCGATTCCTCCTCGCCCCACGTCGATTAGTAGACGAGAACTAACAGCAATGCTAAATTTGAAAACCAAGCAGCGGGTCTGAGGTTCGATTCCTCACGTCAGTTTAGTCTGATGTAGCTCAGTTGGCAGAGCAGCAGCCTCAAATCAAAATGGTTCTCAGCTGTTTTACAGAATTACAGGGTAAAGAAATTCTGTATGGAGAGTTGGGTGAGTGGCTTAAACCACCGTCCTGCTAAGACGGAGAACCTCAAAAGGGTTCCGCAAGTTCGAATCTTGCACTCTCCGCAAGTATATTTGGAATTTTTGTATAATAATGATTAATTATGATTACTATGACAAAGATTCAGCCTATAAATCCTAATGAAATTATCAGTGAGAAGGTTAAAATAATACCTGACCAAGTAATTAGGGTTTTTAACGAACTGATTGCAAGAAACTGGAACAAAGACAGGTCAATAGTGTTTACTAATGAAGCTGTTGAGTTTATAAAGTTTCTGACTGGGGCTAGTAAGGATACTATCATACAGAACCATTGGTTAGATGTAGAGCCTCTCTACAGAGAGAATGGATATGAAGTAACTTACCATGAGTCTCAAGGTGATGAATCCTTCCCCTCATATTATGAGTTTAGGAAGAAATCTCTAAATGCTGGGTTCGAATAATGGTTTAGTTCAACGCACTTTCGATGCGTAGATAGGGGTTCGATTCCCCTACCCAGTACCTTGTAGTCCTCCTTAATCCTTAATAGGATAGTTAGGCTACACTGTGAACGAACAGAGGAGAGGAGTTCACACGTTGGCTAGCAACGTAGTACACAATGGTGGGATAGGAACGGCTAGCACCCACCTTAACTGTTCTTATAATACTAGTTAAACGCCTAGCGGGGGTTAGAACAGTTAAATGCAGCTATCTACTAACTGGTTAGGTAATATGCCTCTCAAGCATAAAATACGGGTTCGAGTCCCGTTAGCTGTACTAATTAATAACGAGCGTGTAGTGTAATGGTAGCAGTATCACCCTGTCACGGTGAAGGAGGGGTTCGAGTCCCACACGTTCGGCTACATAGTAAAAATTACTCTATAAGAAGACTTACAGCAAATCAAAATCCTAAAATTCAATCGGTAAATGAAAGACGTAGGGTTCGAATCCTTACCTATACCGCCAAAGTCCTGATGGGTATAGTCGTCTAGTGGTAGGATGTATTAGAAACAGGCATTAGTCTTCTGGGCACACATCTAAGTATGTGTGCTAAATTGCCTCCGTAGCTCAATAGGCAGAGCAACTCACTTGTAATGAGAAGGTTGTAGGTTCGATTCCTATCGGTGGCTCAAATTAGTCTCATTGTTAGTAATAACAGTGGGACTTATTCTTTCTAAATAACAAGATTCTCAGTTAGCACTACAAAGATTAGCATTTGCAAATGTTATTATGTAAAATGAATTATGAGTAGCTTTAAAGACGGATTGAGAAGAAGTGGTCAGAGTGTACTTGATGCAAGAGCACAGAACTTGTATGAAATGACTAAAATTGAAGAGGAACGATTCATCCAAGAATGTAAGATGAAGGTTCTTCGTATCAAGAATGAGTTAAACAAGCACAGAGACCTATCTGTAAAATCCACTACTTCGTTGGAAGTTGGTAATGGCTTTGACCCTGAGGCTTGGGTAGCTAAGAGACATCAATTGGAACGTGACTTACGAGTTGCTAACATTGAATATGCTCTTGCACTTAAAGTTGATGGTGAAGAGTTCCCAGCTGACGAAACTGAGGAAATGATTAATGTAGCAGAAGTGCTAGAAGACGATGCTAAATTGAAGTAATTATGGGAAGTGGAAGTTATTCCTTTGCAGCTTATTCTGCATTATCTACCGATAGAGGGTATGCAACCAAGTCAGCTGATGCTGTCTTTACGAATCACTCTCTATCTGCAAAGTCAGACATTAAATTGTCTAACGTAAATGCAAGAAACTATAACACGCAGGTTAAACCAGAAATGATTAACACTGGTGTTAGAGAAAGTAGAGATAGCAACGAACATCCTGAAACTACTCCGATTATCATTGCTCTTGATGTTACTGGTTCAATGCGTAGGACACCCCATGAAATGATTAAGGATAACTTCCCCAAACTCATGGATGCTCTAATGCAACTGGGAGTCAAAGACCCACAGCTGTTATTTATGGCTGTAGGCGACCATGAGTATGATAGGTATCCTATTCAAGTTGGACAATTTGAGTCTGATACTGAGAGAATTGTAAACTCTCTTGAAGAGTTTGTACTCGAAGGTGGTGGAGGTGGAAATAGTGGTGAGAGCTATTTATTAGCTCATATAATTGCTGGCTATCACACTGAAACTGATTCATGGTTTAAAAGGCACAAGAAGGGTTATTTATTCACCATTGGTGATGAACCTAACTTGCACGGCATCAGTGGACGTGCTTTGGAAGATTTCTTAGGCTATCAACACCCTGCTAATCCTATTAGTGAGGATGAAGCTATTAAGAAAGCTCAAGAGCAATATAACGTCTATCATATTCATGTTACTAATGGTAGCTATGGTACAAGAATTGCTCCAGGTTGGAAGAACCTACTTGGACAGAATGTACTTACTTGTGATTCACACAATGTTCACAATGTAATTGCTGAAGCCATTAAACAACACGAAGACCTCGCTAATGTGATTTATGAGGAAGGGATTGTAACCTATACTCCACCTAGCGAAGGTGAAGAAAGTGGAACTTATACCTATTAAAAGTTAGATGAATGAAATTGTATTAGGCTCGTTCTTTGGTGACGAGGGTAAAGGACAAACTGTCCATAATTTGTGTAAAACACATCCGAGAGAAGAAACAATAGTTATTCGGTTCAGCGGTGGACATCAAGTTGGTCATACTGTAAGGCATGGTGAACTTGAACACACGTTTAGCAACTATGGTAGTGGAACTTTACTCGGCATACCAACGTACTGGTCTAAATACTGTACAGTAGACCCTATTACTACTATGAAGGAGTTGATAGATTTAAATAAGCTCGGTGTTTCTCCCGAAATTATTTATCATCCACTCTGTGAGGTTGTTACTCCCTTTGATGTTATTAGTCAATGGAATAATGAGGAGAACCTGAGACATGGTACTGTAGGCACTGGTTACAAATCTGCTCTTGATAGAGTAGCTGCTGGTTATCATATTACTGTTCGTGATTGTGCTAATATCATGGTTCTTAGGACTAAGATTGCATCACTTATCAAGAACTACTATGATTTCAGTTCCAACCTTCCAATGTATAACATTGACGATTGGTGTGTCAGAGTGCATGAATACTTTAAATCCGTGACAATATATGACGAGAATATTCTTACTCGTTATAAATACAAGGTATTTGAAGGTTCGCAAGGTATATTACTAGACCAAACATTTGGTATAATGCCTTATTGTACTCCAAGTAACACTACTTGTCAGAATGCTATGGAAATTATTAGTAGGATAAAGAAGGAATCTAAGAATCACTTAGATAGAATGACGGAAGAGATAACAGACCATGTGTACGTTATCAGACCATATATTACTAGACATGGTAATGGTCCAATTCCTACTTCTAAACCTGTTAGAGATGTAGATGACCCTAATAATCAGTTCAATGAGTTCCAAAAGACTCTTAGAGCCGTAGAGTTCGATGTTAAATTATTCGAACATTCATTATTAGTTGATTCTACTTTCATTCCAAACCATTATATACACAGAAAGATGTTAGTTATCACCCATAAGGATGAAATTACATCGCAGTTCAATGACGAACTACTTTCTGGTAATTGGGAGGAACAATTCAGCAGCATAAGAATGTCTTACTATGATAAGCTCATGGTTTTGACTTTCTAAGGTATAACTATTGTAAGACGACGCACAGCAACAAATCAATATTCAATACTTTAAATGATGAGAACCCTCTGCTGCCCACTGCGGAGGTAAAAGAGTTAATGGGAAGGTCGTCTGTTCTATTGGGCTATAGTGTAATGGTTAGCACACAACACTTTGACTGTTGTAGTCTAGGTTCGAATCCTGGTAGCCCAACATAAAGATTAAATCTTATGAAGGCAATGAAGGATAAGAAGAAATTCGGAGGTAAATCTCTAATATCAAAGAATCGTAGTTGTAAGTCATTTGGCTATAGCTATGATAAAGAGGTAAGGAGAGTCTGGCGAATTGAGGCAAAACAGTTAGCTCATAGAGTATTAATGCACTTACCTGTTGGTAGGGAGGAAATTCAAAAGGCATGGAGTAATCCATACTGCGATTTAGATTCCATAACTGGAATCCCTTACAGATGGGATGGTGAAGGCTATTATGAAAGATGGCTAGAACAAGTGTATAAGAAATTAAATAATTTAATATGATTTACGCAAGAATAATTCTAGTATTACTAATCTTACTGATAGTAGTGTATTACGCTATGATAGTTGCACACCTCTCAGGAGTTATTAACCTTACTGATAGGAAAGTGGAGTTCAGTAAATTATGTATTCCATTCTATTATTGGGTTCACCAGGAGAGTGAGAATGGTAATGTTTAATGTAAAATGAGTTAAAAGAAATGAGTCAACCTAGAGTAAGTAAAAACAAAATCTTCGCTATTCTAGCAGGAGTGATTGCAGTCTTATTGGTCTGTATGTCTGGTGCATTGATTGAAGATGCAGACAAGTCTAAGAACTATGTGTGTCAAATGCCTATGACAGGTAAGTACAAAGTGTGGGTAGATGGTGGTATGCAATGGCAAGCCTTTGGTAATGTTAGTAGCTATCACAAAACCTCACAAGTTGAGTTTACTGGATTGGAGAAGAATGAAGGTGGTTATATAGCAGCAGGAAGTAATCCCGCAGCTGCACTGACATTCAATGATAAGGGTAGAGGCTTCATAATTGGTTCATTTAGGGTTGTAATGCCCAATGATGCCAAGAATATGGAGAAGATACAAACAGACTTTGGTTCTGAAGAAGCATTAATTGCTAATCTAGTAAAGCCAACTTTATATAAGGTTGTAACTTCTTGTGGTCCGCTTATGTCTTCACTGGAATCAGTCTCTGAAACAAGAACTGACCTGATTGCTTATATTACTGACCAGCTTAATAATGGAGTATATAAGACAGTTGTAGTTCGTGATTCAGTAACTAATGAAATTACTGGTGAGAAGGAGTTAAGAGCTAAGGCACAGATTGTGTCTAATAGTAATGCTCCTGGTGGATATAGTAGACAGGAAATATCTCCATTCTCTCAATATGGTGTAACTTGTGGTCTAGTATCAGTTATTGATATTAAATATGATGATGCTACTCAATCACAAATTGACGCCCAGAAACAAGCTAACTTGGCAATTATTACCTCTAAGACCAAATCACTGGAAGCTGTACAGAGAACTTTACAGATTACAGAAGAGGGTAGAGCTACTGCTGAGAGAGCTAAATGGGAGCAAGAGAAGGAGAAGATTGTAGCTGTTACTAAAGCACAACAAGAATTTGAAGTGGCTGAACTTGAAGCTAAGAAGGCTAAACAAGTAGCACTTAAAGTTCAAGCAGAAGGTGAAGCTAAGGCAGCTGCCAATAGAGCATTAGTTTCTGCAGGTTTAACTCCTGCTGAAAGAGCTGAATGGGATTATAAAACAGCTGTTGGTGTAGCACAAGCATTGGCTGAATCTAAGGTATCTTGGGTTCCTTCTGTAATGTTTGGCGGTAGTAATTCAAGTAATTCAGCTATGGATGCTGTAGGCTTGAAGATGCTATTAGACATCACTAAGTCATTCGATAAGAAAGGCAAATAATAAAATATAAATACACAATGAGGAGGGCAGATACGTAGAGTTCTGTAACGTATTGAGGGTTGGAGTCAGATACTGGTTGGAACGACTGGGATAAGACTAAGTAATTGTGTATTTATTCGGACCTATAGCTCAGCCTGGTCAGAGCAGCTGACTCATAATCAGAAGGTCGGGGGTTCAAAGCCCTCTAGGTCCACTTACTAATAACTAACGCTTATGAAACATTTATTACTAATTCTAATGTTTATTCCACTGTCTTTATATGGTCAGCACAATGTTATAGCAACATATTATCATGCTGGACCTAAACATGGTTTATCATGGCATACAGCTAGTGGGAATAAAATTAGTGTTAAGAAACTAAATGCTAAGAAGTTAAGATGGGTAGCCCTATCACATGACTTATTAAGGCATTATGATTACGGTGATACTATCGTAGTAATCTCTAACAATCCTAAACTTAGAGGTGAATGGGTAGTTATGGATAAGATGCACAAGAGACATAGAAGTAGGATAGATTTCCTAACTCCTTCTGGAGATACATTAGGAATGCTAAAACCAACTAAAGTAAAGATAAAGAAACAATAATTGGGGTAGTGGCGGAATGGTAGACGCGCTGGTCTTAGGAACCAGTACCTTCGGGCGTGTGAGTTCGAGTCTCACCTACCCTACGAACTTTTAAACAAACAGGAATATGAAAGAGATTAAAGACTTTTTTGAAGAACTTGAGAAGTTAGCATCAGAAGGTGTTATTGACATCAATGAAGCTAAGAGACTGGTATCTGAGGCTTATGTAGCAGGTATAAACTTTCAAGCTGCTCAGAATAAGAAATAATCCACCACCTACAGTTAGTAAGGGTTAGAAAATTACCTAGAGGCTGTTGATGCTTATTAGACGTGATAAGCTACAATCACAGTTGCGGTGAAAAATTGATAAGAACTACTAACACTTATCAGGCGGATTTATCAGAGTGTAGCATTAAATGATGTTACACTCTTTAAGGCGACATAGCTCATTTTGGTTAGAGCGTGGGAGTCATAACCCCAAGGTGGTTGGTTCGAATCCAACTGTCGCCACACATCTTAATTTTATATGTATGAGTGACAAAGGTTTATTATTTAAGACAAGGAAGAATAATCACGGCAGCCGTAATAAATGTAGTCGAGGGAGTGAATTTCCAAGACATGACATGAATAGGTTTCCAGGAACTCACTTAGGGATGAAACTGAGGTATCAAAAGCCATCAGTTGGGCGTCTGTATAAGGAATGGAATTGCAACCGTGGTTATTTAAGGACAAACAGAATAACTGGCTTTATTAATAAATTTATAGGTAAACCCTATAATGATTTAGTTAAAGCATTCTACGTCCTTATTAAAGACTTGAGAGATAGCCATAAGGAAGTAGGTCTTGCAGACCTTGAATGGCATTTCGAGCAGTTTAGATATAGGAGATGGAGAGGTGATTATTATGTTGATGATGATGGTTTAGTCCAAGTTGTTAGACCAGAGTTAGATGAAGTAAAAGCTAGTTCTATTAATAAACAGCAAGTAGCATACAATAAGAAGGTTGAGATTCCAGACTTTGGAAGGGTATCTATTCCGAGAAAGCCAGGTACTGATGGTAAAGTATGCTGGAGTAAATATGGATTCCCAGATGAAGACCATATTTACTCTGAGAAGCCTCAATATCGTCTTCCACAATTCATAGGCAACTATTGGTGTGACATGGATGGTAAGATGCTATTATTACCTGTGTATCATGTTCCAGGTAGTTCTGAATATGCTAGGTATTGGTCTGATACTCATGGTAAACCTAAACCTAAAGAGAGAGGTTATTACTATTATGGTAGTTATCCTCAGAAGTGGGACAGAAGCGGATTCTGTGATAAGTTCTCTGATAAGTTTAGACCTGGTGAGTATCGTTACAGATGGGCACAGGGTTTAGAGAACGGCTGGGTTATCCCCCTTATTCCATTTGGCAAGAGAACTAATGCCTATAGCCTTAGTTACTCTATGTATAAAAGGATGCAGCATACTAAGAGAATGCTACTACCTAATACTAAGGAGCTAAATGATAAGAAGGAACGTGTTATTAATTGGAAGAGGCAGTTGGAGGCAGCAGGGAAACCAGGAGGTTGGTGTACTGTTGAACGTGCTGAGGAAGAACTTAATAAAGCTATACGAGACCTAGAGAATACACCTGAGACAGCTTACTTTGAAGTGGGATATGGTCAATTATATCCTATGGTTAAAAGATACGATTATGAGAAAGCATTAAGAATCTATGAGCAGGAGCAAGAAGAAACCAGTATGGAAGGACAAGAGTGACCATGTGTGGTATAACAGAATTGTCAGAAGAGTTCAAAGAATGCAAGTAAAGCAGATAGCACAGCTTAATGATATTTTAGAATATGAAATCTCTCAGCCAAATGAGTTGGTAAATGATTGGGACATCTGTGATTGGAAGTTTGACTACAGACATCCATATTGGAAACAGTTCCATACTCCAGCTGAGTTGAAGAGGTTTTGTTGTAAATAATATTCCCAATCCAAGTCAAAGGAATTGAAATATTAGGCTTGGCGATGACAACTAAGCGAGTTGAGCGTATGTAATAAGACGTGCTCTGAAGTACAAGGAGTGGGGTAGGTGCAGAATACCTCTTTAGACTATTTATATAGTTAATCACTGCTTCAATATAACTAAGAGGGCATACTGGATAGTAGAATTTGGTAATCTGGATAAGTCCGTAGGGCAAAGGGTGTAAATCCTGAGGATAAAGTATGTAGTTGCAACCCTCTTAGTATATGGCTCGATGGTGGAATTGGTAGACACCCCAAGTTTAAGCCTTGGTGCCCAACGGCGTGCAGGTTCGAGTCCTGTTCGGGCTACACCCTTGAATTTACTCTTAATCCTTAAAAACAAAAACTGATATGAATATCTTTGGTAATACCGCAGCAGGATTTAGTAAGGAAGTAGACAGTGCAATGTCTACATTTAAGAGTACTATAGCTAAGCTTAAAGCTACGTCTGAGAAGGCAGTGGCAACTAAAGCTGAGAAGCAAGATGAAATTAAGAAGCTGGAATTAGAATGTTCAGCTCTTGATGGAGTATCTACTAAAGCTAATAACTTGGCTGCCAAGTTAGAAGCATTATTTGAATAATCATGAAAGTCGAGAACATACTTGAGCACCCTATTGACTTTACCTCTATTGAAGGATGCAAGTCCTTTGCTGAATGGGTTAACGGAGATATATCTAATGCCTTCTACTTAGGTTTCCTAAGAGAAGAATTTAGTGAATACGTCCCCAAGATGAATGAGAGTGAAGACGGTATTCAATTCCTAAAGAGTATGGCTACAGCGAATACAAACGCTAAGAAATACTTAAAGGAACTCGCTAGATTGATGGAGCCTTACTTGCAAAGTAAAGAAGGATTTGTAATCTTGGATATGATTAACGACGTACTAGGGAGAGTATCCTTAGAGAAGAAAGATGATATTTATGGAGTTGCCTTTGTATTAGGCATTTACACTGATTACCTATTTACTGTACAAGCTAAGGCATGAGTGCATATTTAGTTTATACTGATGGAGCATATTCAAGTGCTCGTAATCAAGGTGGTATAGGCTTTGTTATTCTTAAGGATGGCAAGGAAGTAGCCAGATATTCTAAAATGTACAAGAATAGTACAAACCAAAGGATGGAGCAGATGGCAGCAATAGTTGCCCTTGAATCTATTACTACACCTTCAGAAGTTACCATAGTTTCTGATTCTCAGTATGTGGTCTGCACATATACTAAGGGTTGGAAGAGAAAGGCGAATCTGGACCTGTGGAAGAGATTTGATGCAGCAATCGCATTCCATACTAAGGTTGAGTTTGAGTGGACTAAAGGACACGCAGACGACCAATATAATAAGATTTGTGATAAGCTAGCACAAGAAGCTAGTAGGACTATAGAGATTACTGATTAATACATTTGTAAATTCTTCTATATGAAATACAAGAAAATGGTAGCTAACTTAGAAGCAGCTAAGAGATGGTGGGATGCTCAACCTGAATCATTCAAGAAGGCAACTACACGTCCTGGCTCAGTTAAATGCAAATCTGTTAATAGAGGTAAATAACCACTTCGAGTTTAAGGTAAAGTAGGACTTGCGCATACCTTCATATCGTAGGTATTAAAACCTTTCTACATCGTAGATAAACCTATCGCGGAGAGGACAGTGGTGACTCTCCAACCTGACCCTATAGCTTAGTTGGTAGAGCTGCGGACTCTTAATCCGTAGACCAGGGTTCGAATCCCTGTGGGGTCACAGTAAAAGTTGAAGTAATAAAAGAGAAGTAATCCATGTTGTGCCATTTGCTCGTGAGAGTAGATGGCATTTTTATTTATGTCCCCATAGTTCAACGGATAGAACGAGAGTTTCCTAAACTTTAAATGAAGGTTCGATTCCTTCTGGGGATACTAATTTAACTTATTAGATTATGAGAGTATATGATGTTATAAAGGCTGCAGAAGATGCCTATATAAGTGAGACTAGTAGGCTTATTTATCCAGGTATGTGTTGGTGCTTAAAAGTATCAGCAGTCAAAGGATTTGACTTTAAGGAGAAGAATAGAAAGGGACATCCATCCTATAAGGATTTGGTTGATAATATCCCTGAATTTAATCCAGAGTTTCTTAAAGCTACTGAGAATGTAAAGATGGCTGGCTTAGATTTCTGGTGGGAACACCATGATGTAGAATCTAGGTTAAAAGCCTTTCAAGTATTAAAGGACATCTATAAGGATAATCCTAAAGAATTTGAATATTGATATAATAGAGGGGATGTAGGGTTGGTAGTACTCATCATTTAAAGAGTTGCGAGTGGAAGTTATGGTATATCCTTAGGTCACGACTAGCTATCGTGATGTAGACAAGCGTGGAGGTACGGAACTTACTAATTCTCCCGTAGAACCACAGGGAGGCATAAGCATTAATCTCGGAGAGTAGTATTCCAAGTCTGAAATGACGAGGGTTCCTATACGTTGCTCAATGTGATATTAAGTGTCGGAGCCAGTTATTGATAAGTTCCAACAGTACGAGAGGAGCCTGGAATTAAGATTGGGAGGTACGAGATACCTTAGCTGTTAGTAGGAGAGCGAAAGTCAGCTAGTGTGTACGTTAAGTCACTGCACACATACGTTCAACGTCAATAACCGCCCTTAGAGCATTTGGTGTAATAACACACCCTCTATTCTTTAGTCCTATAGTTTAACGGATAGAATACCATACTACGGATATGGAGGTCTCAGTTCGATTCTGAGTAGGACTACAAACTTAAACGATTAAGTATGAATAAGTTAGTAAAGCTTAGGGATAAGTGGTTTCCCAAGCCTAAGCCACTAAGTGCCTTAGATGCTTATACAATCACTAAATATGGATTAAAACTTGATAGTGACACCTTGCATCAGAAGTGTATTGAAGAGATAGCTAGCTTAATGCAAGCTAAATCTGCAAGAAACTCTTATAGTTTGGTGTTCGACCTAGACGAGAATCTTCTAGAGTTAGGAGAGTACTTAGCTAAGTACTATACTGATTTAGGATTTAATTGCTTCGTCTTGGATTATGAGATAGATAGGAGAATTGAAACTCCACAACTCTATCTTAGTTGGAAACGAAAAGGCATGTAATGCCTGTGTTTGAAGGATATTCCTTCAATTAACTTTAATAACTTAATTACATTATGGCAATTAACTTGCAAAAAGGTGGACGCATTGACCTTTCTAAGGAGTCCACAGCTAGTGTGTTTAGAATTGGTTTGGGCTGGGATGCAGCACAACCTGGTAAAGAATTTGACTTGGATGCAATGGCTATTCTGCTTGGTGCTGATGGTAAAGCTGTAAGTGACGATGCAATGGCTCTGTTTGGGCAGTTGGACGGTCCTGAAGCTATAGCTGCTACTGGCTGTATCCATCACTCAGGTGATAACCGTACTGGTGCTGGTGATGGTGATGATGAAACTATCACTATCGACACTGCTAAGGTTCCTGCCAATGTTCAGGAAATTGTAGTTCTTGTCAATATCCATGATGCCAAGAATCGTCAGCAGAACTTTGGTATGGTAAAGAATGCCAAAGTTAATCTGTATGAAGGCGCAGAAGGTAACAACGTAGTTGCTAAGTATGACTTGGAAGAAGATGCTTCTATGGATAGAGCATTGGTATTCTGTAAACTGTATCGTAAAGACGGTAGCTGGAGATTCCAAGCTGTGAATGAAGGTAAGGGTAACTATCAGAATGTGTCACTGTGTAACATTCTGTCCAGTTATGGTATCAACGCAGGTCCAAACAATCTGTAAGCTATGATAAACTTATCTAAGGGAGGCAGAGTTAATCTGTCTAAAGATGATAGCGGTAACAAGTTATCTAAAGTGTTCTTCGGAGCAAACTGGGGGGCTATCAAATCTGGTGGCTTCTTAGGTTTTGGTGGAGGTACTGAGGCTGTTGACCTTGATGCTTCTGTGGTTCTTATGGATGCTAACAAGCGTAAGCTTGAAACTGTTTACTTTGGTCATAAAGACTCTAGTGACAGAGCAATCCATCACTCTGGTGATGATTTAGTAGGTGATACTAACGGAGACGACGGAATGGATAATGAAACTATCTCAGTAGAACTGGATAGAATCAGACCTGAAGTTGAGTATGTTGCATTTATCCTCAACTCATATCGTCACCAAAGATTCGATAAGATTCCTTATATGGGTCTTAGAATCTATACGACAACTGACGGGCGTCCTGTAACCCGTCCAAACTCCAATCCTAACGTATTGGCTAAGTATAACTTGGATAATGATAGTAAAGACCCCGAAACTACATTCGTTGGTCGTGAAGCTATCGTCTTAGGCTATGCTTATCGTAAGGACGGTGAGTGGAAGTTCAAGGCTCTTGGTAACACTGGCTCTTGGCAATCTATAGGAGAAATCGAAAGGGTATTACCCAATCTTATTTAATTATTAAAACTTACAATTATGTGTAACGAAAGTAACGTGAATGTGGACGAACTTCGTAAGGAAGTTATGGCTGATGGAGTGGTAACAAAGGAAGAAGTTGAAATGCTGTGGGAGAAGAAAGACTCTCAAGAAGGCAATACCTCATCTGAATTTGATGCATTCTTTGCTGAAGCTGTAATGGCTTGGCTGTTAGCAGACGGTGTAATCAGCATAGAAGAAGCTCAGTATATCATCAATAAAATCAACGAGGACGACGACATCGACAATGCAGAAGCAGAATTGTTGGAATCTATCGCTGAATGGGGTTCGGAGGAAGGACACGAAGTTCCTCAAATCCTTATTGATGCGTTCCCTGACTACTTCGAGGACGAAGAGTAACACACTTCTCACGGGTGGGCATCAGTGTCCACCTTTTAATAATTAAATAACTTAAAGATGAATATAGAATTGTTAAAGGGCTTGACAGATGCTGAGGTTAATCATAGTAGAGAATGTCATGGCTCTAATGTACTAACCCCACCCAAGAGAGACCCTTGGTATGTACTTTTCTTTGAAAAGTTTAAAGACCCCTTAATTCAGATACTGAGTATTGCTGCAGTTATTGCATTAATATTGGGGGTTATTAAGTCAGAATATTTAGAACCTATTGGTATTATAGCTGCTATCTTGTTAGCTGTTACTATAGGATTTTTAAATGAGTATAGTGCATCTAAGAAATTCGATGTACTTACTTCAAGTTCTGATGATACACTTGTCAAAGTAAGACGAAATGGGATTGTAACCCAAGTAGCTCGTAAAGACCTAGTTGTAGATGATGTGGTGCTGTTAGAAGCTGGTGAGGAAATTCCTGCTGATATTACAGCCTATGAATCTCATAACTTAAAGGTTAATGAATCTGTTCTAACTGGAGAATCTAAGGCTGTTACTAAACAACCTAAGGAGGAAGGTGAATTGAATGCTACTTATCCATCTTGGCTATTACTGAAAGGAACTATCGTTGAAGAAGGTTCTGTAGTAGGTGTAGTCAATGCAGTTGGAGATAATACGGCATTTGGACAGACAGCACGTAAAGCTGCTGAAATTACTGACACAGAGACTCCTCTAAACAAGCAGCTCAATGGTCTTGCTGATTTAATCAATAAGATTGCATTTGGTGCTGCTGGATTCCTTATTCTTGCTTTATTAGTAAGGTACTTCTTTATAGAACAGGCTTATGTAGGACAAGACTGGATGCAGATTACTAATGACCTATTATCCTTCTTAATGATTGCAGTTGCACTAATAGTTGTAGCTGTGCCAGAAGGACTGCCTATGGCTGTAACGTTAGCCCTTGCGTATTCAATGAAACGCATGTCTAAGGCAAATAACTTGGTCAGGAAGATGCACGCTTGTGAAACCTTAGGAGCAACTACTCTTATTCTAACCGATAAAACGGGCACTCTAACAGAGAATAAGATGAAGGTTGTAAATGAGGTAATGCCTAATAGGGCATATATTACTATCAATGCTCTTGCCAATTCTACTGCATATGTAGATGGTGATAAGACCGTTGGTAATCCTACAGAAGGTGCTATAATTAAGTATATGGATGCTGGGGACTTGCTTGATGATATAAGGAGAGATAATACTCCTGTGTTCAGAATGGACTTCTCAAGTAAGACTAAGTTTATGATGTCCATTATTAAACAAGGTGATGCCTTCGTTTCATTAGTGAAAGGTGCTCCAGAAGTTGTTCTTACTATGTGTAATGAAACAGACGGTGCACCAAGCTGTGTTTCAGAGCAAGACAAAGGACGTAGAGTTATAGGCTTTGCTTATAAAGAATCTATGACTTTGGAAGAAGCTCAGAAACTGAATGGTTTCACTTATAATGGCTTCATGGCTATTGAAGACCCAATCCGTAAGGATGTTCCCGATGCAGTTAAAGCTGCAAAAGAAGCGGGCATTACAGTTAAAATTATCACTGGAGACAATCCAGCCACAGCTACGGAGATAGCTAGGCAGGCAGGACTAAGTGAACACCCAGTACCCATGCTTGGTTCTGACATACAGGATAAAGTTAATCCTCTGAGGGTAGTCGACGTATTTGCGAGGACTAAGCCTGAGGATAAACAAACTCTTGTTAAAAGATTCCAGCAAATGGGAGAGGTTGTTGCAATGACTGGTGATGGCACTAATGATGCCCCAGCTTTAAATCATGCCGAAGTAGGTATAGCCATGAATAATGGTACGGACGTAGCCAAAGAAGCTGCAGATATTATCCTACTCGACAATTCATTCCCATCTATCATCTTAGGTGTTAAGTGGGGAAGAAGTCTGTACAAGAATATACAGCACTTCATTCTGTTCCAATTAACAATCAATGTTGTAGCTATTCTTATAGCTTGCATTGGTCCGTTTATTGGTATAGACCTACCCTTCACTGTTACACAGATGTTATGGGTTAATTTAATCATGGATACATTCGCTGCATTAGCGTTAGCAACTGAACCAGCTAACGATGCAGTTATGAAGGATAAACCAAGAAGTCCTAAGGCGTTCATTATCACTAAACCAATGTGGTGTGAAATCTTTGGAGTTGGTATTATATTCTTCATATTCTTAGTCACTTTACTCTATACTAAAGCAGTATCTCTAACAGAGTTCTTTACGATATTCGTATTGTTACAATGGTGGAACCTGTTTAATGCCAGAGTGTTTGGACAAAGAAGAAGTATCTTTGATGGCTTGCTAAAGAATCCTGCATTCGCTGGAATCGCTTTAGTTATTCTCGTTGGTCAATTCTTAATCGTACAATATGGTGGTGCTATGTTCAGAACCGAACCTCTCTCTATGGAGACTTGGGGTTTGATTTTAGCTGGAACTTCCATTGTTACGGTTGCTAGAGAATTGATGTATCAAATAAGCAAAATTTTCAAATAGTATGGAATATTGGGTATTATACTTATGTAGTATTGCTGACTCAGTTCATACATTGTTAATGGTTCTTTCAATTGTTGGTTTAATTGTATCAGTTATCTTATTCTTTATGTCAGTATGTAGTTCACAGTGCGATATTTGTGACACTAGAACTTGCGTGGCTAAAGGAGTAAAGAAGTCTGGTGTAAAGAGGAAGCATTTCATAATACCTACTGTAATAGCAGCGATATTATGTGTGCTTACTCCTTCAACAAACCAATGCTATGCCATATTTGGTGTAGGTGCAACTCTACATTATGTAAACCATAGTGAAGAAGTGCAAAAGATACCTGACAATGCAATGAAAGCAGTAAATCGCTACTTGGAGTCTCTGGCTCCCAACGACTCCATACAATAGTACTAGGGGTCAATGCTGTCTACATACGTAGATGGATTGACCCTTATTTTTTGTAGATACGTGGTAATGTAACTGAAAAGTCAATAAGTGAAAGGACTAAGTAAAGTTAAAGCATGGCTAACTAAGAAGGAATTTATACAAGTAGAACAAGTTGGAGATACAAACTCAGAATACTTCCAGTTGACTGGGTTTCCAATTACAGTTAGACTTGGTGACCATCTTGGTAGGCAGAATACTATCTCGGATAAGTATATCAATGTTTTACCAGGTAACGATTGTGATTCATATGTACTAGTAATAGACAAGACCACTAAAGTTATAAAGTATAAAGAGTTATTAAAGGTTTTAGAGAGCTTTATTTCTCTTTATTCAATTCTTCCTGACCATCTCAAATTTAGAGTTGAGATGAAGAAGGAATTTCAACAGAAGGAATCTAGTCTAAATTCTGAAATTAATAACCTGAAGGCATCTATTCAATCACTTAAAGCTAAGATGAAGGAGAAGATGAATAACTTTAGTCAGGCTATTAAGAAGGTGAACAACGACATTGTAGTCGAAATGAACAACTTGCAATGATTATACAGAATATTATAGACTCTTGGAAACATATTCCATATACTCTTAGACATTATATTGCCTTCCTCCAAACAGAGAAGAAGTATATTGGCTATTATAAGTATAAGTTTCATGACTTAGATAAAGTTCTTATGTATATTCTTATCCCTTGGTTAGGCACTAAGAGAATCAAGAAGATACATAGAGCTATTAACAAACATCATATCCAAAACCACAAAGCTGCTTGGGAATGTAACTATGAAGAAGCAGTAATAGATTGGGAATGTTGTCGGTTAACTAAGCCTCAAGAACCTATGAGTGCAAGGGAGTATTTAGAATACAAGAAGGATACCCTCAGAGATGTACATTATGCCCATATGGACATGATAATGAAACAATTTAACCTATAGAACAAATATGGTTATCGAGGAAGCTGATTTTAGAATGACCTCTGGAGCGAGTGATTATTTCTGGGATTTAGAATTACTCTATACAGTAAGACCAAAAGGTAAACCTGAGCGTCAGGAGTTTAAAGATGCAGGGTTTGGTATGCCTTTGGTTACTTGTATTAGAAAGGTAATTCATCACAGAATATCCTGTAAGAGAGAGGTTGGTACTCTTAAAGAGTATGTACAAGATTATAGAGAAGAAGTAAAGAGATTGGAAGAGTTACTAAATTCTTCTTTAATAGAGAAGATGGTGGCGGACTCTAAGCTAGCTAAATCTTTAAAATCATAATTATGGCTTCAATTAAGAAAGCTCCTAAGAAGGGCACAAGACGCGTACAGTCAGTTAGAACACTGGATTGTGGTAGATGTGGTTTACCAACAACGCATACTCTATACGATGCAGAGAACAAAATCTACAAGTGTACTATTTGTGGTAGTGTAATCAAATTATAATGTGTAACTCTAATTCGTTTAGTAAAATGAAGAAAGAAGAGAAGAAGAAGGAAGAGGATAGAAGAGTTGATGTGAACAATGATGCCGAAATGGTAGCATTGGGTATCCGTAATCCATTTGTAAAACCTCGTGACCCATCTGTATGGACTAAGACTGAGAAGGAACGTAAGGCTTGGAAGAAGCAGCGTCGTTTCCCAGCTCCTGATTCACGTTGGGCTCCTCCTACGAGAACATCACGATTTATAGGTCGTCTTATTATCAATGTTAAAGGATTTGATAAGACTACTTATCGTCACGACTGCCCAGAAACAGATATACCTTATCTGTTGAGTAAATACAAGAGCGAACGCAGCTCTATAGTGAGAGCATTCTGGAATGGCAAAGAAATCGACCCAGAACGTCTACTCAAACAAGCAGTATAAACTAACTGAATACCCTAAGTTCCTATATGAAGTATCTCTATATAAGATATGGAAAGATAGGGCAGAATGTGTAGGAAGTCAGTTCTATGCAGCTGATACACCTTTAACTATTAAGAAGGAAACTATTAGTAAGAAGGTGGAAGATTATAGATTAGTTAAGTTTATTACTTGGCTATCAGCACCTCTAGATTACTTGATGCAAAACAACTTTAAATTAGTTACTGATGAGAGTACTAGACGCACAAGGAAATCCAGAACAAAAAGAGACTAAGCAAGGTGTTCAGACAGTGGACGCGATGCCTACTATGCAATATACAGAGAAGAACATTGATGAGAGTAGACGCACGTGTACCTTATCAAGTGTTATGGTTGAAATGCTAGTAAAGCAATTATCTGCTGAACTGGCTAACCATAGTCTGTATAGAACCTTTGCTAATTACTTTGATGTAGAGGGATTACCCAAATTGGCTACCTACTGGCTTGGTAGGGCAGCTGAGGAATACCTTCACCATGAGTGGATTTATAAGTATTTAACTACTAATGATGCTCTGTTCCAATATCCACCAGTTCCAGCTATTAAGGTGAACATAACTGATAGAGTTATGCCTTTTGCTGCTACTGTTGATAGGGAGATTGAAACTACTATGAGCATTAACAAGATTGTAGACCAGGCTCAGAAAGAGGGTGATTGGGCTACATTCCAGTGGTTGAATGGAGAGGATGAAGAGGAAGGTAGACTTGTTAAAGAGCAAGTAGAAGAAGAGTCTATTAGTAGGACTATTCTGGATATGGCTAAAGAAGAAGGCTCATGGTTGCGTAAGCAATCTACTATTCTGGCTTTCTATCGTAACCCCGATAGCTTACAGCCATCTCGTAAAGCATAAGATTACTTAGAACTACAAAGATTAGCCTAAAGAATTATCTTATAATTTACATTTAATATGAAAAAGGTAGAATATATCGTAGACAGTTTCAAAGACTTTACTGGTGCAGAACGTCAATTCGTAATGGCTGCTGTTAGCCTGCATGGTGAACCAGACATTTACATCGAGGAAGATGGGGATATTATTGATAACGACGAGAAGGTGTTGTCTATTGGAGTATCTGTATGCCGTCCTGACGATGAGTTCAATGAAGCTCTTGGCAAGACTATTGCTGAAGGTAAGGCTACGAAATATCGTAATCATGCATTATATGCTGTAGATGCTGGGCTGATTAATGAAACAATGGTAAAAGCATTGCTTCAACAAGAAGCTGAATATTTCAAGGTTAATCCTGGTCGTTATCTAGCTGGATATGATAGGGATGCTGAGAAGTATCGCAGAAGCACAAGAATCGAGGGTTATATTGACTCTCTTGACGGAGAAGCCAAAACTACATTCAACTACCTCACAGATGCAACTGATGAGGAAATGGAGAAGATGGCTGAGGCAGCAAACTACGTACTCGGTGAGTAAGAAGTTGCTGTGGTTAGTAATCCTATGCTTAGTAGGAGCACTAGCCTGGACGTGGTTAACTCCAACTAAGGAACCACAACCAATACCTAACTATGAAGAGCTGGTTAATCATATTGACTCTCTAAATAGTGAAATAAGTTTGCTCAAACTTCAGAGAGATTCTTTACATAATGTAATAGATTCCTCTAAAGTTAAGGTTGATGTAATTGAACATTGGTATGAAAAAGAGCTTACTGATATTACTAATCAGTCTATTGCCGATGATGTGGTGTTCTTCACAGAATACCTATCCGAAGTTGGTAAATGATTCGTTAGTAGTAATTACACCTCAACAGCTAAAGGCAACTAACTTAATATTCTTGGAACATAAGAAGTTTAAACTGGAGATTCCAGAGCTTAAAAGGCAAATAACATCTTATGAAAGTTTGATTAACTCTTATGAGAAGACTGACTCTGTAAGGAATGCACAGATAAATAGGCTTATGCTTCATGCACAGGCTTCTGAGCAGGTAATGCAGAATCAACTTAGAGAGATTAATAAACTTGAATCCAAGAAGAAGCTCTATAAAGGGCTAACAGTTGGTGGTGTTACTGTTAGTGTGGTCCTTCTAATAACACTATTATTAAAGTGAAGTACACTGTAGGAGCAATGGTTTTATTGTTCATAGTTGTTATACATTTTTATTTGTTATCCCAGACCTTCTACTGGTATTACTAATGCTGAATGTAATAGTGAACTTAGATTGGATATCAAACAAGATTGTTAAACTGTTAAAAAGACAAGTATGAATTTCACAGACATTTTTAAAGGTAAGAACCTAGTAGCTTTAATAGCTGCTGTTATTGTGTGTGTTCTATTGTCAGTATTTGGAGTGCCTAAGATAGCTATTTATGTGGTTATGTTTGCACTTGGCTGTAACAATAAGAACTTTGCACAGTGGGTGGAAGACAAAATCATAATTCCATTTAAGAGGTTAATGTAATCGTATTATCTGGTATATAGCTAAAAGAGTCTGCTGTTCATACTTAGACTCAGGTATTCAATGGCAAAGCAACTAAGTAGTTCCTTCGATAAAGACAAGGATGGAGTTAGATATCAACATCCAGAGCGTACGTGCAAGGAGTGTGCTAAATACCCCTGTTTCAGAGGTCAAGAGGACAAAACTTGTGATTATGCCAAATACGGTTGTAGGAAATACAAAGATAAGGAAGATTAAATTATTAAATTCTTATCATTATGATAGAATGTAACATCTACTCTGGACGTAGGGGAAGGATAGATTACCAGGAGACTGGTAACTTCGATTCTTTATTGGAAGCTGAACTCTATGCTCAGGAAATCTCAGAGATGGATGCCAATGAATTTGGGTATCCCATCGAAGAGTGTGAATGGTTGGCTGTAGAGACTGCTACTGATAACATTCCTTACGATGAACGAGTAGGAGTAATGTATCTGTAAATGGAAACAATCCATGCCAAGTTGATAACCTTACGAGAAGATGTGGGTGGTTATATAATCTATGTCTTCCAAAATTTAGCTAATGGGACTTATGAAATGATAACTCGATTACCTAGGTGGGAATCCCCGATTCTCAAGATAGGTGATGTGGGGTTTTTAAAGTACAATGAAGTAATAGCTGGTGAGGACACTTGGTATGACAGGGAATCTGGTCAGAAAGTTCCTTACCGCTTTACTGGAGTTTATTTTATAGACTTTGTTTATGAGAAACCAGCGGAATCAGATTTAATATTGTAAATAAATAGATGAACGAATAAAGAGATTATTTTATATGATAAAGACATAATATAGAATAACAATATGATGAAGGAGAAATTGGCTGCCGCTATTGCTAAGAAGAATAATGACATTAACACTTTCGTATGGAAAGGTCGCAAGGTTGAAGTAAATGGACAACTCGTACAAGAAGAGAAGAGACTTGTCGATTGTTCTGAGAAGGAACTAAGAACGTTCTATAACCACTGCGAGTCTATGCTGTATAATGACAGCAAAGAATACCCAGGTCGTTATGTCCTACTGGACATTATCAAAGACCAAAGAGAAAGATGTAATACTGAATTATTCCTTCGCTGGTTAGAGCAAGATAGAGGTATTCCAAGATTTACATTCCTGCCTTCGCTGAGAGTGTTCCTTGATAACAACAAAGGTATTGATACCAAGGAAACATTCATCTCTGAGGCTTTAGTAGGAGAATGTCCTGTGGAGTTCGCGAGACTTCCTATTGACGTTGTCCTCGAAGGCTGTCTTGATAAGTTGGGCAAATTTAACAAGCAGCATATAACATTAACATTCATCTTAAAACAAGGTCTATGGTTTACGCAGCAGGAATCTAAGGATTTAACCGAGAAGACTCCCAATGGAGAGTATCGTGAAAAGGCTGAGGTGGCAAGAGAACGCCTGGGCTTGAATCCTACTGCAAACCTGTATATGACACCGAAAGGCTTGTCATTCACTCAATTGCGTGCAATGGTGAACCTTAAGAGTAAGAAGTACTCTGAACTTACTACTTCTCAGTTGGAAACTCTGAGAAACAGAATCCTGTTCTCTCTGGAGGATGAGGTTAAATTCCACATCAACCAGTGGGAGACACGTAAGAACCAAATTAAAATGGTTTGTGATGCTAAAGGTTTTACTCTTTAACATCTATACCCATCTATATTGGTTCTACATATACACTCCTGAGTTTTATTCACTTATTATAGGAGTTTTGTTTACATAACTATCAATAGAATTACAGAGTAAATTCAAGGGTAAAATTGATAGTATATGGCAGACTTGTTTGGAAATCTAAGTAGAACTGAACGCCAAGAACAAGGTGTTCAACGATGGGTAGATAACAAGTTGTGTGGGACTTTAAACTGGGCAACTGGTGTAGGTAAAACTAGAGGTGGGCTAATGGCTATTAGTAGGTTTCTAAAGAAGAATCCAACTAAGTCTGTTATTATAGTTGTACCTAGTGAACCTATTCAGAGGCAATGGAATCAGGAATTAATTGACTGGAATCTATTCCAACAATGTTCGGTTAAGACCATGAATGATACATCTACTAACAAGTACAGCTGTACTCTATTAGTTATAGATGAAATCCATAAAGTAGGAGCACCTACACTACTGAACATATTTAAAAACGTCCAATATACAGTAATCTTGGGGTTAACTGCGACCTTTGAGAGATTGGATGGTAAAGATGAAATTATAAGCAAGAAGTGTCCGATTGTGGATACCATTTCTGTAGAAGAAGCCATAGAGAATAAATGGCTCGCTGATTATCGAGAATATGAGGTTCTTATCGAGCCAGAGGACATTGATGTCTATAGAGAGGTCAATAAGGAGTTCTATGAGCACTTCTCCTTCTTTAACTATGACTTTAACCTTGCTATGAAGTGTGCAACTGATTGGAAGAGAAGGTCTGAGTTGGCTAAAGAGAGGTGTAGAGAAGACCAGAGTGAGGACTTTAAAACTGTTAATAAGCAGATTTTAGTTCATGCTATGGGATTTAGTAGAACCCTACAAGCTCGTAAGAAATACATATATAATCATCCCAAGAAAATCGAACTTACTAATCTAATCTTAGAGAATAGGCAGGACAAGAAGTGTATAACTTTTAGTGCTACTATAGCTATGGCAGAGAAGATTAAGTATGGTGCTGTATATTCTGGTAAGGATTCAGCCAAGAAGGGCAGAATGAGTTTACAAGAGTTTGTGCAGCAAGATGGCGGGGTACTGAACACTGTTATGAAACTGAATGAGGGATTTAATTGTCCCGACATCAGTGTGTCAGTTATATTAGGCTTCAATAGTAGTTCTACTACTAAGAAACAGAGAGTTGGTCGAGTTATCCGTCAAAAGGAGGGCAAAGTTGCAGAAGTCTTTACTTTAGTTCTTAAAGGAACTGTAGAGGAAGAATGGTTTAGGAAGTCTACCAGTTCTGGAAGATATATACCTATTAGTGAAGAGAATCTTATAGATGTTCTTCAAGGTAGACCATTCAATCCTAAAAAGAAGAAGCAAACTAAAATGATGTTTAGATTCTAATGTTCAATGTAACCTATTTCGAAATGTCTGATGAAGTAGTTGATGTAAAGGTAGATGCAATACAGTTCCTACATTTATTGGAGTTATATGCAGCTGGCAAGTACATCAGAGCGATAACAGCAGACTTTCACGGTAAAAGCATAGACTGTGCCAAGCTAATACGTAGCTTAAAGTTTGTGTAAGATTCATTTGGTAATTTAAGAGATTTTTAGTATCTTTGTACTCTTAACACGTTAATAAGATGACAACAGAGAGAATGTTAGAGTTACTATGTCTAACTCAATTTCTCAATAAGCACAAGAAGATGCTTGATATACGTTCATATGGTGAAGTAATTTACAAGGTGTACGATATAGATAGTATTGTAGCTAGGAGAAACGAGTTGGAGATGGAACTCTTGAACCCGTATGTAATTGACAACGCTGAGAAATCAGAATAAACACTTTACAGTTAGTAGATTGTTTAGTTATTGGCTAACAATTTATTTAATTGGAAAAACTAAGTTTAACAGTAGACAATCAATTAGTAATGATGGAGAAGTATCGACTTACAGCAGAAGAGGTATTACTAATTAATTTATTATTTCTAGCTAGTATAGAAGAAGGGCATAAAGAATATTTAGTTAAGTATTTTACTATGCCTGTAACTAGAACCAATCTTAGAGATTTATTGCTAAGTCTCCAAGCTAAGGGAATTATTACTAAACAGTATAAAGTTCCCGATAAGGGTCAGAAGTTTGACCCTGAATGTGTTATATTCAACCAGAATTTCCTTAATAACTATAAGAAGTTCAGTGGTGATTTAGGTGCAGAGTTCTTAATGACTTATCCTCACAATGGCTTAATTAATGGAATTGAAGTTCCGTTAAACAACTGGGCTAAGAAATTTAGTACAGAAGAAGAGTTCTATTATGCCTATGGTAAATCTATAGGTTGGAAGCAGGATAAGCATGAAGAAGTATTAGAACTCATTAGATGGGCTAAGGATAATAATTGTAACCTTCTTAATATGAATATCGCAGACTTTATGATAAGTAAAATCTGGCAGAATATTGCAGAACTTAAGAACGGAGATGGGACTATGAGGTTTGATACTATCAAGAGTATTTAATGGGATTAATAACTAAGAATTTAAAGGAGTTAATTGATAGAGGTAGGAGAGGAGAGAATCATGCCTTGTCAATGGGTCTTCCAAAACTAGAGAGATTTGTAGATGGTGTAGCTCAAGAGACATATTACTTAATAGCTGGTGGTACTGGCTCAGGTAAGACTTCTTTTACCTTACACTCATTTATTTATAAGCCTTTAATGGAGAATATCGATAATCCAGACTTTCATATTGTATATTTTAGTTTAGAAATGACTGCTGAGCAATTGCTTGGTAAAATTCTATCTATTTATATATATGAGACATTTGGTGTAGAGTTATCCTTTAAAGAACTACTCTCCAGAAGTAAAGATACAACTCTGTCCGATATGGACTATGAATTAGTATGTCAATCCTTAGAGATGCTTGATAAGATTGAATCTCACATGATTATATATGACAAGCCTTTAAATAACCAGCGAATGGTAGATTTCCTTATGGATTCTCTAAAGCAATTCGGTAAGTTTGAAGGTGATAAGTATACTCTGTTTAGACCCAATCATATTATATTAGTTGTCTTAGACCATATTGGTTTAGCTAGACCATCTATTGGTAACTCTAAGAAAGATGAAATGGATGCTATGTCCTCTTCATTAGTTTCGTTTAGAAATAAATGTAAGGTTAGTCCTGTAGTGGTAATGCAGGTGAATAGAGGTTCCTCCAATGTAGAGAGAAGGAAGTTAAACTTCCAAGAACTCCAGTTGGACGATTTGAAAGGAACTGGTAATCCAGCAGAAGATGCCAATATAGTATTAGCATTATTTTATCCATTTAGGGAGAAGATGTCTTCGTATAGAGGATATGACATAAAACAAATTGGAGAGAACTTTAGAAGTGCAGTAGTACTAAAGAATAGATGGGGTGCAGCTGATATTGCTGTAGGTCTAGGATTCTATGGTAAGACTGGCTTGTTTAGAGAGCTTCCAATTGCAACCAAGATTACAAACTATGAAAGGTATTTAACCCCAGATTGGTTACTTACTGATTCATTAGAAGATTCATGCCAAGAGATTACTCAAGAAGAACAGCAAGATACTAGTTCAAAAATGACTTTAGTTCTATAGTAAATGGCAGCAGAAACTATTGCGATTGTTGGTGAGAGTGGTACTGGTAAGAGTACTTGTTTAAGAAATTTAAATCCAGAAGAAACCTTCTTGATTTCTACTACTGGTAAGCCTCTACCTTTTAAAGGGTATAAGAAGAAGTATAAAGAGATAAAGAAGGAAGGTTCTGAATGGGTTGGTAACTACTATGTTAGTTCTAAATATGATAAAATCATTAACATCTTGAAGATTGTCAATCTAAAGATGCCTCACATTAAGCAAGTTATCATTGATGACTGGCAGTATATGTTGAGTTATGAGTTTGTTGATAGAGCTACTGAAGTAGGTTATACTAAGTTTACTGAGTTAGCTCAGCACGCTATGGAAGTACTTAGGTATTCAGAATCTATGAGGGATGATTGCAAGATGATATTCCTTACTCATAGTGAGAATGTCGGTGATGCCATGAATCCTAAATATTCAATCAAGACTATTGGTAAGTTATTAGCAGAGAAAGTTACTCTGGAAGGTCTATTCACCTATGTATTCTTTACTAAGGTGCAAGAAGGTGATTCTGGCAGAATGGAGTATAAATTCCTTACTAATACTGATGGAGAATGTGTAGCAAAGACTCCAATGGGTATGTTCGATGATTTATTAATTGATAATGACTTGAACGAGATTATTAGGGTAATTGATGCTTATAACAACGACGAGGAATGATTATAAAAATGATGATTACCTTTGATTACAATCCTGACACTAAGGAGTGTGTACTTCTAAAGCAGGAGCAAGTCAAAGAGAAAGCTCAGAAGACCAATACTAAGGCTGAGGAAGCAGAAGATTCTGCTGAACCTCAGATTACCTTAGAATCTAATAAATATGTCCTTAATAGGGCAGCTGCATCCTTAATGGGTGTGGAATGGGAGAATAGGTTAGATATTAAATATCAGCCTATTGAGAAGGGTGGATTGATGTTCCCAATTATAGGAACTGACACCGCTTGGAAGACCAAGTCTGGTAACAAGTTGACTAAGAGCCTTACAGTAAGTTGTAGAGGCAATGCAAACGACTTATTGTCTAAATATGGAGATACATTCACTATAACTCCGTGGAAGGGACATGATGGTTTGTTCGTGTTAATTGGTAACAAGGACAGGTCTGAAGAAGAAATAAAAGATAATAATATTAAGATTAAAGAAGATGAAAACCCAGTGGAGGATTTACCATTGGACACTAGCTTAGATAATGATGAAGCATACGAGATTGACGACTTATCATTTGAAATTTAATTTTTAATATTATGGCAGGAATGACATTCAATCTAAATAACGTTAAAGGCACAGCAGTAGTAAGACTGAAAGCTTGGGGTATCTATGATGTAGTATTCAAAGGTATCGAGCTAGCCAAGGGTACAAATAAAGAAGGCAACGAGTGGAAGGCAATGAAGATTAAGTTCTCTGGAGAGGATGGTATCTTTGAACCTCTTATCTTCTGCCCTGGCGAGAATGGTGCAGAACGTGTAACTGGAGAAACTGGCGGTAAGAAGTGGGAACTTCCTTCAGCTATGGAGCAACTTCAGTTTACTGTATCTCATGTAATGACAAATCTTGCTCCTGAAATGATGGAGAAGTTTGTTAAGGCTGTATCTGGTCTTACATTACCTGATGACTTTGAGAAGTTGATTGAAATCATGAATAAGGCTTTAGCTAAGTCTGTAAACAAACAGACTAAGTTGAAACTGATTGGTAACAACAAGGGTTATGCATCTTTGCCTAGCTTCGTTGGTATCAATAAAGAAGGTGAAGCATATATCAACAACAACTGGTTGGGTGATACTGTAGCATTCTCTGATTACGAAGTTAAGAAGATGAATGAGCAGAAGAACGCTAAACCTACAGCTGTAAAAGATGACGTAGATGCTGCTGACGATGCAGTAGCAGGTAACGAAGACTTGGATTTTGAAGTATAATAAATAATTAGTAACTTTGTGGTTCTAATACAAACCATATGAATTAATATGAAACTTGAATTTGAACCTACGATTACTAAGCAATATTTATTAGACAGAGCATCTCAAGAGACATATCTCGAATATTACTTAGGCATACCTGTTAAGAAGGGTTTGTTTAAGTCACCTTTGAGAGCAGACAATAATCCCACTTGTTCCTTTTATAGGAATAAGAGTGGAGATATTGTTTTAAAGGATTTTAGTGGTGCATTTTATGGCAATTTTATCAGTGTAGTCATGTACAAATATGGCTTAACCTATTATAAGGCACTAAGAATGATTGCCAATGACTTCGGTTACATTAAACATCCTAAACTTAAAAAGAATCCCAAACCTGTTACTATTAGTACTAATGAACTCAAGGAGTGTAAGGAGGCTAATATACAGGTAGAAATTCAAGAGTTCTCTAAAGAAGAACTTGAATGGTGGATGCAATTTGGTATTACAGAGAAGATTCTGAAGAAGTTCAGGGTCTTCTCTTGTAAGACCGTATTTCTAAATGGTAATTTCTTTACAACATCATCTAAGAGTTGTCCAATATTTGGATATTATAGAGGTAAGAATGAGAACGAAACAGAACTGTGGAGAATCTATTTCCCCTTTAATAAGAAACATGAATTAAGGTTTCTATCCAATTGGAAGTCCTTCCTATTACAAGGTGCTAAACAACTCCCTAAAGAAGATGATGTCTTAGTAATAACTAAGAGTCTAAAGGATGTAATGACATTGTATTCTCTCGGAATAACAGCCATAGCCCCAAATTCTGAGAATCTATTCCTAACTGAAAGTCAATTCTCTAAATTGAAGAGTAGATTTAAGAGGATTATTGTATTCTATGACAATGACTTAACTGGCATTCATAATATGAATAAAATCAGGAAGTCATTTGATGTAGAATGTATGTGGATTCCTCGTAGTTATGGAGCCAAAGATATATCAGACTTTCATAAGATGTATGGACGAGAGAAAACTTTAGAATTGATAGAATATGCCAGAAGAAGTAGTAGAGAAACCAAAGAAGAAGCGTAATGGTGCATATGCCAGACGTAAGGGAAACAATTATGAGTTGAAGATTATTAAGGAGCTTACAGAACTAGGATATGAAGGACTTAAATCAGCTAGGTCAGAATCCAAGAATTTGGATAATGATAAGATTGATATAGCAGAGACTATAGACCATCTTCCATGTTATGTACAATGTAAATGCACTAAGAATACTCCTTCGATTTCAGAAATCATTAAGTCATGTCCTCGTAAGGATAGACCATTAGTGATTGTCTGGAATAAACAAATTGATAAAGAAGTCAACATGGCTTCTGATGGACAGTATGTTATGATGTCCAAGGAATTCTTTTATGATTTAATAAGGAAGAATTAAAATATGAACATATTAGCAATACCAGTACAATCTATTAGTGACCTAATTACTAATAGTTCTTCTGAGGTGTTTATCTTAGATACTGGAAAGACGTGTGAGGAAGTCAATGACATCCTCAAGGGGTTTACCTCTGGGTTTGATTATCCAGAGGTTTTTTCATTAAAGGACTATCGTGAGTGGCGTAAGAAACTTCGTAGTGGTGAAATAGAGGAAGGCTGGAGTTATCCTGGAACTATATTCGAGATAGCCAATGGCTGGCTTAAAGACCCAGAAGATGAGGAGGATGTTCTTGAATTAAGGATGGACTTCTTGTTTGACCCATTTGAAACATATGACTATGGTAACGGTCTTATAGCCCACGGTTATAGTAGCAGCTATAAAGAACCTATTCATGATGCCTTTATTGAGTATCTGAACAATAACTGGGATAAAGTTCACGAAGATATAAATCATGTTCTTGTAGAAGAGGATGAGAATATCGTGGATAGCATTGACTGGAAGACTCTGCATAGACATGGTTATTGGTTTAAGAATGCTCTCTGGGATGTTACTAAAGAGTTCTTAGAGAACTACGATGGACCTAAGCCTACAGTGTGGGAGGTTAGTAAAAGTGAGGATGTGAGAAGACTGGATGGTAAGGTATTGGTTGTAAGCAACGATGACAATAGTATTCCTTATGATACTTGGGACAAGATTAATAGTTTATTCAATGGTTGGAATATGCATTTAGGATGAAATTTAGACTACAATCTTTAAATGACGTAGTAACTAACAGTAGTATGGAAGTTTATCAAGAAGCTACTAGCTATACTGTTAGTGCAGTAAAAGATATTATTGATGTAATTTTAAAGATTGGAGGTTCAGACAAGTCCTGCGATGACTTGTTCACCGTTAGTATTGACTATAGTGACATGCTTGAAGACTACTTTGAGAGCTGCCTTGATTCTGATATTGATGAAGAATACAAGGGTATGATTGAAGAGGTTAGAGAGCGTAAGGACAAGGATGGACACTATATAAGTGATTCCGAAGTGTACCAAGAGCTTGTCAATATGGGATTGGTAGGTGATGTATTGAGTACTATTGAGGAGTATACCAATAACTTTGATAGTGATTGGAGATACCCTACAACTCAAGTATCTATAATCCCTAAAGGAGAAGCAAAGGGTTCTGATATTGCTATGTTAAATAAAATAAATGACCTGTTCAATGTCGAAGCGTGCTACAACTAAATGCTATTTAGTTCCTATTCAATCATTCTCTGATATAATAACTAATAGTTCGTCTGAGACATACATTGTTGACACCTCTTATACTGCTAAAGCATTAGAGGAAGCTTTAGAAGAAATTCATAAGCAACATGAGGATGAGGAATATTTCTCTGGAGAATGCTGTGGCATTGAAGTGAGTGATTATAAGGAATATTGTAGAGAAGCCTATATGTGGGAGAAATGTGATGAGAATGGAACTCCATTTACATCTAAGGAAGACTATATAGCATGGGTATTCGAAGTTCCTTTAAGCGTTGCTAAAGAGTGTCTAGTTGTTAGGATTGATTATGGCTATAGCTATGTAGATGAATTTTTAAATAAGAATTTCAAATGTATAGCATCTGACCATGAAAGAACTGAAGTCCCAGACGGGTATATTATTAAGTATTAATATCCAATCATTCTCTGATGTAATTACTAATAGCTCTTCGGAGATATTCTGCACTATTACAGGAAATGACTTGGATGCCATCTACCAGACTTTAGAACCACTGTTCCCATCAGTATATGGTTATTCCGATATGGAACCTAAACTATATATGGAAGGTAATGTTGTAACATTATGGCTTCCCTATGGTGAAGCACCAACAGAGTTCTATAAAGCAGGTTTGGAAGCAATACTTGATAAGCACTTTAAAGATAATTATATAATAGAGTACGAATGAAAGATTGGACAAGCTGGGGAACTAAGGTAAGAGAGTTTCCTGCATACAATTATAAGGCTATATGGGGTAATCTAAAGACTATTCGAGTAGGTACTGGAGTAGCTAAAGAGTTACCTCCTGATATGGCTGAATTTTATGATGTTGGTATTAATACTGTATGTAATGCTGAATGTGACTTCTGTTATGTATCAGCAGGACATGGAGGAATTAATTATCCCGACATATGTGAAACATGGGAGAAATGGATGCACATATATGAATCTAAAATGGAAGATGGGGTATTATATACCAGTAAGCCATTTCAGATTGCTATTGGTTCGACTGGTGAACCTACTATGCATCCAGACTTCTGTGAGTTCCTCGAAACAGTATATAATACTGGAGTAGTGCCTAATTACACCACTAATGGTCTTATATTAGCCAGAGACAATGTTAAGGGAGGAGAAATCCTTGCCTATACTAAGGAATATGTCGGAGGAGTTGCAGTTAGCTTGGGTAATCCAAGTATAAGACTCCAAGCACACAGAGCTATTAATAAGCTATTAACGTGGGGTAATACTAATGTAAATGTTCATCATATTATATCTGATAAAGTATCTGTAGATGAGTTCTATGATACTGTACTTAGGTATGGTAATAGCATTTACTATCATGTGTTGTTGCCTTTAATGCCTTCTGGAAGAAGCAGTAAGGGTATTGAGCCTGGTGTGTTTGAGTATTTAGAGGAGACAATTCAGGGACACGATATAAAGAATGCAGCATTCGGTGCACACTTTGTAGAGAATCTGAAGACCTCTAAGATTAAGACACATCTCTATCCACCTGAATCGTTAAGTAAGAATGTTATTCTTACTAAGGATAAGGTACAAATCACTCCGAGTTCTTTTAATCTGAACCCTATAAAAGTTATTCACGTATGACAACAACTGATACAAGTTTGCTGGCATATGTGAAGAGTCTATTCCCCTTTAATACAGATAGAATCCAATCTATCTCTAAGGTGGATGGTAAACTATTTGTAGCTACGGACGATGATAGACGTTTTATACTAAAGCTAGTTGATATTGGTCCAGTTATGGAGAAGTTTAATAACAATGTAGGTGAGCATCAAACTCTATTCTATATTAATCCAGAAACTAAGGAACCAGTGTTTAGGAATAAGACTGTATATGAAACCGAGAAGGAAGCTATTCATGCTGCTATGGTTATTAATGTACAGGATAAAACTATTCATAAAAGACAGGCTTATAAGTGTAGCGTGTGTCATAAATGGCACGTAGGCAGAGGAAAGACTGTACTCACAGATGAAGATAAAAGAAAACTTAAAATTAAGCATAACATTCGATGACAACTTACCTACTCCCATGTTATGGGGATGGTCATTGCTGGATTGAGAAGGTTCGCGCAAGGAACTTTACTGATGCTCAGCAGAAGTTTATTAATGCTTTCACAGAAGATTATGAGGATATTGACATTCCTTCTGATTGGGAGGATTTAATCAGTATTCTAAACACTCAAGCAGATATAGTAATTGGAGACATTTATGACATAGAAGAGTTTTGAATCACGAAGAGGCAACTCTCAATGGTAAAAGGTACGAGGATTACATATTCCCACTTATATGGGCAATTATGTTTCCTGGCACCAAGCTTGATAAATCAAATGCATACCAGAATATGCACTACCATTATGATTATTGGTGGCAGTGTCATAATAAAGGTAAGTTGAGATATTATAAGCTGGAGGTCAAGTATAAGTACAAAGGTTGGGGAGTTTATGTTCTATGGGAGCTTCTCAATGTAAATGGGGATGCTGGTTGGGGCTTAGGTAAAGCTGATTTTATTGTATTCGGTGCTGAAGACGGGATATATGTAGTTAACAGAGCCAAAGTAACAGCTTATATATGTAAAAAGTTAGGAATACAGCCTGATGTTAAATCACTAAGAGAGGCACAGTCTTGTTTATTTGATGGTGCTCCCTTATGGAAATTATGTCATAGAATATCTAGACCTGACGAACGTACCATAAAAATACCATTTGATGAGTTTATGACCTTCGTTTCTCCATTCTTCTTAAGTCGCTATAAGGAAAATGAGAATAGGTTTAGATATTGACGATTGTCTGGCTGACTTCTGGGGAGCATATTGTAAGTATTTTGATACTGAGCACAACCCTAAAATGTTGGAAGACCACATTATAACACGTAATGTACAGCAGATTTTAAGTAAGGACAGAGATTTTTGGTTGAATCTTGAAGTTAAGAACAGACCCGACTTCATACCAGAGTTGTATTGCACTAAACGTGTGAACAATAAGGCATGGACTAAGGAATGGTTGAGACGTAATGGATTCCCTGATAGACCAGTCTATCAAATGATTTATCAGCATGGAAACAAGGCAGATATGATTAAAGGTAGAGTGGATATATTTATTGATGATTCACTATCTAATGTGTTAAAGTGCCAGAAGTCTGGTTTACCTGCTCTGTTATTCCATACAGAGAGGACAGCTGACTTTCCTATGTATAAAGTATTCTCATTGAACAAAGACGAGATAATTGACTCATATCTGTTTATGAAGAAATATGCATAAGAACGTTAAACTGACACCACTTCTTGATACTATACAACTCATTGAGATGAGTGACGAAGAATACTTTAGTGATAAGTGGGCTGGTTACATAAGCAATTCAAAACTTGCCTTAATAAATCCAGACCAGGATGGAAGTCCTCAAATTTATAAAGAAGGACTAAGTAAGCATCCTAAGTATTCTGATTCTCTCGTATTTGGTTCAGCAGTTCATGAATTAGTATTGCAACCTGAAAGCTTTAAAATAATTAATAACGTTGATAGACCCACTGCCAAGATGGGAGCTATGGCAGATGAACTATACAAAGTGTTCCTTAGTAATAAGGGTACTGTATCTGATAAGGATATTATAGCTGCATCTGACAAAATTGATTATTATAAGGATAAGATGGATGAAGCTAAGATTGAGAATGTTAGAGACAAATGTATGAATTATTGGTGGGATAGGCGAGATTGGGAGTCTGAGCATACAAACTCAGATAAAGAGCCAATTTATCTTGACCCCAAATCTAGAGAGAAGTTACAACTTTGTTTAGCTTCAGTAGAGGCTAATAAAGAAGTGCAGAATCTATTACATCCTAAGGGAGTGTTCGAGGAGCCTATCTCCATGAACGAAGCTGCCCTATTTATGGATGTGAAGGCTGAACATGAGGGTAAGGAAGTTATCCTTAAACTCAAAGGTAAGCTAGATAATTTCACCATTGACACTGAATCAGAAGAAGTAGTTCTTAATGACTTAAAGACTACTGGGCACTGGTTAATTGATTTTGGTGATTCATTTAAGAAATACCATTATAATAGACAGATGGCTATGTATGCTTGGATGCTTCGCTCTTATGTAGAGAAGCAATACAACATGAAACCACCTAGTCTGATGGCGAATATGCTATTAGTATGTACTGTGCCAGACTTTAGGGCTGGTGTATTTAGAGTTACTAATGGTGAGATTCGTAAAGGTTTCTTAGAATTTAAAGATTTGCTACAAAGAGTGGCATATTGCGAACTATATGATTGAATCTTTTCTTATGGAAGCATGGGAGCCATCTTACCAAGACCTTGAGAATTATTATCGAGAATATTATAGTTTAGGTAACTTAAACTGCGATATTGGGAGTAAGTTTGCCCTCATATCCCTTATATGTTTCCTTACTAAACAAGCGAGGATTAAAAACCCCGATGCAACTTGTTACTTGGTAATAATGAAGATTATTGATGGGGAAGAATCACAGCATGACCTAAAATTCATTAGGGGATTATCAGTAGTCTGTACAGACATGATGAAGCATTGCGATGAGTTCCTAACCTTTGATATGAAGTCTTCTAAGGAAATGGTAAAGAAGATTAAGGAAATTCTACACACTTATTTACCTTTTTAATGACCGAAGAAGTAAGAATATCTTGGGGCGATAAGGTTGCTAAGAGATATGAATCAAACCAGAGGATTGTTGAGATTCTATCTGAGTTAGTGGAGAAGTTTCCCCAATGGAGATTCCAACAAATCTTACAGAATGTAGATATTGCGTCCAGGAATGGAGAGGATATGTTTTATGAAGAGAGTTATGACACTCTAACTACATTGACCAATAATACAATAGTTAGGTCAATTTTATCTCATACTGATGATTAACACTTTTTAAAGGTTGTTGGTTGGACAGATAGATAAAATGTAGTATCTTTGTATCACGATTTCCGAGAGAAATATAGAGATTATAATTCAAATTTTAGATTATTTAATACTAAGACTACTTGGTTAATCCAAATTAAAGTAGTATCTTTGTACTATAGAAAGTTACAAGATTAGACGTATGAAATAATGTTTAAACAAATTTTGAATTATGCAAGCAATGAATTTTAAGAAAGTAGAAGTAAAGGGTTTCACTAAACAAGAAGCTATCGCAGAAGCACCATTCCAAGTAATCCGTGACGCAACTCAGGCATGGAAGACTGCTGGTAAACCAATCGCTGATAAGGCGTTGAAAGAGTTCTGTGCAGAGTATCTAGCAAAGCACACTAAGTATGCTGCTGGTATTGGTTGTTCTATCACATTTGAAGCAGGTTCTGCTGATACACGTGAGCGTCCTTATACCGTAAAGGATATTAAGAACGAGAAGGGTAAGAGAAAGTATAAAACTGGTTATCAAGGTATCAACCCTGCAACTGGTGAAATTCTATTCACTAACTTCGAGACAAAGAACAAAGCTAAAGAAGTAGCTAAGGAATTGTACACTAAGAAAGATTACAAAGGCGACATCTTCTGCAAGTACATCAAGGATGTAGTTGAGGGTGAAGTTGGTGCATTTGAAGTTAAGTACACTCCATCTAAGAGTGCTAAACAAGGAACTTACATCTGCTTTGGAGTTGAAGCCTAATAGACTTCTACAACTTTAAATATCAAAGGGATTATCTTATGCGAATAAGGTAGTCCCTTATTTTTTTGTAATAGATTGCCAACTATCAAGATGCTGTATTTTAAAGGCGTAACTGCTATCTAATTTTAAACATCTAACGATGAAGGAACAAACTATTATTAAACTTACAAATCACCTTAAAACGGTAATTGCAGATAACATCAGTATGAATGCTTATGCAGAGAGAATAGGTCTGCCCACAAGCTATTTCTGTATGAAGCGTAAAGCTGCTGAACAAGCTAAAGAAGCTGGAACAATCTCTGATGAAGATTATAATGTCATTATGGATTTGTTTAAACAGATTGATGCTAGACCAAGGCTGAGAACTGCTAAGAAGGAGTCTACTCCAGACTTATTTGAGGCAGTTTATAGTGATGCAGAGCTGGACACTGATGATACATCTAATGTTACCATTGAAAGGAATGAAGAGGGTAAAATAGTTAAATACTTATTCACTATCTATGTAAGAGATAAGCAACCTATCATGGGTTCATTCAATAGAGATGAAATGAACATGGTATATAGATTATATTCTAACTATGGTAGTGGAATTACACAAAGGGAGGTATCCCGATTCTTCCCAGATTATTCTCTAGCTGACTTTAAGAGGATTCTTAGAGCATTTAGCATTACTAAGGCATCAGCACCTTTTGCACCTCATGTGATTGAGGAGAATGATAAGGATAAGCTGTTAGAAATGCAGTTTAGGGAGAAGGAGAACGATTTCTTAAGAAGCTACGAGGTTGAGAAGGTTAAACAGACTGAATCTCAGCTTAAGAAGTATATGAAAGAGAATCAAGACCTTAAAGACCAACTCCAGGATATGTCTGGATTGCTTGATGGTATTGATGTATCAAATCTACCTAAGTTTACTCCTACCACTACAGGTAGAGAGGATAGGGATTTGATTATTTGGTTATCTGATATGCATATTGGAGCATCCGTGTCTGGATATTCTATTTATGCTAATGAATATGACCAGCAAGAAGTTGAGAATAGACTTCAGAAACTAATTGACCAAATAAAGAGAGAATCCCTAATGTTTGGCAACTTCCACAGTGTAGTTGTATGTAATTTAGGAGATTCTTTGGATGGATATGATGGTCAGACTACAAGAGGTGGGCATCAATTAGCTCAGAACATGAATAATAAAGACCAGCTCAGATGCTTCATTGAAGTAATGACTGAATTTATGACTGCCCTTGCAGAAGAGATACCTTGTAACAATCTATCTTATTATTGTGTGGGAGAATCCAACCATGATGGAGATTTCGGATATTCTGCCAATATTGCACTCCAGTATATCTTACAAAGTATGGATATTGAAGCTACAATATTTGAGAAGTTTATTGGTGAGTTCAAACTGAATGATACAACATATATCTTGTGTCATGGTAAAGATAACAAGGATATGTTTAAGAACTTACCTCTCACTCTTGACGTTAAGACAGAGAACTTTATCAATGAGTATCTCGATAACAAGGGAATTAAAGGTGATGCAGTCTTTGTAAAAGGAGACTTACATCAATCTGCTACTACCTATGGAAGAAGGTTTACATATAAATCTGTAAGCTCTTTATTTGGTAGTTCTGAATGGATTCACAAGAACTTTGGTAATACACCAGCTGCTTGTGATTATTCTATTGTAGATGAGGACGGAAATATGCTAGATGGTCGTATCATATTACAATAAATGACAATATAAATGGCAATATTTGATTTAATATTAAACCAGACTCTTGATTTACAAGAAACTAAAGATTATACCGAAATCTTCGAACCAATGTTTGACGCATTGAATGCAGACCCCGAAGATTATGACTGGGAGATGAATGACTTAGAAGCTATGCAAGATTTAGACTATGTAAGGGCTATTGCTCTTGGTAACTTAATCTATGCTGCACAAGATGTTGATATATTCCCATCTTGTATGGATGCTGATGACTTTGATTTCAGTGATGGTGTAGCTTTTGATATTTCTAACTACTCTGATGAAGAGGTAGAAGAAATCAGGGAAGCTCTCAATACATTTACAGATAAGACAGGTGTTACGGTTGATATTGAAGAGTAATGGAAATAACATTAGACGAATTACTGCAAGGAAAGGCAACTAGAATTAAAGAGAGGGCATATTTCCCAACAGAGGCTTATGTAGAGCCATTCTTGGAAACTATGTCTAAATTTACTTCTGATTTCAGGGTGCAAGTTAAACTCCCTGACCAAATCACCAGAACTATTACTGGTGAATATAACACAGATGATGTAACCTATAATAGGGTACTTATTGAGGCAGTAATGCCAGAGGAATATGCATGGGACAACCATGATGAAGTTATCGGATTCTTATATGGACTAGATGTTCGTAAGCCGATAGTAAAGATGTATAGAGGAGGTCTTAATAGAGCTTGTACTAATCTATGTGTATTTGACCCTTCTTTCATCAATATTCAAGAATTAGAGCCAGAGAAGGCTATAAATTATAAGCCAGTTAAGAATTTGATGGAACAAACATCTGATTTGAAACTGTGGCTGAAGACTCTCCATGATACAGAGTGGGAGAGAACTATTCCTACTATTGAATCTAACTTAGGTAAGTGGATGAGAAATGCAATCTCTCAACACTGTGACTTAGGTTACGGTAAAGTGAAATTGGGAACTAAAGAAGTCATTGACGCTTATAAATCGTTGTTTGTGGACAGTAAGTCCAAGTATTATGTTAAGGAGGATGAGGATGTTAATATGTTTAAGGTTTATAATGCATTTACTGAGTTAATCAGCAATGATGGTGGAAAAGATATCATCAATAAGGCAGAGAAGACCTTATTACTACGTACAATCTTAGACTTTTAATTAATTAATGCTAGTAGTAAAACGAAACAAGACAGTACAGCCCTTTGACTGGGGTAAGATTGACTTAGCTATCACTAAAGCATTCCATGCAGTTAATGAACCTATTGACATGGATATTCTTAGTGATGTAAAAGATGAATTATACTTTAACAATATTATCTCTGTAGAGGAGATTCAAGACCAGATAGAGAAGGCTCTAATGGCTTGTGATTATTATAATGTTGCTAAAGCATTTATCTTATACAGGCAGAAACAGGCAGAGCTTAGAACCCTAACTAGTAAGAAGCAATTCATTAGGGACTATGCTAAAGCTAGTAATGCAGCTACAGGTAGTAAATATGATTCCAATGCTAATGTTACTGAAAAGAATATAGTAACCTTAAATGGTGAATTGTTCAAAGGTGATATTATTAAGGTGAATCGTACTATACTTACCGATAAAATTAGAGAGATGTATGGTGAGGATTTAGCTAAGGAATATATCCGTCAGTTGGAATCTCACGAACTATATAAACATGATGAGACTAGTATTATGCCATATTGCGTGGCTATTACTATGTATCCATTCTTGTTGGAAGGTTTACAGCCTATTGGAGGTTTATCTGCAAAACCTAAAAACTTGGATTCATTCTGTGGTATGTTTATAAATCTGGTATTTGCTATTTCATCTCAATTCGCAGGTGCAGTAGCTACTGGAGAGTTCTTAATGTACTTTGATTACTTCACTCGTAAAGAGTGGGGTGATGATTACTGGAGAATGGCTGACGAGAATGTACAGTTTCATGGAATGCCAGTAGAAGCTATTCCAAGCGATACTGTAACTGGATTTGCATATCCAAATGGCAGAACTATTGAGAAGGTAATAGAGCAGAAGTTCCAACAGATTGTTTATTCAATCAATCAACCTGCTGCTGCTCGTAACTTCCAATCAGTATTCTGGAATATAAGTTACTTTGATAAGTATTACTTTGAGGGATTATTCGGAGAGTTTGTATTCCCCGATGGTAGTAAACCTCAATGGGATTCACTAAACTGGCTACAGAAGAAATTCATGAGTTGGTTTAATGAAGAACGTACTAAATGTATCTTAACGTTCCCAGTAGAAACTGTGGCATTACTTACTGATGGTGAGGATATTCGTGATAAGGAATGGGCAGACTTCACTGCTGAAATGTATAGTAAGGGACATTCATTCTTTACTTATACTTCTGATAGTGCTGACTCATTATCTTCTTGTTGTAGATTGAGAAATGAGGTAAGTGATAATCAATTCTCCTATTCATTAGGTGCAGGTGGTATTGCTACTGGTAGCAAGTCAGTAATGACTCTAAATATCAATAGACTAGTACAGGATGCAGTTAATAAGGGATATGATATGATTGATTATCTACGTTCTCAGGTTCAGAAGGTTCATAAATATCAAACAGCTTATAATGAATTGTTAAAGGATTATCTAAAAGATGGTTTATTAACAGTTTATACAGCTGGATTTATCAACCTAAAGAAGCAATATCTAACCGTAGGAGTTAATGGTGTTATTGAAGCTGCTGAGTTCTTGGGAATTGAAGTAAGTGATAATGATACTTACAGAGAGTTCATGCAGTCTATCCTAAAGACTATCAGCGATGAGAATCGTAAGGCTAAGACTAAGGAACTAATGTTTAATACTGAGTTTGTCCCAGCTGAGAATCTTGGAGTTAAACACGCTAATTGGGATAGGAAGGATGGATACTTTGTACCTAGAGATTGCTATAATAGCTATTTCTATGCAGTAGAGGATACATCTTTAACTATCTTTGATAAGTTTAAACTTCATGGTAATGAGTATGTTAAGTACTTAGATGGAGGAAGTGCATTGCACATGAATCTTGAAGAGCACCTTACTAAAGACCAATATAGAAACCTATTAAAGGTTGCAGCTACTAATGGTACTAACTATTTTACCTTTAATATCCCAAACACCATCTGTAATGATTGTGGATATATTGATAAGAGATACTTGCATGAGTGTCCTAAGTGTGGAAGCAAGAATATAGATTATGCTACAAGAATCATTGGATATTTAAAGAGAGTTAGCAACTTTAGTGAAGCTAGACAGAAAGAGGCTAGTAAACGTTATTACTATAAACAATAAAAATTATGGTTCTATTTCAAATCATATTTATTGCTATCCTGCTCCTAGAAATAGGGGTAGGGCTGGCAGTAAAGTACAATTACAACGGTTTCCAAGATAAGTTAGTATCTCTACTTATGAGAATGGACCTTGAGTATTACATCAGATACCAGTTCCCAGATAAGTGGGTTCTCCAGATGATATTCTTACTAATCTTATTCTTACTGTGTATATGACAGGTGTAGATGAGCATGGTTGGGTATGTGACGTGGAACTAGCCAAGAGGGTTATATTAGCACACTTTAGTACCACTAAATATTATGGGGTGTCAGTCTACGGGGATAAATCTATGGACGAGTGGCTAGATAAGGTTAGCAATGACCTACAAGAGTTTAGTGATGGATTCTCTATTGTACGAGATGGGGGATTCTTCTTAGGAGGTCCAGATGGTTGGTCTGGCTTTATTATCTGTACACTAGACGCCTGGTTAGAGGAATTGGGTAATATTAGTTGTGAAGAAGCTAATGAAGACATCCTATCAGTAGTTGAAGTAGATGGTAAGCCAGTTGTATTCCTTTTACATGAATCTGATTAATATGCTGAAGTATGTTAGTTATGATATAGTCTTCCAGGAGGTCCCAAATGAAACTACACTCGCCATTAATATCTCAAACTGTCCTTGTCACTGTAAGGGGTGTCATAGTTCTTACTTGGCAGGAGATATTGGAGAATTTCTTGACCTCAATACTCTAATGCGATTAATAGATAAAAACGAGGGCATCACTTGTGTTGCCTTTATGGGTGGGGATTCAGACCCATCATCTGTTAATATGTTAGCTGGCATTCTTAGAACAAGTGGTTTATTGACTGCTTGGTATAGCGGTAGGCAAGAATTATCTGAGGATATTGATATTAAGAATTTTAACTATATTAAGTTAGGTCCTTATATTGAGGAACTAGGTGGCTTAAAGAATCCAAACACCAACCAACGATTCTATGAAGTTCAAATGAGTAGAGAATTGGATGAGAATGGTGACCCAATCTATGGTTTGATGGACATCACAAGTACATTCTGGAAATGAACATCAAGTTGCCCTTTAGTGGGCATTCGTCAAAGAGGATAGGAGAACCTAAGAAACCTCGCATTACTCTGGCGGAAGAGCAGGTAAAGGCTCTTGAAAGAATGAAAGACTTTTTGAATACAGAGGAACCAGTACTGGTATTACAAGGATATGCTGGTACTGGTAAAACCTCTATTCTGAATGAGTATATTCAATTCTTAAGGTCTACTAGAGAGGACTTTATATTATGTGCTCCTACTCATAAGGCTAAGCTAGTAGTAGAGGAGGTTACTGGTGAAGATGCAATGACTGTTCATAAGTTGTTGTCTCTTGCTCCTAATATAGAGATATTTGAATTAGACTATAAAGATTTAAAATTCCAATGTAATGGGTTTGGTGAGATACCTGATAATGGTATTGTGATTATAGATGAAGCATCTATGATTAATGATGAAATATACAAGTTATTACTTGATATGTGTAATCAATATGGAACCAAACTATTATTCATTGGAGATAAGGCTCAAATACAGCCTGTGTGTAGTAAGAGTACAAGTTTAGTATTTAACTGTCCTAACATTATTACACTAACTCAAATACATAGACAAGCCGATACTAATGGATTATTGCCATTATTATCTAAGCTAAGAGAAAGACCCATGAGAAGATTCGAACCTATCGAAGCTCCAGAAGGGTCTTTAATTATATGTGACCAAGCCAAGGATTTTATGGTTAGGAGTGCAGGCTTCTTTAGGCAAGCTATTAAAAAGCAGGACGTAAATGAAGTCAAACTTATAGCATATACTAATGCTAGAGTACAGGGATTTAATCAATGTATGAGGAAGCTACTTTGGGAAGACAATGTAGTTAATGAATATAATCAATTTGAGTTTTTAACTGGCTATGAGAACTTCGAGTATAATGGCACTCAGTTTTATAATTCTCTGGATTATATAATAGTGGATGCTCCTAAGAGAGTAGAGAGACATATTCCACATTTTATGAAGATGCCTGGATATGAGCTGGAGCTATTTGATACAGTATATAAGAAATTATTAACTGTATTTATATTAGAACGAGACATCAATAAAGACTATATAGATAGCCTTGCTGCTACAATAGAGAATTATAGAATATCTGCTATTGAAGCTAAGAGGAATGGTAACCGTACAAGGTCCACGTTCTTATGGAAGAAGTACTTTGAAATGATTAAGAGCTTTGCAACTCCTAAAGATATAATGTGGGATAATAGAGTTATTAAAAAGAAGACATTTGATTATGGGTATGCATCAACTATTCATAAAATTCAAGGAAGCTCTCTTGGAACAGTGTTCATTGATATGGCAAACGTTCTTATTTGTAAGAATGTTGACGAGATTAGGCAGATGCAATACGTATCGTTGTCAAGAACTAAAACAGATGCTTATATATTGGTATAATCCGACTAAACATGACTGTAAAGATAGTTTATAGTGAAACTTGCTTACCTCTTAAGAATAAGGTGGTAGCTTACATCTGGGAGAAATTCCCTAAGATTGAAGTTGAAACTTACGATGAATTACACTATAAAGATAAGAAGAAAGCCATTATGATTAAAGCATCATGTGGTACCAGACTAGTTCCTTTCGTTGCTGTTTATGATAACAACAAAGAACTGGTTAAAGCCTTCTATTCTGAAGTAGGAGATTGTACAGCGGATAACATTATTAAATATTTGAATGAGGTTCAGTGAAGCAATAATGTGGGGAGATAGCCTTATAAGGGCTACTCTCAGACACAGAGAAGCAAGTCTTAAAGACTTTGTAAAGATTGGAGGTAATCCAGAACTTTATAGAGCTATCCAAGATTCTAAAGTTGGCTATATTAAGATTACTAAGGTGTCTAGCAATGGAGGGTATTTATCCACAGGTGAATCTGAGGAAGGTATTACCGCTGCATTTGGAGAAGGTCTTAGCCTTTATATAGCTGATGTAGAACAGTGGTATAGAACATCTGTTATCCAGAAGATTTACTGGGATAAAGGTGAATTTACCACTCTTAATTCAAGATACAAATTTGAATTTGAAGAGATTGACTATCGTCCTATTCTTGAAGAGTTAAAGAATGAAAGTACAAGTAATAAATAAATCTCAATGGGAACTTCCCAAATATGAAACTTTATTCTCTGCTGGCATGGATGTCAGAGGAGACTTTAGTAGAATTAAACTAGTTGATAATAAGCCTGAGAAGTTCTTCTTTGATGCTGATGTTGTATCTATTGGATTAGTAGAGAATCCAGATGGGTGTAATGTAGTTGATAAGGAAGGTAATGACTTAGGTTATAAGATTCCAACTATTCCAGTAGCTAAAACTATTGAAATTAAACCTGGAGGTAGATGCCTAATTCCTACTGGTCTATTTGTAGCTATCCCACAAGGATATGAGCTGCAATGTAGAATGAGGAGTGGATTGGCATTAAAGATGGGACTTACTCTTACTAATGGAATTGGTACTATTGATGCTGATTATAGAGGTGAGATTGGAATTATCTTGACTAATACTTCTAATACTCCTGTTCGCATCAATGATGGTGAGAGACTAATGCAATTAGTACTTGCTAAGCATGAGGTAGCTGAATGGGAAGAAGTAGAGGTACTTCCTGAAACAGATAGAGGTGAAGGTGGATTCGGTCATACTGGTAAATAAGTAGAATATGGATATAGTTAATACAAATGGGATAAACTCTGCTATTGCTACTATAAAGCAATTTAATGAGATGGCAGTTACTACAGCCAAGGAACAGTTATCTATATTACTAGGGAGGTATTTCAAACGTGGCAGTATTGTATACTTCGTGAGAGGTATAAACGTACATACCTCAAAGTTACTTGTTGAATACTCTGAGAACTATCAGTTTAGAGGTAGACTAGGTTATAGAGAAACCTTCAAAGAGGTATCAATTACCGAGTTTATCTCTATGGATGGAATGAAAGAGTCTTCTCCTACTGAATACTTGGTTGCAAAGAGATTATTCATACAAAGGATAGATACTTATTATAATATGGATTGTCTAGAGTTTGATATAAAGGATTTCTTTAGTAGCCATAACATTTCTGATTACATACTAGTATGAGAGGGGTAATTATTGGTTATATGCACACCGAAGCTATAGATACAGAGTTTGAGGAAATTCCTTGTGAATATATTTACGTTGCATATAGTACTTCTGGACCACTGTATTTCTCTAAATCTGAGCAGAAGATTAGAGATTATGTGGGCAAAAGTAGAGCTAAAGGCATTAAGTATAAGAAAGTCACTGTCCTATAATTTATTTACACGAAAGTTTATTAATGGATATTCTAGTTAGTAAAGACAATAAGGGTAAAATCAGAGTTGTTGAGATTGACTATGAATGGGATGATTCAAGAAGGGGCTTCGTAATAAGAAGACGTACTTACCAATATGCTGGTAAGGTGTCAGTTCAGCCAGAAATTTGGATATTTACTGGTAAGGCTAAGAGAACTGTTACTGAGCAAGTGAAGTTGGAATATGCTTCCCATTTAAAGAAGTATCAAGATAAGGGTTATAAGTTATTACCTTCTAACATTAGCATTGATGATAGTAAGGCAGTAGCTGAGTTCGTCCAAGAACAAATGGGCGAAGGTGTTTCTGATTCTAATGGATTTAAGAAACATATGTTAGCTAAACAAGCTGACAAAGTAGCAACCAGTGTATTTGACAAGATTAAATACTGGTGGGGAAGTAGGAAGATAGATGGGGTTAGATGCTCCTTCTATTATAAGGATGGAGAAGTCCGAACTGCCTCTAGGGGTGGTGGTGACTATGATGCTTCTACTTCCTTTATGCGTCACAATCCTAAACTAATTCAATTCTTTGAAGACCATCCTGATATTGTTTTAGACGGTGAACTATATGAACATGGTAAATCTCTACAACAAATCAGTGGGGCTGCAAGATTGGAGAAGGATACAGCTGGAATGGATTGGCTAGAATATTACATCTATGATGTAATGGATAGTTCTAAGACATTTGAAGAGAGACTGGAGACTCTTCATGATATTGCTAATGAGTTAGGCTTAAGCTTCAATCCCGAAAGGACTTGGGCTGAAGGTGACTTAAAGTTCCAAATGGTTCCACAAGAGAAGGTTGTGGGTTGGGCTAATATACAAAAACTGCATGATAAGTATGTAGGTGAAGGCTTTGAAGGTATAGTTATTCGTGACCCATCTAAAGTATACAACTTTGGTGGCAGAACTAATGCTATGATTAAAGTCAAAATGTATAAAGATGCTGAATTTAAAATTGTTGGTTATGAAGATGGACTACGTCCAGAAGACATGGTATTCGTATGTGAGACTGAATTAGGTATCAAGTTTGAAGCTAAACCTATGGGTCCACGTGAATTAAAGTGGGAATATCTTGACAGAATGGATGAAATCATTGGTAAGATGGCTACTGTAAAGTATTTCTATCTTAGTGATGAAGGGTGTCCTCTACAACCAGTTCTAAAATGTATTAGGGATTATGAGTAACTATAAAGTACCATATCGTTATGATGTTCATTGGGGTTACATTGACGAGAATATTGAGCTTAATCCTAGAGATTACCTTGATTGCAATGACGAGTGTGACCTAAATGATTCAGTTTATGATGATATACGGGATAGCTTCAGTGTCGGAGACTTAGAGATAGACCAGGCAGAAATGGACTTTAGTCTGCCTAAAGAATTTATTGATGAGTGGAGGAGACTTAAAGGCTATGAAGTATGATATTCCTAGTAAGGTTAGAATAGCTAATCACTGGTATAAAGTAATACTATGCGATTTTATAGATAATGGAGATACTTTTGGTTCTCATTGCAATTTGAGGCTTGAAATCAAAGTGGCAGAATGTATGAAGACTGATGAAGGAGAGGTAATTAATCTTACAGAAGAACAGATTAAGAACTCATTCTGGCATGAAGTATTCCATGCATTTAACTATTACTATAATAATAAGCAAGATGAGTCGTTAGCACAAACATTCGCCAACTTTATGCGTGAATTTGAACTTACACGAGAATGAATTATATTGTAGTTTTTAGGAGGAGAGGGATTTTAACGTCCCTCTTCTTTGCTTATAGAGACGAATCTGATATAGTCTTTAAAGATGATACATTGATTCGTAATATAGATGATGTTATTAAAGTGATGGATGAATATTTCTCTCCTGATGATAGTTTGTATGTAATAAGGGAAACCTTCTTAGATTCTAATGCATTTAGAGAGGATAATGAAGCTATTACTGAACATTTAAGAAAGTTCTTGCATTGAAAAAAGTAACATTCCTTAAATTGTTAAACCTTATATCAAATGTAGGTAAGGATACAGAGAAGTTAGAAGAACTTGGTATTGATGTATGTGAGAGTACATTAGTCAATGGTATGTGCGAGTTATTTGATGCTGTTATGGAAGATGCTTATGGTCAAGAAGGACTTGAATGGGTTCAATGGTGGGTTTATGAGAAGTCTCGTAATCCAGAACTCAAAGCATTTGAAACTAATGAGCATGGAGAAGAAGTTGAAATAATTCGCAGTGTCGATGAGCTGTATGAATATCTTGAAGAACATCATAGCTGAGACTGTGCTTAGTACAACTAAGTTTCACTTTATAAATTAAAAGGTAACAATGGAAGTAAAACAGTTTGATTTTGGAGAGGCTTTGTCCTTTCTAAAGAGTGGTCTCAAAGTAACTAATCCTAGAGGTAATGTCTTCTTTATGGAGGACAACAAGGTATATTGCATCCCTAAAGCCCAGTACCCTAAGGGTAGGAGAGAGGAAGTAAAGCTCTATTGGGATGCTATTCTCCGAGAGGACTGGAGCCTATTTGAAGAGTAGTTACTTTATTTTACAGATTACCTAATACAAAGATTAATCGTATTGGTTTTCTAAATTTGCTCTAAATGCAATTAACTCAATCACCAAAATTTAACAGAAATTATGCTGCGAAGATTGTAGAGATTAAGGATTTCATTAATCATCCTAATCCGAAGTGTGAGAGATTAAAATGTTGTACAATTGATGGTTACTCTATTGCAGTAAGTATTGATACCAATCCTGGTACATATGTTTACTTCCCTATAGAGTGTGCTATTGATGAGAAGTTCTTATCTGCCAATAATCTCTTTAGAGATAAGGTGAAGAATGTGGATAAGGAACAGGCTGGATTCTTTGAAGATAACTGTAGGGTGAAGATTATCAAACTACAAGGCTATCCTTCTGAAGGATTCATTACTCCTATTACATATCTATACAACTGGCTTACTTTAATAGGTAAGAAGGAAGAGATTGTACATAAGGTTGCTCCTGGTACTGAGTTTGACTCTGTAGATGGAGAAATCCTATGTAGGAAGTATGTTCCTAAACGTGCATATACTCCTGGTCAACCTAGAGTTGGAGGTAAGATAACAAGGAATCTAAAGAAGGTAAAGAAGGTAATTGACACCCAATTTAGATTCCATTATGACACTACTCTTATTAAGAAGTGTCCGTCAGTCATTCATCCTAATGACATTATAAGTATCACTGCTAAGGTTCATGGAACCTCTGGTATATCTGCTTATGTATTATGTGAACAGAAATTAACTTGGAGACAGAAGATAGCTAAATGGCTAACTAAGGAGAATATTACTAAATATGACTACTTATGGTCTTCTCGTTCTGTAGTTAAGAATCCATATTACAATGAAACTACCAATGGTGGTTTCTATGGAGTAGATGTATGGAAGTATGCTGATGATGTAGTTAGACCTCATCTACAGAAAGGTATGACAGCTTATTATGAAATAGTAGGCTATCTTCCTAATGGTGGTGCAATTCAGAAGTTAGGTGGTAAAGCATTTGACTATAGATTCGAACCTCCTAAGAGTGCTGAGGAATATAAGTACGGTGAGAACTTTGGAATACAGGTTTATCGTGTTACTTATACTAATCCTGATGGACGTGTATATGAGTTTAGTGCTCGTCAAGTACAACAATGGTGTACTAAAGAAGGCTTGAAGCCTGCAGAAGAATATTACTATGGCTATGCTAAAGACTTATATCCAGAACTGTCTCTAACAGAGCATTGGAATGAGAACTTCATTCAGAAGTTGGCTAGTGATAAGAATTTCTTCATGGAGTGTGAATCTCCAACTTGTAATAACAAAGTTCCACATGAAGGAGTTGTTATTAAGATTGAAAACTCTCTATCCGAAGCATATAAGCTGAAGTGTATTAAATTCTTGGAAGGAGAATCCAAATCACTGGATAAGGGTGAAGTTGACATTGAAACTGAATCATAAGGTGAAATTTAAACTTGAATATGTAATGGAAGTGGATGATTTGGAATTGCTTGAGTTAGTTAATGACTATCTAGAGCGTTCTGATGAACCCACTTTCAATACATTAGACGACATCCCAGAGGCTCTAATGATTGAAGCCTTAGATGAAGCTAATTATATAGAAGATGAAATTAATTACTATATGATGATTGAGGACTTAAATATTTCTAAATTATGAAGAGGTTTCTAATTCATGTTTCCACATATTGGTGTGGAATGGATGCTACGTTTAGAGCAGTTGCCGAGTCAGAGACAGAGTTATGGGATTTAGCTGAACAATTAGCTTATGACAACTTTCAGAGCTATGGCTGTGAGAGTGATATAGCTGAGGAAGAAGGCTATGACCCTGATGAAATGACTGATGAGGATTGGGATAAATTATGGGAGGTAGTAGATGAAACTGCCTACTATGACTTTACTATAGAAGAATGTGAAGATGATGATGAATGGAATGAATATGACGGAGAAATCCTGGGACAAGACGATGTTTAAGTTCTACGAAGTAGGTGGTAAGATTAGGGATGAACTCTTAGGTCTTGCTAATAAGGATGTTGATTATGTAGCTGTGCCCACTGAGGCGTGCTATAGTAGCATTCATCCTCGTGAATCTCAACCCTCTCCTGCTAGATTGGTGTTTCAGGCATTAAAGAGTTATTTAGAAGAACAGAAATTTGAAATCTTCTTAGTAACTCCAGACTGCTATACAATTCGAGCTAAATTCCCAGAGGGCTATAAGTATCAAGGAGTAGCTGACTTTGTGATGGCTCGTAAGGAAGTGGGATATATTCCAGGCACTAGAACTCCAATAGTTGAGCCAGGGAATCTTTATGATGATTTATCACGTAGAGATTTTACTGTTAATGCTTTGGCTAAAGACCCAGACACTGGTGAAATCATTGATTATTTTGGTGGAAAGATGGATTTGAAACTTAAAGAGTTAAGAACTCCTCTTGAACCCATCAAAACCTTTGATGATGACCCATTGCGTATTCTACGCGGTATTAGGTTTGCTATTACTAAGAACTTCTATTTTAGTGACGATGTAGCTGATGCCATGTATGCTTATGACTACGAATCGAAAATGAAAGTAGTATCTGAGGAACGTATTAGAGAGGAGTTAGTTAAATGCTTTAAAGCCAACACTCCTAGAACTCTACTACTTCTTATGGAAGGGTATAAATCCCTTGGAGATTACATTTTTACTCACACTAATTTATGGCTTAAGCCTACTAACGAGAAGTAATGACTTCTATTGAGTTATTAAACAAAGAATTTCGAGGTAGTATGGTCTCTATAGGTGAGTTTTTCGGAGAATATCTATATGCATCTATAGACCCAGGTATATATAACAAAGGAGATATTATAGTTAGTATAAAGCAGCTTAATGGCTGGATAAGAGTGCTAACTTTATTACCAACTGTTACTATTAATAAGTGGAAACAAGACAATTAATTATCTGTAGAGGTATACAAGGCTCAGGTAAGTCTACTTGGGCTAAACAATGGTGTCACGAAGACCCAGAGAATAGAATTAGATTCAATAACGATGACATTCGTAATATGTTAGTGACTATTGGGTTCCTAACAGAGAGAAGGTTGTCACTGCAACATATAACACTGTACTAGCTTATAGTATGGAGAAAGGTTATAATATTGTAGTAGACAACATGAACCTAAATCCAAAAACCTGTGCGGAATTGGAGAAGATGGTTAAGGACTTTAACGGGAATTATACTTATGATTGGAAGTATGAGGTTGAATATAAAGACTTCTTTATTCCAGTTGATGAGTGTATTCGTCGTGATGCAATGAGACCTAATCCCATTGGTGAGAAGGTTATCAAAGCAACTTGGAGAAGATATAGAGATTTTATCATCCAAGAAGACATTAATAATATGCTAAAGAGAGTACCTAAACACGTAGACGGAGGACGTCCTGTTATATTGGTTGATATGGATGCTACTTTATGTTTAAATACATCAGGTAGACCTTACTTTGGGGAAGGTGCAGCTGAGGGTATGTTAAATGATATAGCCATAGAGGGAACTTGTGCTCTTGTTAGGCGCATGTATGAGAAGTGCAAAGTCTTTATCATTACTGGTAGAGAAGGCACTCCAGAGATTATAGAAGCTACTAAGGAATGGTTAGCTAGACATGATATTGCTGTAGATGGACTATTCTTCAGACCAATTAAGGACTATAGTCCTGGAGCTGACTGTAAGAAGAAAATCTATAAAGATAATATCGAGGGTAAGTATAATGTTCAATTCGTTCTTGAAGACAACTATAAATGCGTCAAGATGTGGAGAGAACAAGGCTTACTATGTCTACAACCTAATGAAGGTAAATTCTAATGGCAATATTAGTGGGACAATTAATTGAAATCCTCAAGCAGTTTGACCAAGACAGAGAAGTTATGGTTCACACTCTTAAAGGGGAGACTGTAGATATAAATGGGTACTTCATTCAGAAGGACTTAAATGATACTAACTTCTATCTGACTGACTTGGATGTAATTCCAAGAGACTAGCTTATGGATGATATTAAAAAGAGGTTTCTAACCAATACTGATGAAACTGGAAGGTTCATTGTCAAATCTTTAACTACTGGTAAGACATATTATGTTGAGCCAGTGGGTAATGGACACTTAGACGGCTGGGGTGATATTGACCCTGCAACTAAGAAGATGACAGGCAATTATGGTGAGAAATATACTGGATGTGTTAATGAGAAGGAATCATTAATAACTCCAGAAAATGGCTTTAAGTATATTCAAGTACTTGAGCCAGGAGTTTCTCCACTATCTGCAATATATCAAAGAGATTTGGAGTATGAGAAACTAATGAGTGAATCTAATGAAGTTCAAGGGTGATATTATCATAACAGACCCATGTTATGTAATAAAGAAGGAGTCTGACTATGTAAAGGAGTTAGGATTAACTCTTCCAGAATATCCTAAATATACAGGAGATATGACAGCTTATGATAAAGCGATGAGGGAGTATCGCTCCTTCATGGATAAGTATAATGATTGGAAGAAGTGTGACTATGGTGATAATATGGAAGCACTGGGCTTTAGTAACTACATCTCTGAATCTACTATCTATGGTGATTGGAGTTGTACTACTTGGTCTACTCCTCGTAAGGATGTAGCTGCACAGTTAGAAGAGCTTTGTGTACTTCAAAGAAAGCAGTATGAATTAAGTAAACAGTATGGAGAGGATTCTGTTCAGAGTAAAATCTACAATGATAAGATGTTCAGTGCTACTGTTGACTTAAAGAATATTGGAGGATTTTGTGCAGATGCAGGTATGGTTGCCGTATTCTTATTGGATGAAGTATTAAAGTACAATCCAAACTTTGATTATCATATCAATAGGTTGTGGACAACTACACTAATTAAGGATTTTGATGGTGAAGTAGAATACTATATTGATGAAGCTGAGGGAGATGCCCACATCATTGGCATTGGTAATGTAAACTTCTTTACTACACAAACTGGATTCTAATTATGAAGTTTGACCTATATGAGGATGTAAAGGTATCCTTTTGGAGGAGATACTCCTATAGTGTAGAAGCTGAAACATTGGAAGAAGCTGTAGAGCTGATTAAGGACGAGGAAGTAGATTGCACTGATATGGAGGATTTGTATGATACTGACTATTATATGAAGCCAGAAGATAACGATGGGGCTGCTACTCGTGAAATATATTCAGCTGAAGATGATGTATTACTATATTCAAATAAAGATAATGTATAAGTTTAATGGAGGAAATGGTGCTGTAGTCTGTGATGGCTGTAGTATCATTATGGAACAGAATATTCCATTCGATAAGTACCGTAAGGAACACAGTGGTTATGACTTCTGTGAGCAATGCCTAAGTGGTCTTACAATAGTTGATAACTTTGACCAGATAGAGAATATCTTGGAGTTTAATAACCAAGATGAGTTCTATTTCTTGCAAATCATTCAACGTAAGAAGGATGGAAACATTACCCAAATAGGTAATAATGGTTATAGAACTGTTAAGACTTACTATATCTTTAGTAAAGAACAATTCCTAACCAAGAAAGAGAAGATTAAAGAGCTTTGTTTAAAGAACAATGCTAGGGCATATATCCACCTTAATAGGAGGAATGCAGAAGAGGTAGCTTTGGCTTCAATCCAGCAATATGCTAAACTAGTCTCAGAAGGTAACTCATATCAGGGTTATAGAGTATGGGATAGTGCTTGTGGTGGAACTAGAGCTAGAGGATACAAACCATTGTGGGTAGTTGATGTAGACTCTAAAGACCCTGAATATCTAAAGACAGTCATTGAGATTGTTAATAGTTGTAGAGGTGTCTCTGAGCAGAAGGTTGTACATACAATACCTACACTGCATGGCTATCATCTTATAACTATAGGATTTGATGTTCAACAGTTCCAACAACAGTTGGCAGTTAGGAACATGGATTCTATTGATATACAGAAGGATAATCCAACTCTACTGTATTATGCAGCTGTTTAAGGCTTAGAAATAAGTACTGTATTAGATTACTCGTTAGGATTTATAAAAGCAAAACACAATGAGTAATTTACCGTTAGGGGCTGAGAACGACCCTTGTGCTCCTTATAACGTTAAGGAAGAAACGTTTAAATTTGATTTAGGTGTTAAAGGTATTGCATGGTATGAATACTATGGATTCCTAGACACAGATGAAGCTAGGGAAGATATTAAACAACGTCTTGTTGCAGCTTTATCACAGCTTGGAGATATTGATATTAGTGATGTAGACATATCTATATATTAATGATATATTTAGTAACCAAGCAACAGTCTCTTTGGGCATCTGATAGATATAAAGTCATCAGTGCAGAAGAGGCTTTAGAATTATTAGCACCTCTCAATGTAGTAGAGCTGGATACTGAAACTATGGGTTTAGACCCGTATACTAAGGAACTATTAACTGTTCAACTTGGTTGTGCAGAATTTCAAGTAGTTATTGATTGTACATCTGTAGATATACACCTATTTAAGGAGTATATGGAGAATCCTCAAAGAATGTTCTTAGGCTGGAATATCAAGTTTGACTTGAAGTTCCTGTATCACCAGAGAATTATTCCATTAAGGGTTTATGATGGCTATCTGGCTGAGAAACTACTGTGGTTAGGCTATCCAGCAGGTATGCATGAGATGAGCTTGAAAGCTGCTAGTATCAATTATCTAGGAGTAGATATGGATAAGTCTGTGCGAGGTAAGATTATACAGACTGGATTAACAGAAGATGTTATCGTGTATGCTGCAGGAGATGTCTCTTATCTGGGTAAGATTAGAGATAAACAGCTTGAACAACTTGAAGCTAAGGGCTTGTTAAAGGCTATTGACTTTGAGAATGAGTTTGTTAAATGCCTAGCATATATAGAATATTGTGGAGCTAAGTTAGACGTCGATAAGTGGAAAATCAAAATGACCACTGACCTCAATAACCTTGAAAGATATGAAGCAGAGCTGAATGATTGGGTAGAGCGTTATTGTACTGAATACAGTGATAAGGGTTATACCATTAATCAGGTTATTTATGTTAACACGCCAGAAGAGAAGTCACAACTTCCTCTCAACACTGTTAGAGCACCAGAATTTGATTCAACTGGAGCAGGAACTAACACTGAGGCATATGTTGTAAAGAAACCTGGTGATTATTGTTCCGTTAATATGCAGGGTGATTTGTTTAGTGGATTTGATACTAAACCAAGATGTCATGTAAACTGGACTAGTTCCCAACAAGTAATTCCACTGTTTGAAGAACTGGGGTTAAACCTTAGAGTGTTGGATAAGAAGACTAAGCATTATAAGAAGTCTGTGGATATTAAAGTGGTAGAACCGCAGGCATCTAAGAGTCCTTTAATTCCAATATATATAAAGTATAAGAAAGCTGCAATCATTGTTAATACCTTTGGTCAGAAGTTCTTAAACTTGATAAATCCTGTAACTGGTAGAATCCATGCCAATTTCAACCAGTTAGGAACTGATACTGGAAGGTTAAGTTCAACAGAACCTAATCTACAGAATTTACCACATGATGCTCAAACTAGAGCTTGCTTCGTATCAGATAAAGGTAATAGATGGATTTCTGCTGACTATAGTGGTCAAGAATCTTATCTAATGGCATCTATGGCTAATGACGAAGCTATGTTGGAAGAGCTTACTAATGGTAGTGGTGACTTGCATAGTCTAACCGCTAAGATGGTATTCCAACAAATCCCAAGAGATATGCCTCTAAAGGATATTAAGAAGAACTTTAAGGACCTAAGGCAAGAAGCCAAGGGTTATGAGTTCTGTTTCAATTATGGTGGTCAAGACAGTACCTTAATAAGGAATTATGGTCTTGATGCCAAGAGAGCTAAGGAAATCTATGAGAACTATATGTCTGGTTTTGCTGGATTAAAGAGGTATCAAGACTTCCGAAGAGTAGATGTAATGCGTAAAGGTTATATCTTATTAAGTAAGATTACTGGACATAAGGCATATATCTATGATTATGATGAACTTAAAAGGCAGATGGATAAGCAGGAAGACCCTGACTTCTGGGCATATTATAGAGAAATGAAGCAGGAAGACCCTGACTGTGACACTGTACAAGGTGTTAGACGTTTAGCAAGACGTAAAGCAGAGTCTGAGAAACAATCTATTAACTATCCGATTCAGGCTGCTGGTGCATTGTGTTTTAAGTTAGCATCAATAAAGCTATTCAACTGGTTGTTGAAGAATGGCTTGTTATTTAAGGTTAAGTATTGTATTCCAGTACATGATGAAATTAACCTTGAAGCTCCAGATGAAATTTCAGAAGAAGTTGCAGATATATTAGTTAAGTGCATGGTAAGTGCAGGTAAACCCTTCTGTACAAGACACTTAGGTGCTGATGTAGAGATTGGAGACCATTGGATTCATTAATATGAGTAAATATTTAGACTTAAGTTCAGTAATTGATGTAGAACCTGAGGTATCTCACGTATTAAATCTTGTCGATGATGCAGACCTCCAGGACGAGTTCTGGCAAAGATTAGATGTAGAGTTCTTTAAGGAATTTGTTGAAGATTATTGTAGACCTGATGAGATTGAGATGATGAAGAGGATAATCGATAACAAGTATCTAGGAATATCTGAGGATTGATGCATACTGAAATAGAGAGGAAGTTCATAGTTACTGACAGTACCTTTAAGGAGAGTGCTGTCAGAATTATGGACATACGTCAAGGGTATATAGGAACCCCTGGTAATGGGGAAGCTAGAGTATCTATAAGAGATGAGAAAGCATGGGTTATCATAAAATCCTGTGGATATTTAGCAAGGTTAGAGTATGAGATTCCAATTCCTAAGAAGGATGCAGAAGAACTACTCTCATTCGCTTGCGGCAGAATAATCCATAAAACTCGTTACATTATACCATGTGGGGATAGTATGCTCAAATGGGAAGTTGATGAGTTCCGCGATGGGGATGAAGGATTAATCATTGCTGAGATAGAGTTACCGCGTAAGGATATGCCATTTGAGAAACCTCAATGGCTTGGTGAAGAAGTAACAGAAGATTCTACTTATTATAACTCTACACTCTCTAAATCGTCTTGGAAGGATATACAAAGTAGTCGTGCTGAAGCTAAAGCCTGGGATGATTGGAGGGATTCATTAGTTAAGAAATGAAATATAGGAAGAAACCAGTAGTCATTGAAGCTATACAATTTGTAGATAATGCCGACCGCATTATGGAAATTCACGAGTTTCTAGGAGGAGATACTTTGAGAGTCAATTATGAGGATAAATATAATCCTTATATAAAGATTGAAACTCTTGAAGGTACTATGAAAGCCTCTGTAGGAGATTATATCATTAAGGGAGTGAATGGAGAGTTCTATCCTTGTAAGCCAGATATATTTGAGAAAACTTATGAAGAGGTAGCTGAATGAGACTGATAAAACCATCATTTGAAATACTAGAACAAAAGCCTGGATTAGATGGGCTGTTACAACATATAGAAAGATGTGGTAGGACTTGTTATAAGTCAGAGGATAAGATTACAGAGAAAAGTGCTCCTAAGTTTGTGGATATGCTTGTCAAACGTGGTCATACTGCAATGGTTGAGCACGGTACTGTATATCTTACTCTTGATATGAGTAGTAGGAATAAGTATTTTAAGTACTGTACTAACAAGTACTCTAATGCTATAAGTACTGGAGAAGCTGAAGCTGGAACCTGGATTGGTTATGTGACAACTAACTACAGAGTACTATTGCAGGAGGGTTGGCTCAGCGATTTAGAATACATAACTGAACCTACTAAGCATATCCGTAGAATAACTGTTAAGTTCGTATGTGATAGGGGAGTTAGCCATGAGTTTGTAAGACATAGAGTATTCTCATTTGCCCAGGAAAGTACTAGGTATTGTAACTATAGTAAGGATAAGTTTGGTAAGGAGTGTACATTTATCATTCCTTGTTGGTTAGACCTACCAGAAGGCAGCTATAGTGATGGCAAATTATATAATGACATTGCCATACCTTATCTGAGGAAGGGTACAGTAGAGGAGAGATTCCTACTAAGTTTAGTGGGAAGTGAGCTAGACTACTTTGAACTTCTCGACAAGGGATGGATTGCACAACAAGCTAGGGCAATTCTTCCTAATAGCTTAAAGACTGAGTTGATTATGACTGGCACTATAGCGCAATGGGAAGGTTTCTTTAAGCTAAGAGATGCTAATGATGCACATCCTCAAGCAAGAGAATTAGCTGCACCATTACATGAGGAATTTATCAGAAGAGGTTTATTGCAATGAAAGCAGAGGAGTACTTTGGAGACTGGATTGATGTTATTGATAAGCAAGAATTACGTAAAGTAGTAACTTGGATTAATAAGACTAATTCAGCTACTCTGTGCCCTTCTCCTAAAAACATATTCAGAGCATTTAGGGCTTGCCCATATGAGGACTGTAAGGTAGTCTTCTTAGGGCAAGACCCTTACCCACAGAAGGGAGTAGCTACTGGAATATTATTCGGTAACTCCGAAGATACTCCAGAGGATAGGTTGTCTCCTTCGCTTCAAGTAGTTAAAGAGGCAGCTATTAATTATGAAATTCCCCATAACAGAATAGAGTTTGACAATACGTTGGAATCTTGGGCTAAACAGGGAATATTAATGATTAATACTGCCCTTACTTGTGAAGTAGGAAGAGTTGGGTCACACTTTGAGTTATGGAAGCCATTTGTGTCTAAACTAATTCACAATCTTAGTTATAAGAACAATGGCATAGTTTATGTCTTATTTGGTAGTCAAGCACAGCTATTTAAGAATGATATAGTAGATAGTTTAAAGACTATTGAAGTATATCACCCTGCGTACTTCTCTAGAAAGGGTACTAAGATGCCCTCTAGTGTATTTACTGATATTAATGAGGTATTAAAGAAGCAGTATAACTATCAAATAGAGTTTTATAAGGAGACAGAATATGGAATTTGCTGAAAGAAAGTCAGTCAATGACAAGTTAAGGAAATATGACCACCTAGCTAAGGATGGTGACTTCATAGAGATTACTGAGTGGACTAATGGTGAAGGTTGGGATGTTACTATTAACGAGAAGCAATTACTCCTAACCAGAGGAGAATTGGAGGCTATCGAGTACCTAACTAGGAGTCTAGACCATAAAAGTTAACTTTATGTACCTAAACATTAAGATAAAGGAAGATTTCAGAACCTTGAAGAAGGATACTGAATATAAGTTTGACTTTACTAACCAAGACAGGTATCTGATAGTTGGTCCAAATGGTTGTGGTAAGTCTACACTTATTAATATCATACGTAGCTTTCAGTGCGACAACGCTAATGATAGCCGTCAGGATAAACTTGGATATGCAGGGATTAGTGGTATGAAAGATAAGGCAGAAATTGACACTGACTTTGAGAAGTTTTACTTTATTAGTTCTGAATTTGATGACCCATTATCATTGGACAACATGGCAACAGCAGAAGCAGCTATTACAAATGGTGGATTCTACTGGAAACGTAAGTCTAATGGTGAACGTCAATTACAGAATCTAGGTAAGTGGATTCAAGAGAATCAAGATAGCTGGAATGAGAAGTGCTTATTGGTTCTTGATGAAGCTGATAAAGGCTTTGATTTAAGGTATCAAGTAGGACTGCATAATATGCTTGTCAATATTCCAGTTAAGAATAATGTAAAGTTTCTGGTTGTATCTCATACATTAATTCCGATATTACTGGAGGATGAAGTATATGCCTTTAAATATAGAGTAATGCTTAGTCCTTCCATGTATATAGGACTAGAAACTGGTTATGATATAAAAATTAGTAAAGATGAAAGAACAGAAGTTTGAATTTAATCCTGAGAAGACTTTCTTCACATCTGATACACACTTTGGTCACGCTAACATAATTAGATTATGCAATAGACCATTTAAAGATGTAGAGGAGATGAATGAAAAGTTGATTGAGAACTGGAATAAAGTAGTTCCAGAGGATGGTACAGTCTTCCATTTGGGAGATTTTGCCTTTGGTGGTAGTACACTGTGGAACAGCGTTATCCCTCGTCTAAACGGACAAATCTACTTGATTATTGGTAATCACGATAGAAAGAATCTAAGACAGGGTTACATGGATAAATTTGTGGCTGTAATACCTCAAATGCAAATTCAGATAGAGAAGAGAAGTATCTATTTGAATCATTATCCATTCCTGTGCTATGGTGGCTCTTATCGTAATGCAGAGGATGCTGTATGGCAGTTATTTGGTCATGTTCATTCTGGACCTACTAGTTCTGGTTTGGATTGTGATAGGTTGTATAATCTATTCCCATATCAATATGATGTTGGTGTAGATAATAACAACTACACTCCAATCTCTTGGGAAGAGGTGAAGAAAAAGATTCAAAACCAAATAGATAGTGGAGTAGAGAAATCTGTTAAGGAACATACAATTCCTGACGAAGTGTATAAACTATAATGACTAAAATAACTTTAGAAATCGACGGAACTATCTGTTCTATGGAAATACCCTATAATGATGCAAGTGCTACTGAACTAATTAAGGGATTTGGCTCCTTAATGATTGGTCAGACATTTCTTGCTTGCACTGTTAAAGATGCTTTAGAAGAGGTAGCTGAAGATTATGAAGAGGATTTAAAAATAGGTTATGAATCCCAACACACTGAGGAAGATTAAAAGGTTAGAAGCTGGTGAATCATTTATCACTAGTGAGCCTGGAAACTCCATGCTTCCATTATATAAGAGTAATGAGAAGCATAGGGTTACTCCAATAAAATGGGAAGATTGTAAAGTGGGCGATGTAGTATTCTGTAAGGTCAGAGGCTCATGTGTAACTCATAAAGTCTATGCAGTAGACAATGAGAAAGGTTGTTTAATAGGCAACAATAAAGGACATATGAATGGATGGACTAAGAATGTATATGGCAAAGCTCATAAAATTGACCAATCATTAAAAACTAAGAAGCCTTGAGAATTTGTGTAACATCTGATTTACATGGCATCCTTCCTAAAATAGAAGAGCCATGTAATGCAGTATTGATATGTGGAGATATTATGCCATTACGTATGCAGAGAAACATTCCTCAGAGTGAGAAATGGTTAAAGACTACATTCGCTGAATGGGTTAATCATCTTCCGTGTGAGTCCGTTATTATGGTAGGAGGTAATCATGATTTTGCCTTAGCCAATATGTATAGGAACCTTCCAAAGATTAATTCAATCTTGGTGAATCCAACTGGTGGTAAGCTTGAATTATTAGATAATGAGGAGACACTCATTATTGATGAGAATAGAAAGTGTTATACCGTATGGGGAACTCCATATTGTAAAATCTTTAGTAATTGGGCTTATATGTATGAGCCAGAAACTCTGATTAAAGCATACGAATCCATGCCAGAGAAGTGTGATATTGTTATATCTCACGACGCTCCTAAATTGTGTGGTCTTGGCATTATTCATCAAAGATTTGACCAAGAGGATGCTGGTAATCCCTGGCTGGCTGATGAGATGCTTCGTAAACATCCCAGATATACATTCTGTGGGCATATCCATAGTGGTGAGCATAATCTGCAAACCCTTGACGATATGAAGATGGCTAATGTATCTTTAGTAGATGAAACTTATACAGAAACTTTTAAACCTTTATATCTCGATGTCGAATAAAGTTGTAGTAAATGGAGGGGTTGGATTTCCTGGATTGCTGTTTATAGTACTATTGGTTTGTAAGCTATTTGGTGCTAATATAACATGGTTCTGGGTATTTGCCCCATTGTGGATTCCTCTTGCATTAGTAGTAGGATTCTTTATTGTATCAATTATAATAGCAATATTTGTAGCATGGAAACGAAAACTACTTTAGTAGTTGTGGACTTCTACTTCACAGATGGGGATGATGCTAGTAAGGCTGTAGCTATTAGGGAATCCATGAAACTAACTCCAACTGACGGTCTTGGCATTAGTAACAGTGACCTAGACCAAATAGGAGCTAAGAGCTATGATGATGTTGATAGGTTACTGAAAACTCTCACTTGTAAAGCATCTCAAGAGAATAGTAGGCTGCAAGATGAGTTAACTGAGGAATTGGGACGTGATGTTGTTGGCAAAGTCCTACAACGTCATGTTAAATCCAAATTCAAGAGGTTATTGAGTCCCATTATAGTACCTAGAGAGAAGTATGCTGGACTTTCTTGAACTAATTCTAGAATTAGTAAATGTAAAATCACGTAATGAGCTAGTTGCTCTACTTGTAATAGGTGGAGTACTAGCCATTATCTATTATTTATTTCTTGTATGAAGTTATATTATATATTTTTATTAGTTATGTTCTTCCTCTTTAGTGGGCGTGTTGAGCAGACTCCGAGAACTAAATCAGTTACTCCCGTGTCTGTTAGAGATACTACTAAGAAGAAGAATACACATTGGTGGAATTCTAGCAATACATCTACCTATAAGAAGAGTAAATCCTCATATAGTCCATCTAAAAAGACTTATAAGAGGACAGGAGTATTCTTCGGGTCATTTGACCCACCACATATTGGTCATGTAAACATAGTTACAGCTGCTCTTAACTCTGGTAAAGTTGATAGAGTGATTGTAGTTCCAGCATATAAAAGTGTATGGAAGAACACCGAAACTAGGTGGGAGTATAGACTTACTATGGCTAAAGAAACATTTGACAACATTCCTGGAGTAGTTGTGGATGGTATAGAATATCGTATAGCTGATGGTAAACCTTTACCTACCTATAAGACTATAGAAGCATTAAAGGACATATACGGAGAGTTCACCATTATTACATCTGCTGAAACTTATAAGGAGATTCCAAGATGGCAGCATGGTGAAGAGATACTAAAGAACAACAAGTTCTTAGTAGTTGATGTAGCTCATTTTGACAGTGAGAATATATCCCGTAGTGAAGTTGATGTTATCTATGCTCCAGATATTACTATATGTTCTACAGCTATCAGGAAGTGGGTAGATGATGGCAAGATTATACTACCATTTGTAACAGATGAGGTTAATTCAATAATCAGAAAACTTGGGCTATATAAATGAATCAAATCTACGTTTCAGGTCCTTGGTCTTTTGCCTCTGGAGTACTTCAAGTAGTCAAGAGTATAAAGGCTAAATCAAAAGATAAGGTAGTTTATAGTGAGAAGGGAGAAGATTATCAATTCTCTAAACTTGAACAATCTAACTATGTCGTATTCGTATTAGACGGATTTGCATGGCAACAAAAGCTTGAGAATATATCAAGAGATATGCTCTCAGAGTTGCTATGGTGTGTGAATCATAGGATTCCTATGTTTCTAGCTTATAAGTCTGCTAATGGATTAGGCATATATGGAACGGAAATAGATGATAATTTAAACTTTAAGGGAGTTGCTGGAACTGCGGATAACTTTTATAAGATTTTAGATGGACAGTTTGGAAGCATAGTTGCTGATGATTCCATATTCTTGAAGGGAGGACTTACACTATCCGATACTGGGAATGTATATCTAGAAGGAGAAGTGTTTGTAGACCCATTAGACTACCTTAATATTGAAGTACAACCAACAAGTTACTTTTATTAATATGAAGAATTTTCCATTATTAGACGAGAATGGCAAGGAATGGTGGATTAGCCGTTCTATTGCAGTAATAGGATGTATATTTACATTCTTAAATGGTAAGTGGTGTGTATTAGCCAATAAGAGAGGTGAAGGTACGCCAGACTTCCAAGGAATGTGGAATATGCCATGTGGTTACTTAGACTTCGATGAAACTACAGCTCAGGCAGTAATCAGAGAAGTTTATGAGGAAACTGGAGTTAAATTGAATCCTGACTTCCTACACTTCTGGTGCTTTAATGACTCTCCAACTCAGAATAGACAGAATGTATCATTTAGGTATTATGCCTTAGTTGATGCCCAGCCTGGTAGTATCAGTGTTGGAACTGGCAATGATAGAGGCGGGGAAGAAGATGAAGTAGAAGCTATCGGATGGATTCCAGTAGACTCTATTGGTAAGTATGAATGGGCATTCGGTCATGATGCTATCATTAAAGAATTCGTGGACTGGATGCATCTAGAAGATGATGATTGGGATGATATTGACCTGGACCCAGTATGACCTACTTTATAAGTGGACACAGAGACCTAACATGGGAGGAGTTTGCCAAATGGTATGCTCCTGCCATTAGTAGAACACTTAGTACTGACAATGGGGCAACATTTGTAGTAGCAGAATGTGACGGTGCTGACAGAATGGCTCAGGATTATTTACTAGCCTGTGGTGTTGCTCCTATAGGCATTACTGTTTATCATATGCTAAAGTCACCTAGATATTTAGCTAATAAGAGTATGCGTACAGTAGGTGGCTTTACATCTGACTTACAAAGGGATGAAGCTATGACTAAGAACTCTGACTATGACATTGCCTTTATTCGTAAGGGTAGAGAAACCTCTGGAACTGCTCAAAACATTCTAAGGAGATGGACAAGGTAGAAGAGACTGATAAAGAGAAGTTTGAAAGGTTAAGACTACACTTCACTAGTTTATTTCTACAGCACCCTAAAATGTTAGAGGTTCTTACTTATAGAGATATTGTAGTCAAGGCTAAGGAGTTTACTAAAGAATATCTAAAGCATGAATAAGTTTATATTTCTAGACATAGATGGGGTTATGAATAGTAATCTCTTCTATTCTGAGAGGACTCAAGACAAGAGGTACGAGGAATGGATTAAAGACTATTCTAAGCATATAGCTTGGGGTGCTTGTAATATTGACCCAAGAGCAGTAAAGAGGTTGAACAGAATAACAGACACTACTAAGGCTAAGATTGTAGTTTCTTCCACTTGGAGAAGTGACAGCAACCTCCAAGAGGTATTCACTTTAGTTGGTATTAAGGAGCCTATATATGACATTACACCTTATATGAGGAGTAGACATAGAGGTTCTGAAATACAGGAGTGGTTGGATAAACAAACTGAGCCTTATAGGTATGTTATTCTTGACGATGATAGTGATATGCTAGACTGGCAGGGACCTTACTTTATCCAAACTGACTGGTTGAAATGGGGTTTAAGTGATGAAGACGTTGAACAAGCAATACATATTCTAAATGCCGACGATTGAACCACTCAGACATATCTATAACAATCCAACTCTGAATAGAGAGTTACTTCTTCGTAAGTTGTTCCATCTAAAGATGAATGGTGGGATTAGTATTGAAGAATACGAGTATTTAAAACATTTAATAAGAAAGGAGAACGAGAATGCTCAGAGAGCAAATGGATGCACTTATTAAGCAATCAATGCTTGATAAAAATGCAAAGAGAACTGATGTACTAAGAGCTATTAAGAATGAGTTCTTGGTATTCCAAACAGCTAAGAATGCTAAACCTTTAGATGATGCAGCCGAGTTTGCCATTCTTCGTAAGATGGTTAAACAAAGACTGGATAGTAGAGACCAATACATTGCAGCAGGAAGGAAAGACCTAGCCGATAATGAATCTAAAGAGATTCTTGTGCTAGAATCTTTCCTTCCGCGAGAAGCCACGATTGAGGACATCAATAAGGCAATCTATGAAATCATCACGGAGAAAGGTTGGGGTGATACAACAACAGGTCCCCAAATCCCGAAGAAGTCTATGGGAGAAGCTATTAAGATGGTCAAGGCAAAGCTTGATAATGTAGATGGTAAGTTACTTGCTGATACTATTAAATCGGTTCTTGTATGACACTAAAGGAGATAGTAACACTTCCAAGTGAAGCAAAGTTTGTTCATGCAATAGCTGGAACTTTATATTACAGAATCACAACAGATGATGTAATTGTAGAGTTTCCTATTGATATGAATGATAAGGATGATGTTGGTACTACTACATTTGTAGCATCTTACAAACCTATTACCTTAATGAGGTATATTAGGAAAGCTATTGATAATGAGAGCATAATAATTATCAATAGATAAGATGTAAGTAATTGTACTATGTGATATTTGATTAATAAATCTAACTCTAGTCTAATTTCATAAAATTCATAAATTGATTTGGTGATACAGCTTATAATGCTTATATTTGCAGAAATTAAGTGGTTAAACTGTTTAAACGTATTAATTTATGAAAATCGAAGAGAAATTTAAAAAATTCCAACAAGGTGGTGCTGCACCTCAACCTGGTGCTGAGGCAGCAGGAGGAGCACCTGCTGAGGGAGCACCAGCAGAAGGTGGTGCACCTGCTGAGGGTGGACAAGACCCAATGCAACAGATTCTACAAGTAGCTGCTCAGGCAGTTCAGACACAGAATTGTGAAGCTGCGATGGCTGTGTGTCAAGCTCTAATGCAAATCGCTCAAGGTGGTGCTGCTCAAGAACAAGCCCCTCAAGAGGAACCAACTTTTGCAAGAAAAGGTGCTAGACTAGTAAGAGTAAGATAATTAGTCAACAAGGTAAGAAGGGGCGTATATTAATTATATGCTCCTTTTTTGTTATACATAGTATATGTCACAAGTAATAAGAAAATTTGAGAACTCTGGTAAGATAGAACAATCTAAGCCAGAACTATTCGAGAGAAGTGGCGTTGGTAAGTACAATAAGGCTGATTTAGTTGCTGGACTATATAGGAATATAGATACCTATATAAAGAATAATAATCTTAGCGGAGACAAGGCAGTTTCATTTAGAAACTCTGCTAACCAATTTATTAAAGGTATAGAGAGTGGCTCTATTACTATGAATGGTGATGGTACATTCTCTGATGCAACAGGTAGTATGGCTAGTACTGGAAAGTTCGATAAGAACTGGATAGGACGTAAGAAGGATACTACAAATAATGCCTTTAATTTGGTTGGTGACTATGCACTAGACTACATCAATCAGATGCAACAATATACTGAGCCAGCAGCTAAGCCTAAGTCAAAGTTTAACACTAACGACTTCCTAACTAAAGAGATTTCTAAAAGATGGTATGGTGGTAACAATATAGATTATAATAACTGGTTTAAAAATAGAACTGAGCAAGAGCGTAATACATTGTTTGGTGAGATTTTTAATAATGCCGATTATAATCAACTATACCAAGATTATGATTGGACTGACACTGGAATTAACAGTGCAGAAGACTTAGCTAATAGAGGTAGGGGATTTAGTACAGCCATTTCTAACAACAAGTTAGACAATGATGATTATAACACCTTTGCAGCATTAGGTGGAGCTGGTCTTGATAAGTTCATGAAGGATGTTCCAGAACAGACTGAACCTACTCCAGAGCAAAGTAGAATGAAAGCATGGGAAGTTGAGGCAGAAGCAGCAGGTGCCACTACTCCAGAAGCTAAGGCTGCATTTATTCAAAGGAAACAGAGAGAAGAAGCTGATAGGAATGCTGCCATTATTAAGGCAAATGATGAGGATATATACAATAGGGAGAGAGATAAGTTCTTCAACGACTTCTCTTCACAGAACCCTTTTAAAGGGACTATAAATGGATATGTTTCAAGTAAAACATCATATAATCCTGAGCAGATGCTACAACATGTAGATACTGCCTATAAAGGTAACATAACTGATTATTTGAAAAGCGCACTAGACCCAAGATACTTCAGAGGTCAATTATCACACACTGATGCTAATGGTCAAGACAATCTGAGAGAACATTTAGCTAATAACTTGGATTTAGCTATTAATACTGGTAAGTTACCTAAAATAGATGATGAAACTTATGCTATTCCAGGAACTTATAACTATGATAACTGGTCTTTAATAACTTATAATCCAGTATCAAGACAATATAAAGAAACTTCCATGCTAGCTAATGATGCACTTAAGAAGATAGCATATGGAGAGTATGACAGAAGGAAGAAAACTCCATCTAATAAAGAGGGCGGAATAATCAAACTTCAATATGGAGGTTTCGTTGAGGATGATTCAGCATATAATGCGTATAGACAGCAATTTGCTAAGAAGAAAGAGGAAAAGAAGCAACAAGTAGAAGCTAAAGCCAAAGCTACTGATAGAACAGTTAAACAGGTTGAAGAAGGTGAGAGAAAGCCTATGGCTGACAACCAAGAATGGGAGTGGGATGACTATACTAGACTTGGTGCTGCTGGTGCTGACGTAGCTTCAATCATTGCATCATTTGTTCCTGGCTATGGTACAGTAGCATCTGCTGGACTCGGAGTTGGAAGTACATTAGCCAACTTTACAGCTGATATGAAGGATGGATTCCAACGGGGAGACTTAGGTAACTTAGGTCTTGGACTTGTGATGGACGCCGTTGGTTTAATTCCTGGTTTAGGTGCTGCTGGTAAAGGTAGTAAAATCCTTAAAAACCTACTAAAAGTTGCCCCTAAGTTAATAACAGCTTGGAGTGTGTCCCAATCATTTAATCCCGCAATGCAAGCCTTTACTAAGTTAAGAGATAAAGGTGCTAAAGAAATGACTGTAGATGATTGGAAGGCATTAGCTAATGGTTTAACTGCTGCAGCTGGTGCTACTCGTTGGGGTGCTTCTGCTGTAAGAAATAAGAGACTTACTAATCAACATGGACTACCATATAGAACTGTTACTACCAAATCTGGTAAACAAGTTTCTATGAGTGAAGACCAATTCCAGCAAATGAGAAGAGCTACTGGAATTGAGGAACAGAATAAGGTTCTGCAATCTGTAGCTGAGGGAGAGGAACTTCCAACTACATTCAAGAATTGGTATAGCTTAAAGAGGGTAACTCAAGGAACTCCATCAGTAAGTAAAGGTGTTGATTTCAGTACAATGGACCTCAGAAGAGCTACCTCAGACGGAAAGGTTCTTGAACCACACCTACTATCTAATGAAGGTATATGGGAATACATGGTTAACAATAGTTGGGGTAAATCTTTCAAAAAACTTGACATAGGTAAGAACTGGGGTTATAGACCTTATAAACCTGAAACTAATAATGCTCCAGCATCTGAATGGGATACATTCAAGAGTGACTTAGAGAGTAAGGCTAAAACAAGAATAAAGAAGAAACAATATGAGCAAGCACTTGCTGAGCAAGATAAGAAGGATTTAAGGAAAATCAGAACTGCAACTACTGCTAAGAATAAGAGAGAGCAATACTCTAGTTCTATGGCAGATGATGCTATAGCTTTAAAATATTGGAGGAAGAGATACCCTAAAAGGACAGCTGGATTAAGTGATAATGACCTATTGGATTTAATTGAACAGCAAAAGGTTGCTAGTAGAGACCCACAAGGTAGACTAAAATTCAATGCTGGAGGTGTTGTACAATTCCTACAAGACGGTAAAACTGTTGGAAGAATTAAAGCTAAGGATATGTCTAATTGGAATAGAGCACAAGCTCTAACTGGTTATGACTGGGGTGCTGACTTCGATAGGTGGGCTTCTTCTCACGATAGTCCAGATGATGTTGTAGATTCTTATATAACATCATTCAATGGAGGTGAGGATATTTATGACCAACTAACATCTAAGACTGGTGATTACTTTGGTGGTAAATATAACTACTCAATACAAGACCCATTAGCTAAGCATAGACAGGTTACCTTTAGAGGTACTAATCAAGGCTTTGATGATTTAATCAGAAAAGGTATAGTAGGTTATGGTACTACAGAAGGTGATTCTGGATTTGATATATATGCTGGTGATAGGACTGGAAATAGAACCTTAGGTAGAGGTCTATCTGCTGAGGATGTAACTCGCTTCAATAAGCAATTACAATCAAGGGGAATGGAACTCTATGATAAAGGTAATGGTGCTTATAGGTTAAGAAGGTTTGAACAAAAACCAGTTGAATTACCAGAGGTAGTTGTAACTGCTGATGCTCCTAAAGCTTCTACAAACCCAACAGCTGTTACTCCAGCTGCAAATAAGAAGGGTAAAGGATTTAATCTTGGTGTAATGCCAGAAGATGTTATTGCTTTAGGTAGAATGGTAGGCGGATTGGCTGCAAATAATAGGGCAGCTAAGTTATATAAGGAAGGATTAAAACCAACCTTATTAGACACATTTGAGAATACTGTTCCACTTCAAGGTAACTTCCAAGCTAAGACCAATGCAGAGCAACAAGCAGGTAACTTAGAATCTGTAGCTGCAAGACCTAGAACTTCTGATGCTTCACTGCAATTAGCTGGAGAATTAGAAGCTAGTGATAGAGCAGGACAAGCTAGATTCCAAGGTGGTCTACAAGATGCTGAGATGTTCTATAAGACTAGAATGTTAGGACAGCAAGAATCTGATGCAGCTAAAGGAAGGAGAGTAGAGGTTGCTAATAGAAATAGGGCTTCTATGAATCAAATTGATGCAGCTAAGAAACAGATTGATGCGGCTAGAATTACATCTAATTATCAGAATGTTATTGCACCTTACTTAGCTGGTGTTGAGAATCAATTTGCACAGAAGAGAGCAATGAATCAACAGTTAGATATGGAAGAAGCTCAAAGGCTGGCTGAGAGAACTTATTCTCCAGAGTTCGATAGACTAACTGAAGACTATACTGGATGGCAAACATCTAATGAATATAAGTCATTACTAAATAGAAGAAAGACACTTAATGATAATGTGTCTCAATTCCTACTAGACAAGAGAAGAGGCATAATGGGTTCTCCATATATGTTCCAATTTAAGGGAAGTTCTTCTACAAAGACTCCATATGTTAAGTCTGGAGGTAAATTGAGTGCAGCTGACAGAGAGAAATTACAAAGAGCAAAAGATTTTAATAAGAGATTGCTAGAGGATAATAAGCAGTTCCACAAAGATATTATGGAATCTAAGAGAGAACATAACAAGTTAATAATGTCTATGTCTTCTCTAACTTCTGAGTTAATAAAGAAAGCAATGTCATGAGAATAACTTCTAATATAGATAAGCTACAACAGGGTGGAGGTATTCCACCCTTTGTTAGCTATACTAATGTTCCAAGACCTCAACCTACTGCTCCCTATAGTACATCAGACGCTAAACAAGCATCTGGGGAAGAGTCAGAAGGGGGGTTTGGTTTACTAGATAAGAATATGGTAAAGATGCTTTATGAGAAAGGCTTACCCAGTGATGTAGAGCAATTCTTAGACCAGTCTGGGTTGTTCTCTGAATCCATAATGTCTAACCCATTTGAAAAGACTAACGGAGCTGCTCAGTATAAAGCATTGTTAAAGATACTACCTAAGATAGCTATGAATAAGGAAGAGTATAATAGAGCTATACAAGAAGCTACTAAGAATAATGCTCTTAAAGAAACTGCTATTGATACAGATGGTAGAGTATTTGCTATTGGTCAGGATGGTCAAGTTACTAAGAAATTTATAAGCCAGCTAGAGGAGGGAGAACAAACCTTAACTGTAGGACAAATGGCTGAGAATAGAGCCTATAGCCAGGGATTAGCATTTAACAGTAATGCTATTACAGCTATTGCTAACAGCACTAGTATTGAGCAAATAAACAAAACGATATGGGAAGCGATTAAGAACCTAGGTTCTAATACAAGAGCTAATGAGTATTTTAGGTCTAAAGATGAAAGGAAAGCTAAAGCTGGAATTGACAAACTATTAGAGGAAGGTGCAGATGGTGTTTATAAGATTAGTTCTAAATCCATAACTCAGGATGCCCAAGCTAAGTATGCTCTAAATTACATCCTATCAACATTACCCTCTAATCAAAAAGTCCTATTGCAGGATTATGCAAGGAAGTCTGGACTTGACTTAAAGAATGGTCCACTACAAATTATTACCAGTATGATACAATCTGGTATTAGTTCTACAGAAGAGATTGGAGTTAGCTATGATAAGCAAGCTACCAATGGTGCTGATACTGATGAGAAAGGTAATAAGAAGACTAGAGCATTCGATATTCCTATGATGATTGTTACTGGAGATGGTCTTCCTAAAGAGAATGCAAGAATTAGCTTTGGTAGTAATTATGCTATTGATGTACAAGCACAGAAATTACCATTCATTCCAGGTAGTGATGGTAAACCTATTGGTCCAACCTCTCTAATGGGTGCTTTAAATGGTCAATTAGGTAGTGTAGTTAATAAGGATGCTGTACACGTAGGTAAGCAAAGACTTGACGCTACTAAGCTAAACCAATTATATTACGATGGTACTGGCGTATCTACAATGGAATTACCATACACATTGGATGAGAATGGACAAGCAGTTCCTGACTTTGATGTTATAGGTGCTTATAAGGCAGCTGTTGATGCAATTAATAAGGAAGGAAAGAATGTTACTAAGGCTCAAGTAAATCAGATATTCCAAGAAAGAGGATTGGATAGATATTTTAAAGAGGATGGAACTTTAAATAGGGATAGCTTTATGAGGTTTGCTGGTATATCAGTTATTGGTGATGATGAAACCTTTGAAGACCCCGATGATAATTCTGACTTCTTTATGCCTATCTCTGACGATAGGTTAACAGCACAGATAAGTGCAACATTAGGTACTAAGTCAAACCCTATGGATATGGGAGACCTATATAGAACTATTGCTTATGTACCTATTTATGACTCTCCGAGTCTAGCAGGTGCAGCATCTGGTAACTTCTCATGGATTAAGGATGAAGGGGCTATGATGGAAATAGCAAAGGAACAACAAATCCGTAACGCTAGACAGGCATATAACAACAATATAACTAAAAGTCAATTATTAAATGGACAATAAGAAGCCAAACGATTGGATGTTGAATGTGTTACAGAATCCTAGTTTCTCTTTATCTGATTTTAAAGCGGTAGGGATTGATGGTAATAACACTTCCATTGAAGATAGGGAAGTCTATGCTAATAACAAGATTATACAATCAAATCCACAGTTCCAGGATAGTGATGGTAACTTTGATAATGCAAAGTTTAACCAATTCTATGATGGAGCACTACAGTCATATCAACTATTAGCTAATAATACGTTTAATGAAACTGTAATGGATGAGGCTACCTTTGGCTTCAATAATATTTGGGCACCTAAGGAAGCTAGCAAGAGAACTCAACCAGAGTTCCAAATAAATAGGATATTTAATCCTGATAGAAGAAAGCTTGGAGTAGAGAAGGTAGGGTTCACTAGTGATAGAACCCTTACTGCTGCTGAGATAGCTCAAACACAGAAGGTATTTGACCCTGAGACTGGTGAGTGGGAGGAATCTCCTAATGATGCATGGCTAGGTAGGAATTGGTTCCAGCCAATAGCTTTAGCACAATGGGACACTGATGATTATCATATTGACCCAGAAACAGGAAGAAGGATAAAACATAAGAAAGGTGAACTAAAACTAAATGATGAAGGTACTTACTACTATGAGAAATTAGGCAGTAGAGAACCTTATGGTAGACAACTATTATCTCCATTCGATATTCTCACTACTGACGGTTCTAAGGCTAATAAGTATGACTTCTTCGATTCAGACAGCTTAGATAAGAGTGTGTTTGGAAGTATAATGAAGAATACATTCAAGATTGCTCCAATGTTTGTACCTTATGTTGGTCCAGTATATATTGGTCTTGGTATTGCTAATGAGTTAGCTAAGGTATTACCTATTATATATAAGACTACATTTGGATTGGCAGGAGCATCTACTGACTGGGCTAATAAACTGGAAGGATTTGCATACTCAATGGATGGTGGAACATCCGAATATGCTAAACAGCATCCTTGGGCAGCTGAGAATATCCTTAATATGGTTGGTGATGTAGCTAAACAACTATATGAACAAAGGTGGATATTTACTAATGCTCCAAGATTGTTTAAATCTTATGGTATATCATCTAAGAATGGTGCTCCATCTGAACTTGATGAACAAATATCTAAGTTAGCTAATGAGTATGCACAGACAGCAGTTAAAGATATTCCTAAAGTATTGAAGTCATTGGAAGCTACTGGTAGCCTTGAAGTTATACAGAAAGAAGCATTAGCTAGAGCAACTATATGGGGTCAGAACTATATGAAGAGTTATGAGAATTGGGGTAAACACCTATCTCGTCTTTATATGACTGGTACTGCATCTTATAATGCCTTTAGTGATGCTAAGCAAGAAGGTGCTACTGACGAACAAGCTGCTGCAGTGTTCTGGGGTTATATGGCTGGAATGTATGCTTTAATGGCTACTGACATTGGAGAACACGTACTTCCAGAACTAAGAATGGATAAGGCTCAAATTAAGAAACTTATCCAAGATGTTAGCCAACAAGCTAAACAAAGTATATCTACTAATGCAGTTAAATCTGAATCAAAGGAGTTAAGTAAGAATATATTTGCCAAGTTATTTAATGGTGCTAAATCATTTGCACAGAATAACTATAAGGCTATTGCTGATGGTTCTACTTCTATAATGTCTAATGCTTTAGCAGAAGGTGTAGAAGAAGTATCAGAAGAAGTATTATATGACGTTACTAAAGCAACATTTAATGCTATCTCATACTTTACTGGTAATGAGAGAAGATTGTCAGCATTTAATGATATGGCTTCTCGTTATAGTATGTCATTCTTTGGTGGTGCTATCGGTGGTGGTATGTTCCAAGGTATCAATGATATTAAGATTAGAAAGTCTTACGATTCTAGCAATATGCAGGCTAATCAAGAACTTATCTATTTAATCAGACAAGGTCGTGGTGAAGAGATTTACAAGGCTTTGGAAGATATGAAGAAGAAGGGAGTTCTTGGTGATAGAAATCTATCTGCAACTAAGGTTGATAAGGTAGATGATAAGTATGTATATCAACAAGGAACTGATAAAGACAATCAGAATGATGCTATCTATAGTCTAATGAAGGACTATGTAAGTAACATAGAGCAGGTTCTATCTGTTGAAGGTATGAAGCTATCTGATGCTTCTGTATTGGATAAGCAAATGCTATCAGAGATGAGGTATCAAGAACTGTTTAAGAATGCTCCTTCTACTGGTAAAATCTTACAAGACTTTAATAATCTTGCTGATAGATTCTTAACACTACACAGTAAAATTGATGAAATCAATGCTACTTACTCTGATGAGAATGGTAAGAAGAGTAAGGAATATGCTGACGCTATGGCTGCTGTTCAACAGCAAATAGATGATGCCAAGAAGGAACAATATGAGTTCCTGCATACTGGTATGAGAGGTAAGTACTTGGGAATGATGATGTTCTCTGCAAACCCAATAATCAGTAAGCCATTTATTGATATGAACTTCAGAATGTATGCTGAGTCTAAATATAATAAAGACTTTGAATCATTATCTGAGGACGATATAGCTAAAGCTAAGGATGATTACAATGACTATCTTCAATATGATGCCAATTCTAAATTAGATATGGCATACGGTGTATTCCGTAATATGAATGAGAAGTTATCCCCAATCTTCCAAGAAGCTGGTGAGTTAGGCTATAAACAATATGCTCAATTAAAGAAGAACTTCTATAATGCGTCTATACCATTAGTTGATGCAGACGGTAATTCTACTTCTATAACTATATCCAAGATACTTGGAGATATGTTTGGAAATGGGAATGATACTGATGCCGATGTTATTGAGATGGCGGAAGGACTTAAAAAGCCAAGAATTGAAGAGGCTAAGAAACATCCATTTGATGAAATATCAAGGTTCTTAACTTATTCTATGCCTACAGTAGATGGTGGGGCTATCTCAAATGGGGCTATATTAGTAAGGCAATTGAATCAAGTTGCTGACGCCTTCATGGTGAATGGATATATTGACAAGGAAGTTGCGGACTCTATGAGGAAATTAGCTGACCAAACTGTGGCAGTTAATACTACTATATACCATCCAGCTATGGAAGATGCCTACTTCTATATCAATGATGAAGTTGGAGATGCTGTTCGCTCTTGGATGAGTCAGGATTTAACCATAGCTAATGTAAAGGAAAAGACACAAGAGCTTATTGAGACATTAAAATCTGTTGAAGGTTTAGATGAAACTCAACAAAAGCAATTAGACATTATTGTTGATGATATAAGGAGACAGAGTAATGCAACATTAGCTCAGAATCTTCCTATTCTAAATGATGCTAATGCTTTATTAAAGAAGCTTGATACTGCAAAGACTAACCCACTATATGATACCTTATCTAAGATAGGTGTTAATGTAATCGGTAAGAAGACTAACGTATTCGACTTATTACAAGAACTAGAACAACAGTTCAATGAAACACATATCTCCGACTTTGCATTAGATAATAAGCTAAAGCAGGAACAAATAAAGGATGCAAGAAAGATTCTAGCAGCAGCTAGGTCTATTATATATGCTTCTCAATATGATAACTTGGATGCTTCAAATCCATTTGGATTCAATGTTACACTCAAAGAGTTCTATCAAAAGAACAAGATTGAGGAAGCTCCAGAATTAGGTATAATTGATTCTGAGATTGCTACTATAATGAATAGGGACTTAGATAGAATTGAGAGTAAGTTAGACTTTATAGAAAGACTATCTAATCTTAATAAAGAGTCTCAATTAAAGGAGCAGAGAAGAACATCAGTTAATATGAACTATCTATTCTATGATGTAGTAGGTAATGAGAATAGTTTCCTATATACTAAGATAGTAGATGGTCAATCACAATTGAAAGGTGTTGATGGAGAGGTATTACTGAATGATAAGGTAAGAGAAGCTATCAATAATGCTACTACTCTAAGGCAGTTCACAGAAGACCAGGACAGAACTCTGGATATATCTGACGAAGACTACACTGCAATGGAGAAAGAGAGAGTAGCTATTGAAGATGCTCTTTATGATAGGTTCCAAGAAATATCTCATGGTAAGGACCAAGTTGAGGCTATTAAGTCTATCCTATTTGATGGTGGATTATCTTATGAAGATATTGCTAAGGGTAGTGATGGTATTAGGTCAATTACTAAGAGTCTTAGTGACTCAGAGAAGCTAGCATATGCAAGTGGTATTCTGGGTGTTAAGAGTTCTGATTTCTTATCTCAGTATTATGCTGTTATTAAAGGTGACACATCTAAATTAGCACCTATAGCTACTCAAGAATTTGCTGTTAGAATAGCCTATACACTAGCATCTAATAGAAGATTCATTAATAATGTAGTTAAGGCAGCTGATATTCCAAATTACCTTGATGGTACTCCTTTGTTAAACACTGTATTTATTGAAGGTGTTCCTGGTGCTGGTAAAACTAGAGCTGTTGTTAAAACAGTGTATCAGATGCTAAAGGCAGTTAATCCTAATGTTAAGACATGGACAGCTGGTCCTCGTCAAAAACAGAGTGATAACTTAGCAGCTGAGATTGGTGCAGAGCATAATACAGCATTTACTAAAGAGACATTATTTAATAAATTGGGAGTTTCTCCTGAGTATGTAAATGATGCATCTAATATACGTGTTGTAGTATCTTCAACTGGTATTAAACACGTAGAGGTTATTGGTCTGGACGAGAGAGAGTATAGCAAGGATGATTTACCATCTGTACTATTTATTGATGAAGCCACTCACTTTACTAATGGTGAGTTACAAGTAATTTCTGACTTTGCTGCTAAGAACAATGTTGCAGTGATAATGTTAGGAGATACTGAACAAAGTGGTAAGAATCAACTATGGAAGTTAAAGGATGGTAATGATGAAATACCAGTTTACAACTCATTTGCATCTACATTTAGTATAGCTTCACCTAAGCTAACAGTTTCAATGAGGGCTTCTAATACTAATAAGAGAGATAATCTTAATAATATTAGAGCATTAATGGAACCTCTTAGGGCTACTAAAGCTGATATGTCTATCAGTGAGAAGTGGTCATTCATGGGTAATAACCTTGAAGTGAAGTATACTCAAGATGAAACTGGAGTACATGGAGAAAAGGTTCAAGGGACTTTAGATTCCAATGACCTTGAATTAATGCTATCTACTCTAAAAGAGGGAGAAACAATAGGATTCATTTATGATAATACTGAGTCTGATACTTATAAGATGCTTAATTCGTTACCTTCTGAAAAGAAGGATAAGATAGAGTTCTTCAATGAAGATTCTGCTCAGGGTAGTGAAGCTAAATACTTTATAGTTGACATTGACTGGAGTAAGAAGAGAACCCTTAATAATGAGACAGCTGAGGCAAGTATAGAGGTAGCTAACTTTGTTAAAAACTTATATACTATTGCTACTCGTTCAGAGGAAGGTACTATCATTATTGATAATCATTTAACTGAGGTTGTAGGTCAAGACGCCTTTGTAGAAAGTGATTATAATGCTCCTACTTCATATACTGATGAATCTCTAGCCGATTACAAGGAGAAGAGATTAAGAGCATTGGAAGAAATACTTAAAGGATATACACCATCTAATCCAGCTGTTGCCCCTGTAGTGCCAGGAGGTAAGCCTGTTACTGATGAGCCAGCAATTAACCCTAAATTAAAAGAGGGAGCTTGGATTCAAATGAATGATGGTAGTAAATGGCAGGTTATGGCTGTTAAGGAATCAGCTTATGTTCTTGCATCACAAGATAAGACTGAATACCATGAACAACCTATAGAACAAGTTGATACTATGTTAGGTGTATCAGTACATCTAACTACAGAACCAACTAAGCCTAGTATATTACCTGAAGGTGGTAAAAGACCTGATTTACAGCAAGTTCTTATTGATGAGGCGCAAGCAAGTGAAGAAGGGTCTGAGAGTGATTTAGAAGCTCAGAAGAAAGCTCAGTGGTACGCTAAAGATGACCCAGGATTTAAAGTATATACCTTTGCTGGATATAGGTCTGGTATTGGTTTAGAAATGTCTCAAGGTTCTATAGCTGTAGATACTGACAATAACGTAAACATTATTAATTCTGGTAGGAAGTATAAGAATGCTTCTGGTGAACTTATAGACGAAACTAAGAGTGATTTACAAGCTCTACTTAACTTAGATACCTTTAGAAATGGTTCAGTTAAGATTCCTTTCAATACTTATAATACTGCTACCACATTGCTAGCTGATATTAGAAGTGCTATAATGTTTGCTAGAACTAACGGAGCTGCTCTATCAGGTGTTAAGAAACTAATAAGGGAATTCCCTCCTGCAAGTAAGTTATCATCAGCTACTACTGGTGAACTGCAGGTTAAGTATGTCAATTCGTTCTACCAACAAACTGACCAAACAGTAGAGATGGGAGATAAGACTACTCCTAATAGGAAGTTAGTAGTCTATGTTCTTAAAGACAGAAGTGGCAATCCAGTTGCTGAGTTCACTGTAGGAGTTCTTCCTGGTGAATTTACCTTAGATAACTGGGTTCAAAACTATGTTGGAGAGGATAAGAACATCAAAGCTAAATGGCAGAGACTTAGTGAGTTACTTGCTAAGGGTAATATGGTAGCTAAGAATGCTGGACGTACAGTGTATATCCCATTAGGAACTGACTTTGCATTAGGTCCTAACATTATTTCTAACACTAAGATTAGTAAGGTTGACTCTAATGGTATGGCTTATACAGATGGGGCTACATTAAAAATAGTTCCGTTTAGTGAGTTTAAGAATGCTAAATCAAGAATTGTATCTGACGTTTACATTATGACTAATGTAGGTGTTAATAATGAGTTCTATGATAAATCACTGTCTGGTAAGGCAGTCGCATTTGTGACTACTAAGAAAGACTTTACCTATAGAGGAATAAAAGCATCAAATGACCCCAACATTCTTGCAGAAGCATGGATGGAGACTAGGGGAAATAAAGATGCTGATAAGTTAGACGAGGTGGTTAAAGTTGTAAAACTTGACCCAGTAGGCGTCAACTTTGAGGAGTATATTAATGGAGTTAGTGCTTTCAGAAGAGAGTTAGCTAATAAGACTGGCAATGCAAAGATGTTCAGTCCTCCTGGAAATAAGTATACTGCTGCTCGTATCTTCATGAATCTATTACAATTTGACTTGGATTTAAAGAGTGCATTAGTTACTGGTCAAACAGTACATGGTGTATCCGTTGTTGAAGGTAATGATTTTAGATACGAATCTGGAAAGGTAGATATACCTAGTAGTAGAGTAATAGAGCTAATTAGTAATCTAGATTCAATGATGGCTTCTGCTGTTAATAGAATTTATGGTAAAAATGATGCTGAAAAGTTAGCAACATCTAATGTAGAATGGGGACTTACTGGTGAAGTTACTCAGGCAGCAATAGATAAGCTGAATAGTGCTGTACTTAATAGGTTTGATAATTACCTTGAGAACTTGAAGAACTATAAAGATGGAGAAATCTTAGCTGAGTTTGCTGACTCATATTCATTTACATTAGCTAAGTTATTCCATAATTACTTTGCAGAATTTAGAACAGACTCTAAGAATTATGCTTTGAGAACTGATGCTAAATCACAGAACCTATTAAGGACTGTAACTAGAGTTCTTCAGAATTATGAGCAAAGTTCCTTTAAAGAGGGTATTTACTATACTCCTGTTTATAAGGGCAGTGCTGAAGGTGGTGGTATTGCTACAGCAATGGCATATCCCGCTATTAATATGGTTAACAACTTTACGGTGGATGTGGAAGCACAGACCCCAGATTTTGTAATCACTGGTGAAGCTTTGCAGAGACTTGCAAATGGTATTGAACAATATATGTCTAGTAAGCCAACTAGAACTCCTATTGAACAAAACTATACTATGGATAATACTAAGGCTGTTCTAACAGCTAAAGCTAGGTTCAAGTACGATGAAGAGTTCAAGGGACTATTCGAAATGACTTCTGATATAGTTGCTAAATCACTACCAACTAACAGACCAGCACTTGATAAAGATATTGCAAATTCAATCTATAGTACACTCAAGAAACTTGCAAAAGATAGGAGTAGGAACTCAGTAGACCCTAAAACTGAAGGATTTATCATTAACGTAAGTGGTGACATTGATTCAGATGGAGTTATGCAGCTGAAGTTCAATACATTGGGTAAAGTACTAAGAGGAATGCTTAACCAGCCAGTAACTAACATCAGTATTGATGGAAGTGAAGGTAGTGCTTTGTATTCTGGAAAATTTGAGGTAAATTTGCAACCATATCAATGGACAATGGATAGTAATGGTAAGGTTACTTACAACGAAATCCAAAATCCAGCTGCTGAGGATGGTCAAAAGTCAGAAGGCTTAGCAAAGCTTGAAGCTGAGACACAAAAGTTGGAGGCTAGGAAAGAGAAGATACTTAATGAACTGGTTAAGAGTCTTAGTGACCCATTAATACCAAAAGTAAAGGAGAGTGTGAACATATTACTCTCTGGAGATTTAGGTACTAAGGAGTATACTAGAGCTAAGGTACTAGTTGCTAAGGCATTCTCTATGGCTCCATCCAACTTAAAGAGTGAGTGGGATTCACTGTTATCTGATTATGTCAATAATAGGGATGCCATAAATAACATATTAGGAACTTGTAATTAAACAAAGAATTATGCGTTGTATTGTTACTAATGACAAAAAAGAGATTATTATCGATTCGTTAAACAGTGTCTTTAATGATGCTGATTTGATAACCTTAGAGGCTAAGTTCAAGAGACTAGGGGAAGACCTCTTCCCCACTCTTGTCTTAGATGATGAGCGTTCTATAAGTGTAATATCAGACATTATCAATGAGTGGATTCCAGAAGCTCGTGAGGTGGCTGAAATGTTTGAGGATAATGTCCAGTTAGCTCTATTAACAGAGTTAGAAGAAACAAAGGATTTAAGAATTACAGACCTTAGAAAGGTTGGAGTATCTCCAGCTAATAAGGCTGCTGCCAATTTAAACATGGACATTAGAGAGGAATCTTTAATTGATTATCAGGAGAAGATTACTTCCTCTACTATTAATAACTTATATAGAAGTGCTCAACAACCTCGAAATCTAATGCAGGATGAGTTAAGACGTAGCGTTATATCCTCATTTCTTGTAGATTTTAAAGAGGGACGAATAGTTAGAAGTTCTCAAGAATTTAATAGGAACTTAGCTGCTCTATTTAATAGATTGCTAGCTGATTTAAAGATATATGCAGAGGAAATTAAAGTCGATTTTGACAATTCCCTACTGCTATATGATGAAGATGGTAAATATACTGGTCAGTTCTCAGTTGTGCAGAAGCTGGCTGATACCCTCTTTGGTGATAAGTTTAATGCTACATACCTTAATCATCTATATGCTACAAGAACTAGTAGCTTTAGAAGTTCTAAGGCATTAAAGGCATATAACTCATATGTAATTCTGAATAACTTTGACACATTGCTAAAGACCTTACTTGGTAAGACTATAACAATAGACCAAAGATATACAGACTCTTTTACTGATGTTGTAAATGACAAGTACAAACTACTTGATAATTCCAACTTAGTAAAGACATGGAGAAGCTCTGATGATGTTGATGCTTTATCTGAAATGGGTAACATCACTAAGATATTGCTAGAGCAAACTCCTGTATTACATTATCCTACTGGGGAGAACAGATTTAATAATTATCTAGAGGTAAAGGACTTCACTTATGTCTTTAATAAACTTAAGAACATTCCAATCTTCTCTGAAATAGCAGACAAGATTAGGTTTGCCCCTAATAAGTTTGTTCCAGAACTGATTGAAACAGCCCTTAATACCAACACTAGAGGATTAACTGCCCACGATAAGGATATTATATTCTCTATACAGAGGAGATTCTATAAGAATAGCTTTGACCCTTATGGAGATTCCGAATACTCTCTAACTGAGATTATTAACAAGGAATATACAGAAGGTCAAGATAGTGTTCTTGGTCAAAACTTAGTTGATTTTGTATCTGGCATGATTGATAAGACTGTATCTACTAACTATATCGGATATAGACCATCTGAAGCTGGAAACATGGAGATATTTAATGCTAAGGATAATAACCTTAATAGTCATAAGTTGATTATTGAGAAGGGTATTAACAATATCAACAATACTTTATCAGCTGAGTATAGAAAGGATTTACTTGATAAGTATTCTGTTGCAAGAAGTGGTGCTAAACTTAATATTAGAATCCCAGGATACACTACTAAGAATGGTAGTCCACTCTATATCACTCATGCTAATAATGATAGGAGAATAGCCTCCGTATATACTATTGATAAGGAGGGTGACCAAGTTCCCCTATCCATAAGTGAAATGGACCGTATGGTTGCAGGGGGTGATACAGACCTTGTAAGAGCTTTAACTGAGTTCTTGGATGATACTCTATACCAATCATTGGGTTTACAACCTGAAATACTTGATGCCTTTAGAGAAATACGAGAAGCCACATCTGACATAGATGCTATAATGCAGCTTGCTACACTTGGTGGACGTTCTTTAATGCGTAATCAAATAGAGAAGGAATTGGCTGATGGTACAATGGATAAAGCATCTGTACATGAATGTTTCCCTGAAGCATATAATAAGGACACTGCCTTATTTGATAAGAAGACTGGGGCACTAAAAACTGTAATACAAGACCAAGCCAATATTGTAAGAGATTTGGCAAGGGCACGTATGTTAGTTAATGGTGAAGCCGCGAAGAGTAACTCTCGTGACTTATCTGGTAATTCTATATCTAATAATGGACTAACTAACCTTATTAATACTGCTAAGGTAAATTGGCTTGAAGCTAAGCACTTAGCTGGCTATGGCTACAATGTAGCTTCATTGGGAAGTATCTTTGTTAAGAATCCTAATCTTATATTTGGAACTACTGTAAAGAAGGAGGTCCAAAGTAAGGATAGGTCTGTAACTAAGTCTAGTGCTAAGTTCTTCTCATCAGAGATTGCATATAGTTCAATACTGTATGACTTCTGGTCTGGATTCCTAAACAAGGATGGTGACATGGCTGGTAAATTCTATATTCAACCTACTGTATATTCAGATAAGTCAAGACATTACTTGATTGGAATTGATGGTATGCAAGTACTAACTCCAACCTTTGATGAGACTACTGGAGGTAACGTTGGTGGTAAGAGGATAACTGAGTCCACTGCCGAGGATATTAGAAATGTACACTATGCTTCTATGGCTCAAATGTATAGGGTTATGAGAGACAATCTGTTAGCTGACTATCAGCAAACTTTAGCTCCAATATTACCTATGCTAGGTGTATCTTACATTACTACATTTAGTGATGCTGAGAATGCATTTAATGCCATTAATGCTAAGTATAAGCTAAAGAAAGATGTAGAGTTCTTCAAGTCTAAGGGCATTCCCGTTAGTCCAGAGAATGAAGCTGAATATCAACAGTTTATGCAGAGTGTTATGGCTTTGGCTAGTACACCACAAGACTTGTATATGTTACTTGCTAAGAATGCTGACACAGAGGTTATAGACCAAATTCACTTCTCTGGTAAAGAAAATCTAGGAATTAATAAGCTGTTGAAGCATTACTTCGAGATGTTCTTGGATGATGCTAAAACAAGAAGCATTTATAATGCCAAGGTTCTTAGAGAGAAGAAGAAGTTTGCTAGAGACTTACTCAATAACAATAAGTTCTTCTTATATGACAAGCGAGGTGAAATTGACCCAGTATTGAATAAATTCATACACGGCAATAGTAAGGAGGAGTCGTATAGTAGATGGGCTGGTCCAGATTATGAATCTAAATGGGTAGACCCAGATACAGCTGAACTTATTATAGCTAAGCTAGTTGATAAGAATGGTAAGGAAACAAGACTTACTAAGAACTCATTGTTTGACCCGAAGGATTCTCAAGGATTAATCCTTAATCCTCTGTTTGATATGTTCTTTGAAGTTGACAATCTAATCTCAAGCAATTTCTTAACCTCTACTGTTGGTGGACCTTATGGTCATCCATTAAAGTCTAGAATAGACCCAAATGCAGATGAGGTAACTAAGATTGAGCAAGAGGAAGCTGCTCGTACATTAGCGCAGTTTAAGCGTATGGTTATTTACCCTGCTACTATGCATAATTATGTGCAGAACCAATTCAACGGCATTCCTCCTCAATACAATGTTGCAACTATTAGGGATATGTCTGCTTCAGTTCATAACTTCTCTGGAGTTACATCTAAGGTAGATGTTCAGGATGGTAGTGGTTGGGCTAATCCATTCATTGCTGTACTAGAGAATCATTCACTTAACGATGCCAAAGCTGGTGAGGATAAGAAGCCTATTGGTCATAGTATGAATCCTATGTATCTATCTGAGCTTGAGTTGAAGTATGCCTTGATGGATATTTACAATGAACGTGTTAGAGACTCTCAGAAACCTGATAACAAGGGTGTAAGATGGAAGAATTTACTTAAGAAGATGACAGATAGACAGTGGGATATCCCAGTTGATTTAACTGTTGCTTTTAATGGTAAACCTGTCAATATAGCTGAAAGTATCAGTAATCCTTATTATAGGGATATAGTTACTAACAAGTTCTACAAGATTGTAGATATTAAAAAGACTGGTGATAACTTATATGATGTAACACAAGTGCAAGTAAATAACATGGGTGTTGCAATAGGTGAACCAGAACTTAAAGGTGGAACTTCTCTTCTTATTGATACTAATTACAAGCTATGGGAAGCCTTTGGTGGAGAATGGTCTTGTGATTTAACTGAAATGGGATTATTCGAGGGTAACTCTTCTATTGAAGCAGTAGCTTGGTATATGAACAATATCGGTGTCGTAAGAAGTAGAGAGAATGCAGAAGCCTATGGTACTGACTTTAAGCAAGAACTTTATACATTTGGTGAAGACTATGAAGACTTGCCAACTGAGAGCGAAATCCGTAATCCTGATGGAACGTTCACTGACTTTGCAAACTTGTCTCAAATAGAGGTATATCAGCCATTAAAGCATTCTGATATTCACTATTTAGTAAATACTAGTGGAGCTAAATGTGGTGCAACCAATATCAATCCTACAAGTTCTTGGTTTGATGATACTCCTTTAAGAAGTTTCAAGATGTCTACAAGACATTTAGGTATTCAGATGGATGCTGACCATCATGCTGATGATTCAGAGTTAACTGAGATGTCTCAGGTAATATCTTCATTAGAGGCTAATGGTTATACTCATCATATTGCTAGGGAGGCTTATCATGATTTAGGTTCTATTGTATATTCTACAATGAAACGAGAGATTGATGCAGTATCCACCTATTATAAGATGGGTGATTCAAGAGAAATCTATAATATTGTAGGTAAGGCATTCTTGAAGTCATTTGATGATAGCACAAGTAATAAGGCTAGTTTAGCTGAAGCTATTGTCTATAATATGAAGAAGGAGCTAAGTAAGTATTTAAAGATTTCAGAAGCTGATGTTAAGTTACCATTTAGTGATAACAACCTATTAGGTGCAGTTATTTCTAATGTAACTTCAATGATTAATAAGACAGCTATCAAGAGAAAGTATCCAGGTATTGCATCTGTATTGATTCCTTCTCATGGAGCTATCCAAATCTATAATGCTAATGGGATTGATTATACTTATAGTCAAGCTCAAATATCTAAGGTAGACTTTAACCATCAGTTTAATCTACAACCTACTATACCTATCACTGATATTGAATTTGGTGAGAGCTATGTAGTTGTTGAGAATACTCAAGGTTATCCAGTAGATGTTAACGGTACAGTTCCAGAAGGTGCAGTAATGTGGGACGGAGATATGCAACATGAATCTCAGTTCCTGGAGTTCAGCATATAACTGTTGATTCTATTGATAAATATCAAGCACTGAGGAATGATACATCTGGCAGGTTCGTCAAGAGGAATCCTTATAAAGGACGTGACTTACAACCCTCACGCACTCTATTCAAAATCGGAGGTAGACAATATAGTATATTTGATTCTGATTCAATCAAGTCTAGATATGCTGTAGAGAAAGCCTTTGGAGATGGTGGAGTAATTGACTTAGCTAGAAGTGGTGATATTGATGCAGCTATTAAGATATTAGAAGACTTTAGAGTTCCTAATGACTTAGTAGGAGAGAAGTTGAAAGAACTTACTAGCAAGCTGGTTAATAAAGACTATTGGAGAATTGAGAACATTGTTGATGATATTAAGAACCTATATAGGGATGATGTTATCAACACGTTCAAGAGATTGTCTGCTGATGGTACTATCATTATTAACAATGAAGTTAAAACCATTGACCCAGAGTCCTTAGAAATTAAGGAAGCTGAATTAGTATTACCTAAAATCTATGCAACAAGGTTTGGTTTAAGAAGAGGTGACTCTCTTAATGATATAATGAAGAATAAGGACTTCTTCTATAACAGAATCATTGATGCATGGAATGATAAAACTACTAAGTATGATATTGCTTTAAAGAGAGCCAATGGTAATCATACCTACATCATTCTTAAGAGTGGTGGTAATGCTAAGGTAGTTGAAGGTTTACAGAAGGTTAATGTGAACACTATAGTTGAAGATGGTGAAAACACTCTAAGAGTTAATAATAAGGGTGAAGTTGAAGGTCCTTTAAATGATGCTGAGGTTTATGTTGATAGTAGAGGTAACGAGATTATCTTTACTGACAATGTTAAACAATTCTTAGAGGAACAGTATGATGATTACGATGATGTAACACTAAATCCTGGGTTAAAGGAAGATACACTTAATACTGCATTTGATGTGGTTAAGGGTATTGACCATAAACTTACTGAACAGTATAAGGAAATAGCTTTACGCATGGAGAATAATCAATCTATTACTCTTAAATTGGCTCTTCAGGAGAAGGGAACTCAACTTGATAGGATGTTCCGTCGTTTAGCAAGAGAGAAGAGAACTTCATTTATGAAGTCACTTGAATTTATTGCAGCTCGTATTCCAGCTCAATCTATGCAGTCATTTATGCCTATGAAGGTAGTTGCATTCTCCGAATCAGAGAAGAATATTGCCTATGTATCACACTGGCAGATATGGTTGCAGGGTTCTGACTTTGATATTGATAAGGTATATCTAATGGGTTCTGAGTTCTCTGATAATGGTAAATACATTGGATGGTCTCCTTATTTCAATCTGTATTCAGATGAGGTGAGAAAGGCTTCTGAATTGTTACCTATGCCAAGTGGTAAAGAGTACCAAGTGTTCTACCCTGATGAGCAACCAGCTGATTCGTTTGATATTACTCAGTTAGTTAAGAATGTTAACTTGGCAGCTAGTGATAAGCTTGGAACTAACACTAAGCGATTCATTATTGCATTAGCAGACTTACTAAAGGGTATCAGAGACAGTGGTTATACTAAGTTATGGTTAGATCCCAAGAGTATTATTGAAGCTAACTGGATGAACTTAGATACTGTAGAGAAGAGGATTAATAAGCACTCTCTATATCTATCTAAGATAAAGTCATCTGATAGGATTATATCTATGATGAAGAACTCAGTTTCATCTAAGATTTATCGTATTATTAATGACCCAGCTAATATGGTTTCAGCTTACTCTCCGATTGAAATGAATGAACCTCAAGCAGCAGCAGAACTATCAGCATCTGGTAGGGAAGCTAAGGAGTATACTTTAGGCAATCCGTATGTTAAATATAATATGCAGTATCAGAATATGACTGGTAAAGATGTTATTGGTATTGCAGCTGTGGGTGAGAAAGTATTCTTCGCATTATCTTACTATTACAATGAAGCTGCTAGAAGTGGTAACAGAGATTGGCAAGAGAATGCATACTTTAGGAGGTCGTTCAAATTAATCAAGTCCAGAGACGGTAAGAAGTATCTTCCATTAGTAAGGAACATTATTGCTAATGTAAACTTTGATGGTGTAGATACATCTAAAGTACTTTGGAACTCTATGATTGAACAGCAATCTGGCATTAGCAGTGAAGATGCAGGTAAGAAGTACACCGAAGAAGAGGTAGCTTACATACGTGAACAGCTATTAAGTCAGCTTGGAAGTCAGAAGGATGCATCATTAGTTATATCAGCCTTGTTATCAGCAGCAACTGATAATGCTAAGGAGTTGATTTTAGCTAAGATTAATTCTGGTTCAGATTTAGCTTCTGTATATCTATACTCAATTATGTTGGGCATTGATTTTAAGGATATTGCTAGTTTGATGACTTCTAATACAGTTCAAACTATTGCTCAGCTGAATAAAACTAACATCTTTGATGAATATAACCAAAGTTCAACAATTGATAGTGTGTTTAATAAGCTAGAGAATGGTCTACAAATCAAAACCTATTTAACTAAGTTTGAGGGTCTCAATGAGGCTATTGAGAAGGTTTATCCAAGTGCAAAAGGTAAGCCCACTCAAATAGCACTTACTGAAATATTCAAACAGGATAATAGATTAGACCTAATTAGAAAACTGAGAGAGGCATTTAAGGAAACCAAGATATATGAGAATAACGGATTCCCCAAGTTTAATCTAATGAGATTTACAAATGATTTTGAAGAGCTGGCTGTGAAAGCTAATTCAATCTTTAAGGATGAGTTAAGTAAGACAGAGTATTACACCTTCAAGAGAATTTATAAGCTAGCTCAGGAGATTAAGCAATTAGGTTCTATATTGGGAGCTAATCAAGGTCTGCAGACTAATATGTTTGATAAGTTTGGATATCTTGACCGAATTGAACAGGCTGTAAAGGATAGGGTTGATGAGTATACTACTGACGTTGGCGATAGCAAGGACATTAGTATCTTTAAAATCCTTGAGGATAAGCCATATTTGGAGAAGCTACATGGTGGTAAAGAAGGAGCCAGAGAATATGTAGAGACTATTGTTAGAGCAGCTAAGACGGAAGGTATGGTAGATGACTTTAATACACTTAGATTCCTAAATGATAATGACTATAGAAGACTTGCAGTATCCTTCTATAATCTAATTAAGGGAACTATAAACGTGTTAGATGTTATTACAAGAGTACCTCACTTCAGAGCGACTATTGACATGGCAGCTACTGACTTTGGTATATTTGATGCCATCAGCTCTAAGTTTACTAATGTTTATAATCTATCTAAATATCTAGCTAGGGATGTATATAAAGTATCTGCTAGTAAAGATAGGGATTCAATATATAGAAATGTTGGAAACTTCTTGGATAGTGTTATAAATACTAAGTGGTTCAAGGATAGAGGTATATCTTTCACTATAACTGAAGGTGATAGATACTTTGATAAATCTGGGCATACACATCAGGCTACAGGTAACGAGGTTATTAAATTGGATACTGGTCATGGTCAAGCTACCTTCAAGATGTGGTTTGAGAATACAGTAGTTCCAAGTCTTAAAAGAGGTCTACAAGAGAAAGGTGGAGAGAGGAAGTTATCACTTGCTAGAAACAAGTTTATAAGTGCCTTACAATTATCTATCTCTGATAGGACTCTTACTCGTGATATTAGCTATGCATGGGCATTACCTATGAATATGTCAAGTATTAACTCTATTACTGAAGTGAATAATTATGTAGAGTATTTAACTCACTTTGATGAGTTGGATAAGTATACATTTAATGGGACTCCAGTTTCAGAACTATTCTTCTATTACAATATGATTGTGAATAAGAATAGATATGGACAGACTTCCTTAACTAAGTTGTTTGAGCATTTTGTTGGAGAGAAACAGAACTCTGTAGTACAAGATTACTTCAAGTACGTAGGAGATATGGACTACAATAAGCTGTTGAACAACTCAGACTATTCACTTAAAGATGTAATCATGGCTTGTGCAGTAATAATAAGTGGAGGTAATTATTCTAAGAAGTACCCATATATCAAGGTCTTTAATTCTACTCTGCAGACTTATGACCTGTTTAAATATGCTGGAGAATTTAATCCTACTGAGCAGCTTCCAGAGGGAGCTATGGATAACATGGCGGATAATAGAATGGACGATGATAATAATGGTCCAGCTAACTATACCAGAATTGATTTCCCGAATCAGAAGGAATTAATGAACTACTTCACTTGGTTACCTATGAATTTCAATAAGAGACAAGATGCTGAACCATTAGAAGATAAACTGTTAAAGCTAATAAATCAAAACAGAGCAGTAGTAAAGTATGAGTGCTAAAAACTGTACTTCTACATTGATAATTGGGGGGCTGGAGTTCAAAGTCCAGTCTCCCAACATCAATGGGAATCCTCCAATTAAGGACATTATAAGGAACATACTTAGAGAGCATGGTCCTGAAATTACTAAAGCATTATCTGACCCTAAAGGTATGTATGAGGTACTTAACATTAATGACATATCACATATAAGAGGTAATGCAACATTTAAAGATATTACTAAACACCTAAATGATTTAGGTAGACAGTACATACCAATGAGAGATAGTTTAAGGGTATTAATATCCAAACTAAACAAAGTTGTTCCAGAGTCTGAACAGAATATCCTTTGGGTTTCATCACCTATAACACTAAATGACGTAAAAGTACCTAATGTAAATGTGGGTGCAGACGGAGATTTAGTAATATTGGACTCCAATAACCTTAATAAGGTGTACAATACATTAAGAGAATACTTCTATGCTAAAACTATTAATACTCCTGAAAAGATTAATCAAATTATATCCTTTGTAGGAAGTATAGGTAAGGCAACTGACAAACTGAAATTAAAGTCTGATGTATGGATAGCTAATCTACAGTCTAAGTTTACTGAGATGAAGCAGAATCCTGCAACAGCATTACACTACATTGTTAGTGATGATATTATAAACGAACTAATTGACCTATCTGGAATGAGGTCAGAACTTAATACCTTACTTAAAACTTTGAGCAACGTTCAGTTAAAGGAAGGTAAAGGTAAGCAATGGTGGTTGGAGTGGAATGGAAATGCTGGAACATATACAAATAGGAATGGTCAGCAGTTTAAATTTGACTTCAAGCAAATGAATACCACAATAACAGAGTACCTAAAGGAGAAAGGTATTGAAGCTAGTGAAGAAGAAATTACAGCTACAAAGGCTGTCCTATTAAGTGGAGTATCACAAGGACATCCATTGTCTGATGATGAGATATATGATTTATGGGATGAATTTACTAGAAAAGGTTGTGAATAATGGCTTGTATTAATCATAATGATATAACATATAAAACACTTCTAGAACTTTCTGGATTAACCCAGTTAGAACTTGATGCTAAGGTAAGGAAGACACTGGAAACTACTGGGGAATACCCATTTATCGAACAAGTAGTATCTTCTGACACTATACCTGCATTAGTAAAGAAGTATAAATTAACCAAGTCTGGCGATAGATATGTTGCTAAGGACGTTGATTTAGAGGGGGTGGATGCCCCTTACCTAAATAGCATCTACAGAGATTTAGAAATAACAATAACTCCTCTATTTGATGGAGAGTCCTTAATAGACATTAAGAGACGTGCTACTATAAATAGAGACTTAGATATAGAAGAAGACTATGTTGGACCTTATACTGAGCACAATAGTAATATATTCCCCCAACCTATACAGATTATTAATGGGAATTATATCTATCAGCATAATGGAAGTTACTACATAGCAAAACATAAAGTTGGAAGTTTTACAGCATTAAGCCATCTGCCTAGAACTAAAAACCTTAAGACAGCCTACTCAAAGGCTACACCAGTAAATACCAAGTACGAGGTTAATAGAGATGTTCTTAGATTTATATCTGAGAATAATAATCTATTATCTGTAGGGCAGAACGCTTTATATAGTACTACTTCTGAACTTCCCCCAATTATATCATATTATGGCAATTTTAATTATCCTAAGTTCAAAGTTGATACAACTCTTAAAGGCAAGTATGACATTAGTGAAGAAGGTACTATTCTAATAAATCCAAATAAACTTGGTTCAGAACCTAAAGCTCTAGAGAGGGCTATACTTGAGGCTGAGGGATTTTACAGTGAGGCAGAGATATTAGAATCATTAAATAGACTTACAAACCCTACTAAAGTGGAGACTCTAAAAGTAGGAGTTGGACAATATCTACTGAGGTCTATTAATAAGGATAATAAGCTTAGCAATTATTACCCAAAGATGTCTGAAAGTGATTCCAGAATTAATAGGCTTGAAGCATTATTAGATAGGCTAACAGACCTATATGGTGTTAAATTCAATAGGGTTACTAGTTCCGAACTAAGATTGGGAGGATTTAAGGATATTATTCCTGATGCTACAAGAGTTAATGCCTTTATATTAAACGGAGAAATCTATATAAATACTGATAATGCAAGTGATGATGCTCCTATACATGAGTTATCCCATATGCTGTTAGGTTCTTTAAAATCTACTGACTATGACTTGTATTCAGCATTAGTAAACTCAGTAGAGAGTTTAGATGATTATGATTCTAGGTTGGAAGAATTTCCTAATAGGGCTAGAATGGATGCTAATGAGGAAATATTTGTAGACTTATTTGCTAGGCATTTCACGGAGAACTTAGAACTGCCAGTTGATGCTAATCTAATGGATAGGGCAGAGTATGAAATCAAAAGAAACATTGATTCAGCTATCTTCCCTAATGAAAGTACAACTAAGGTTAGTCTAAGTAGTATCAGTGGTAAGTCTTTCTCTGAAATCATGGACTTATTTGGAACTTCTATTAACGAAACTACAATAGCGAATGCTTTTAATGGTAATGAATCAGGAACTAACAGACAGCTAGCAAATATAAAAGAAGATTTATTAAAACAAGGATTATTAAAAGAGTATTGTGAATAATGGCGAAGTGTGGATATACTCTGTTAGGAAGGTCATTTGGTTCTGAATTAGAATTAAATAACTTCCTACTTAACAATAAACATAGCATAGACCTTGGTAGAGTATCTGATATAGTATTCAGCCTTAACAGTAAGAAGGATGAAGTAGTATCTATATTGGATAACAAGCTATCATGGGCTACTAAAATCCAACGTATTAAGAGGAATCCCAACTCAATCTTGGATGATGAAGATATAGACCCAGAATCAGTAAAGCCCTATAAAGGTGTTACATCTGCCCTTAGATTATTTAAACAACCTAATGGTAAGCAATTTGTACCTAACTTTGACTTAGATAACTATAAAAATAATGACCTATTTCCCAGATGGGCGGAGAAGGGATACAACCAGGCTGAAGCTGAATTATTAGGTAAAGAAGCTGGTGTTCCTGTAAATCCGTCTGAATTTGAATTAGCCTTCAATTCATTAGTAGGTAAGTGGGACTTACTTGGTAAAGTTGGTACTTCACTTCATAAAGTGGCTGAGTTATTTTGGAAGGGTAAGAGCCTTTCAGAGATAATCCAGGACAGTGAGGTTAATAACTATCTAGATGCTGCTACTGCTTCACAGATGTATGGTCATATGGAAGTTCTGAGAAATCAGCTAATTAACCTACACGGTGGTGGTGACCCAGCAAACGTTAAGTTCTACCCAGAGTATGTAGTAACTGGTGATACTCAAGCAAATGACGATAATGGAAACCCTATTAAACTACTTGGTATAATTGACTTACTAGTAGTTGATTCAGATGGTCAGGTACATATATATGACTATAAGACTTCTGATAAGGCATTAACTGGATGGAATGAAACTAAGAAACTAACCTTTGATTATCAGTTAGCTGTATATAGACAATTATTAGAGCAGTATGGTGTTCCAGTAAATAGCAGTATGTTAGGTATTATACCATTTACTATGCAGCAGTTCGATGGTACTACTGGTAGCTTTGAGAACCTGGCTACACCGACATATATGGTAAATGGAAACAAGGAAATCAATATTGATTATAGAAGTAGAAATCCAAGACTAGCATATGAAGGTGCATCAGCATTCATTACAAATAATGTTGAATCTATTATGCCTGTAGAGCCTAAAGAAGACTTAATTACTAAAGACTTCGTGGAGCATATGAGTACTGGGTTTACTAAACTGTTCCCAGGATATAAATTCAATAGGGAATTGAATGATGCAACACTTGAAGCTCTTAAAAGGGATGTTAGGTTTAATCCATCTACTAATAAATGGACTCTTCCCGATTTAAAGAATCCAGGTAAAACTCTAACATTTGACTCCCAAGCTGAAGCATATAAGGCTTTAGAGAGTTACCACGAAGCATTATTAAGTTCTAAGACTAGAGCAACTGAAAGGTTAATTGGTAATATTAGAACAGCTATTAATACTGGCAATACTAACTTCTTACCATTATCTAATCGTAAAATTAAGGGACACAGTGCAGGCTGGTTTATTAAGGAATGCAGTAGGTATTGTAACTCCGAATGGAAGGTAATGGACGTTCCAGAATTAACATCTTTAGGTATGATGTTGCTCTTTAATAAGAGAGCTAAGTACTTTGATGTGTTAGTGCTAGATAATACTCCATTAAAGACCCAACTCAAGTTTAAGAAGGGAACTACAGTTCTTGGTGAATATGCTTCTAATGTAGAATTGGAGCAGAGAGGTATTCCAGCCTTGGAAGGTATTGTAGGTAATATAGACCTAATGAAAGCTATGTTAGCTTTAAACGAACTTCCAGATTTATTCAGGGAAGGTAAATTTAAGTTAGGTGAAATTAGGGTTCTTAACCAAAAGGATGAAACTGGTATGCACACTAGTGCTTGGCAGTTAATGCAGAACTTTAATGAGCTTACTAAGAATGGAAGAGCTGGTGTAGATAATAATTTCTCTACTGGAAGAATACAATTCCTAGAGAATTATCAACTAGCTTACTATAACATGGTTCAATTCTGTGCTTTAGGTAGAGAACAGAGTAAATTGAATAATGTACTATCTGAGTTTGAAACTAACCCAATTATTCTTGACCACTCTATTGAGAATCTAATAAAGATGAAGAAGATGCTGGAGCAAGAATATCCAAATTTAACTGAGACTAAAACCACTGACTTCTCTTCACCTCCTGGTATTGTATACGGATACTTACTTAAAGCTATTAAGGATTTAAGAGGTATGCACTATGTACAAGAAGTTAGGGATGGTAGTAAAATAGCTCTACTAATTGATAATCCAGATGTAATGGCATCAGCTAACCTTAGAAATATGTATAAGGTAACTACTGATGGTCTTGTGCATCTAAGAACTAATCTTAATAACTTTGCCGCAGAAATGCGTACAGCTATGGAGAAGTTCTGGAAAGCTAAGGGTTATAGTACTGAGAGAAGGAATCTTATTGGCGACCAGCTATTTCTATTTAAGAATATGTTTGTTAAGGATAGGGACGGTAATATTGACAGTAGAATGAGAGTTAAAAGTCCATTTGTTGATAGAACCTTAGATGCTGCTGAGAAGGAGTTTCTAACATTCTGGCTAGACCGATTAAATAAATATAGGTTCCAAAATATGTCTGAATCTGACTTAGAGGAGATGAGATTAGACCCTGATAGTGCATACTATGATGTACCACTAATGGAAGCTAGTTCAGCTACTAAAGTACAAGAAGGAGGTAAGGGATTAATATCATGGTTTAAGAGAAAGGTAGACCAATTTAGGCATCCTAAAGAATGGGCGGATAGACTTATTACTGGAGCATTGGATTCAGAACATGGTGAACAGTTAAAGGAAGATATGGAGAAGTATGAGATGATTGATATGTTTGAGTATAGTGACAATCAAACATCAAGAAGTAATGCTTTAGAAGAGCATGATACAGTCTTCTTTGAAACTAACCTTAATGATATTATCTATTCTTATGCCTTTGTTAAAGAGAGAAAGAAAGCCTATGATGAAATCCTCCCAGTAGTTAAAGCTACTATAGTTGATATGCTTATGGAAGCTAACTTCCAAAACTTGGACATTAAGAATACTGTTGGATATACTAAAGATTACGTAAAGAATAAAATCATTGGTCAGACACTAGTTCCAGAGAACTTAAAGGGACTATCTCACTATATGGGTATGATTAGAAACTTTACTACCATTGCTGCTTTAGGTTTCTCTCCTAAATCTGGTCTATTCCAGGCGATGGAAGGTTTCTGGAAGAATGCAGGTAAGGCTATTATTAGACCTATGGGTACTAACCAATTTGGTTGGGATGAGGTACAACAAGCCATGAAATGGGTAGCTGGTGATATGAAAGACCACTTTAAGATAGTGTCTCTAGGTGAGTTAATAAATGAACAATATGCTATCAATGACTTTGATTCTAACGTATACGACAAAAGGCTGAGAGGTGAGCCTGGTTTTATAAACTTCCAGGGTAAGATGCTTTGGACAACCTCTGCACCTGACTACTTTAATAGAATGACTCTATTTGTAGCTCAGATGATTAAGGATGGTTGTATAGATGCATACTCTAAGAAGGGTAATAGCTTAGTCTATGATTGGAAGAAAGATAAGAGGTTCTCTGCATATGCAGCTGGTAATAAGTCAGATTCTAAGTATGGTTATCAAAAGGCTTTATATGAAGCAATGATAGACCAATTTAGGAATGAGGGTTGGAAGAATGATAAAGGTCAGCCAATCAGTTATGGTGATGATTTACCAATGGCATATACTAATAAGGAAGCACAGAGTTTGAAGTCATTTGCAGACCAGACTTATGGTTACTATTCACATGAAACTCAAATGATGTTAAAGAGTTACTTCCTTGGCGCTCAATATATGCAGTTTAGAACTTATTGGTCAGCTTTAAAGAATAGATACTTCCTAAGAGGTGGTGTATATTCTCAAGGTAACTTCCAGCAACTTGTAGATGAAGCTGGTAATAAAGTTTATAAGAAACTCGTAACTATTAATGGTGTACAGCAATATGTTCAGACTACTGAGAATACTGGTGAGCCATTTATGGTATGGAGAGGTAGTTGGCAAGAAGGTATCTTTATGTCAATTAGAGATGGGTTTAAAGATATGCTTGAAGGATTCCGTGATGATGGATTAGCTGGTGCATGGAAAGGTGCTAAAGAATTTTGGCGCACGGATAATGAGGAGCAAAGAAGGGTAAGACACGCCAATTTGAAGCAATTTACATATGATATGGCTCTTTGGACGTTGATTGGGTGTCTACTCAGATACTTCTTAACCCAGTTATTAAAGGAGCAACAAAAGGCTGATAAGGGTCGAAATTTAAGTTGGGGAGATGTGATGCTCAGAGACGCAGAGAGTATCTTTGTTTCTTCATTAGTTACCTCAACTGATGATTTAGGAGCTTTTGAATCAATGCTATCACCTCTAACAGATTGGACTCCACCGTCATTTAGAATATTAACCAATATTTGGAATGATGGTTGTGCAGTAATTACTGGAGATAAGGATTTTAGTAAGGCTGTCATAAATAACATCGGTGTACTAAGGCAGACTAGAAACTTCTGGTACGATGCTAGTGAGGCAGTAGAAAGTGCAATTGAGTAATGTTAATAGGAATTTCTGGTAAGAAACAATGCGGTAAGGATACTGTATGTAGAATAATTAAGGCACTAGATGATAGATGGGTAAAACATGCATTTGCAGATAAGTTAAAACAAGCCTTGGCTGTAATACTTGATGTAAATGTAGAAGCCTTTGAAGATAATATATTCAAAATGTCAGATAGCACTATTGCTAAGCCAGAGGGAGGATTCTATACATATAGAGAATTACTTCAGAAGCTTGGAACTGAGGTTGGAAGGAACATTAGCCCTAATATATGGGTGGATGCTTTGTTCTCTAGTTACTCCTTAGAGAATGACTTTTGGGTTGTAACTGATGTAAGATTCCCATCTGAGGCAGACGCTATTAGAGAGCATGGAGGTGTATTGATAAGGGTAAACAGGGACACAGGTTATGTAGATAATCACCCATCTGAAACTGCATTGGATGATTACATAGACTTTGACTATATTATAACCAATGATAATTTAGATGATACTATTGAGAAAGTAAAGAATATAATGAAGGAAAATTACTTCATATAAAACAATTAGGGCAACACTGGTAGGTAATTCTACTGGTGTTGCCCTTATTTTTTTTACTTAGTCCTTCTTCTCTACATATTCAGGTTCTCTTTCATCCTGCTGTTTTAGATAGGTGAACATTCTCTTACCTAACGCTTTGTAGTCTTTATTATCCTTTGATTTAGAAGCCCTCTTAGCCATTCTAATTAAGGTTCTTGTATTCTTCCTACTAAAGATTCTCTCTCCTCCTTCAAGCTCCATTTGGGTAGAACCATCTGGTGCAATTACCTTCATCTTAGGTAATTCCTCATCCTCTTCAATATCAAGTTCATCACCTTCTTCAATTCCAGAGCCTTGATTAACTTCTAATACAAATTTAACATCATCTTCCTCAGCTATATTCTCATTCTCAGGCTCTCCCTGATATACTGATATTACTTCAAAATCTTCATTAATAAAGATGATGTCTAGTGGAATCTTAGTATCTTTCATCCAGAATCCTACAGTCTGTGGTTCTTCAAAGAAGAATAACATACCCTCATCATCTTTCATTTCTGTAACTCCTTGTAGACCTTTAATTCTCTCCTCTTCAGTTCTAGCACAAGTTACATTATACTCTCTGTCTCCTATTTCAATCTTCATTATTCAACTGTATTTAATAATCCTGTGTTATCAACTGTATTCTCAAGAATCTCATGTACAAGTAACTTACCTGCTTCAATAGCTGCTTCATCAGAGCCGTCTTGCATTAACTTCTCTAATTGCTTGGTAACATCAAGGTTGAAGATGATTTCCTCTCTCTCTACCTCAGCATGTTGCTTTATATCACCACCCTTCTCCTCAGTAATAACTGGAATACCTTTAGTAGTTACTTCCTCAAACTTCTCATCCACATTCTCTAAATGATGTTTATGGGCGTGTAGTGCTCCGTCTGGTATTACATTAACAGCTCCACCATTCTTGAAGCCAGCTACTTCTTCCATTCTAACCTCTTCTTGAATCTTCTTCCTCTTCTCCTTCTGACCTTTAGATAGTTTAACTACTCTCTTTGCAAAGTCTTTATCCATCTTTAGTCCAGATTTACCAGCTCTTACAGTATTCTGCTGATAACCTCCATTTAGTTGTAATTGAGTACCTAATCCAAGTAAAGGATTGTTAGAAGCTGTAAATGCCATCTGTGCTTCATCAGCTATGTTACCCATTTTAGATTGCTGCATTTGTGCATTATGTATTTGTCTATTAGCTTTGTTCCTAGCACCACCACTAAGAAGACCATACTTCTTACCACTCTTAGTAAGAGCATCATCTACTGTGGCTTGAGTTCCTCCGTATGATGAACCTACCTGTTCAAATGCTTCATTATCTTTAGTAATAGTATCTGCCTTTTTAGCACCTATTGCATTAACCAATCCTAAAGGAGTTAATTTAAGGAACTTGCTATCTAATACTTTATCAACCCCTGTCATTTGGTCTGTGCCTACACCCATCGCTGTAAGCCCATCAGATAGTAATCCTCCTACCTTCATAGCACCACCAATAATAGTACCTACTCCAGGAATAGCCATAGCAGCATTAGCAGCAGCATCATAACCTTGATTTAAACCTTCAGTTAAAGCTGATTGCTCCTTCTTTGGAATTAAACTTCCAGCTATATCAGCAATACCTCCAGCTACACTCATGGTATTACCAATCTTAGCCTTACTAAATAAGCCACTACCAGGATTAACTGTAGAGGAGGTTCCCCCAAATTTCTTCATATCCTGCATAGCCTTGTTAGAATCTCTATTAAATTTTAGGGACATACTCAATGGGTCTCCCATCTTAGCATTGAAATCAATTAGATTGTTGGTTGGAGCCATTATCTGCTCAGCTGACTTACCAAAATCAGCAGCCCAGTCCTTTCCCATTATATTCTGATAGACTGGTGTCCCATTATTTTGGGGGATGGTGTAGGGACCCCATGTTGAAGTCCCTCCCCACTGGTATCTTTTAACTAGTTTACGCATAACTTACGATATATAATGTTTTTAAAGCTGTTATTATAGCTAACTCGTCACCAGTATATCTCACTTTAATCTTTATATATTTATCCCTAATTCTAGTTTCCTTCCTTTCATCAGACCACTTATTGACGTCTAATGATAAGAAATTAGCACTATAACCTCGGTCTCTTAATTCAGATGGAATATCAGAGTCACTAGTAATGTTAAGAGCAGTCATACTCTCAGGTAATGGATTGTTAACTAAGTTAAGAGGAGGATAAGTATTACCATCCTTATCTCTAACAGTCCAAGCTAATTCGTTCTTAGCCCAGTAGGTTATAGAAGGAATTTGAACATCCCATTTGTCCTCTAGGTAGTCCATGTTGCCATTTATTCTACCGTACTCCATAACCTCGTACCATTTACCATTTTGAACTAGTACATTTGTATATCCAGCTGCTACAAGTGAGCTATATCTATCTTGAGTTATCTCTTGTAAATATCTCTTCTTAAAAGGACACGCCTTAATGTGAGTAGCTATCTTAAACTCATTCAGCTGTTTGTCATGCACAATCTCTGAACCAGATATATGCTGATAGTCCTTACCTGCTGAAGTTACAGATTGGTAATGGTCTTCAATCTCATTCAGACTATCTACCCTTGAATAGAATAGTGGGAACATAATTGACATATCCTTATACTTAGTAGTACTATATAATATGTCTCTTTGTTCTGGTGTAACATCCAAGTAATCATGATTATAAACTATATCTGCACCATTATACTGGTATAGATGTTTAGTAGCCTCTTGCCTAAAATAAGCATTCCTTTTATCGTTGGCAAAGTTATATACTTCTCCGACAACTTCAAAATGGAAGGATTCGGGTTGAGTCTTATTACTTATAATCTGTAGATTATTAAAGATTTTATGTACTGATGGGTTATCTACTACAATAAATTCAAGTTCAAACGGATGTTGCTTACCATACCAATAGCAAGGGCTAATAGGTTTCCTAGTTGGCATTAATCCAGCCTGACCATGTTTCCAGAATGAAGTAGTAAGTAAATCATATCTCATCTTAGTAACTACAGTTACATTGGAATATAATGTCTTCACTACATTCTTAACTTCACCTTCAACTAAGTCAGTTCCTTGATTATAAACAACAGCTTTAACAGGTATCGTCCACCTACTATCTCCCACAGAATTGGCATTAACTGATACTTGATTACCATTAGTAATGAAGAACTTATTTCTAACTCTATCATCAGCAATGCTGTATTCAATGTTAGAACCACTAATGTCCAGGTTCAATTGGAGATTTCCTAGTTTAGCTTTACCATCTACAACTGTTAGTACATTATCAACTATTGCCCCACCCTGCATACTAATAAGAGGATAGTTAGAAGTTAACTTAGTAATGGTCTTAGATGTACTTCTATCAAAGCTAAAGAATATATTGTCAATATTCTCAGAATATGATGGAACCCATGAGTAGAATGTAACAAACTTCTGCATAACCTCATTATAGCATAAGTTCCAAACATTCTCTTCCAATGTGTTAATATCATCATAGAATGTGAATATTACATCTTGCTTAAATCTATTATAATGTGTTTTAACATTTCTAATGCCAATAATCGGGGTCTTTTCCTTCTCAGTAAGTGAGATATTATCATTTAAGAACTTCTGTACTTTAAAATCTGAGATAACCTCAAATAGTTGCCCATTAGTTCTCCAAATCTTCTTCCCGACTGTATCTACTCCATAGACGTAATAGGGAGTTTTTATGACACTTTCACCCCACTGAGTACCGAATGTATCACTAAGCATTTTTGGATTCTCTGGCAGTACGTTAGAGGTGTTTATGAAGATATTTCCGCCTGCACCTTCCCCTGCAACGGCTCTTTCATTGACTGGTATCAAAGCAACACCATGTTCAAATACACAGATAATGCTACCAAACCATTCAACTAATTTAACGATACTACCATAAGTTAATGGATAGTCCCTATAGTTCATTAATTTAAACACCCTGTAACCATTCTTGAATGAATCGTTTACATTTATATCAGAGTACATAACTCTAATATGGAATTTATTCTTAATAGCTGGAACATTGGGTAACTCATAGTAATATTTATCAGATGTAGTACTATTAATACCAGCATTTATAACAAATGATTCTGGTATCTTAGATTCCCCAGTTACTGACATAGCTTGTAATGGATAGAATCCCCTAGCTTTACCAGTTAATCCTAATTCAGAAGTATATGACATATCAACACTTCTCATAGACAGATTAACATTACTACATACTTTGACAGTAACCCAGTGACCCATCTTAATAGCATTAACATCACCTCTATTGATTTTACCATTCTTCTCACTATCGCCAATAGTATAGTTATCTTTCCATGACATCTGGTCCACAATATCATCATTGATAGGTGCTGATGAATCTTGGAAGTTTCTACACATTCTATGTGTATAGTTACCTATATAGCAATCACCTCTAAATAGGTTCTTAACCACCATAGTATCTCCATCCTCATCTAGGTCACTCCACAACATTCTATTGCAGATTGCATAGAAGGAAGAAGAATCCTCATATCTAATTTCAAAGTATGTGTCTAATAGGTTTTCCTCATAGTTAGGAATCTTAATATCAATAAGACTCATCTTATTAGTATTATATCCCTCCAAACCTATGTAAGGTCCCCAACTACCTCTTAATAGATTCCTTGCATTAGTGGATTTATTAGTATAGTTATAGTAGGATACTCTCCATGCTTCCTCAGCTTCCCCTGCTCTAGCACTAAATAACTGTTTTTTACCCTTTAATGCTTTAACATTATCACCAATAGCCATAATGTTATAGGTTTCATCTTGGGTAGAATCATTAGTAACGTATGATAAGTTGTAGAAATGAGTACCACTTCTATCAAAGTATTTCTTACTAAACTGTGATTTAGCCATTTTAACCTCAAACTGAGTGCCAGTAAATAGTTGGTTAAAATAAGATTGCCTTAGTTCAAATTCTGGGCATAGAGCTGCATATCCTTCTAATACATTGTCCTTACTAATATCATCACATCTTCTGTCAAAGTCATGTGTTAGAACTCCGTCATTATCTAGGAATCTTTCTACTCTATACTTATCAACACTTGATGGAAGAACTGGTAAATGACTTGTATTTTCTAGTCCTATAGTTACAGCTTGGGCTAGTGTAGTAGGTATTCTCTTTTGCCTTACAAAGAAGAATCCTTTAGTATACCTCTTTAGCTCCTTAACAGCCGCTTTGCTAATTTTAATATCAAATCCGATTGGGACTGTACCACTGTCAGCTAATTGATTACCATTATATTTAATTTTAACTACACCCTTAGAGTTTTCATTCTGGCTATCTAACTTGCTAGTCTCCTTATTAATAGGAATGTATTCTCTATTAGCTTGGATAACAGCTATATTAGTAGTGCTATCGGGGTCAAAGTCTTTCTTAAATAATGGGTAATCCTTCCAGTCTATTCTGTCAGAATCACCAGGTACAGCTAACCTACTAACACCTCTAATATTAAATACTGGTGACAAGGTATAATCATTAAGGATGTAAACTACTCCAAGTCGGTAGATTTCATCATTCCAATATCCGAGTTTATTATAGATGTTCATTACATTATAATACTCATACTGTCCTGACTCGTCCTTATAATCCTTATCAACTCTACCTATATTGTTCTCTACATTCAATTCTGGTAGGAAATGTAGTGATAGGTCAGTAAGTTCCTTATACTCAATATCGGGATTAGCTACATTACCTAAGAATAACATATTCTGACAAGTAGTTTGTGCAGCTGCACTATTAACCACATTGTAAGCCACATTAATATCATTAATACTAACTGCTTGAACTGTTTCAAATCCAGTAATACTAATCTTGGCTACATTGTTATATACAGCAAACCTCTTTATAATCTTAAATGAAGTAGTCATCTCATTTCCATCAATATCTGATGTACTTCTTGTATAATATACTACCACATTATTGTAAGATGAATCTATATTAGTTAATAAGAATGAAGCTGACTTATAACTGTTCTCATCTCTAATTCCACCTTGTATAGAGGATGGGTCATTCAAATTACCAACATGGCAAGTTACTATACCTGACTCAGCTATAAAATCTGTCTCATTCCCATCTGAATCTGATAGCTTAAAGTAGAATACATAATTACCAACTCTTAAATTACCACTGGTATTTAATCCCATGAATGTAAGGTTAGCTATATTATTAGTCTTCTTATAAAGAGATATATCAGATTCAAAGGAATCTATATCATATATATTAGTGTCGTTATCTCCTTCTCTATCCACAATTTGATATGTATTCATACCTGTAGATGAGAACCTTGTATTAATTAACTTAGGATATGTACTTCCGTCATTAAGAATAAGATTTACTGAACCATCATAAGATTGTTGTGGAACAATATCAATAGGATGGTTCAGGTCGAAGCTGAGTAATTCTGTATCTAGATTGATTAAGCTACCTTTAGGATACACAATTACTCCGTTCTCCCTTATGTCTTCATTAGTTCTAAGTACTCTCAAAGGATTGTACTCATATACTAATGCTCCTTTCTGTTGAAGTTGATTTAACCCTAAGTCAAGGTTTAATACCTTACCACTTAGTGATTTGAAATTCATATATTACGTGTAAATAGATTTGTTACTCTTTAAGATGTTGATTGCCAGGTCTGGTGCAGCACTATTCCTACCTTTCTTCCAAGTTCCTATACGAGTACTAGGTGATTTAGCTAGGATTTCATTATAATATCCATCTGGTATCTCTCCAGATAAATTCTCGTAGGCATATGATGTAACGAACACATTATTAAATGGTTCATCAAATGTCCATGTATAGCCTTTCCAGTCAACTAGTGTTCTAGCTGATATGGTCTTAGGTTTATATGAATTAAACGTTAGGCTTCCATCATTGTTAACAGTATATCCAACACTAGAATCAGCTATATAAATCTTTCCTCTTTCTATACCAGATAGAGAGTCAGAAGCAACTGTATGGGCTGAGTATGCATTAGTATAACAGTTAAGAATATCTGCATCCTTAGAGAAGTCCAAATCATCACCTATAGAAACTACAGTAGACATAGACTGATTCTTATGAATACTGAATATAGGAAGGTAATTATTTAAACCTTCAATAGCCGCCATCCACCTACCCATATGTGTTTCAATGGATGTAGTATCACTTCCTAAGAAGAAATCTACATTTACATTAGTACCACCATTAGGAACTCCTATGTTGATAGTGCATAACGTATCCGAAGCTATATGATATACATAATCAAGGTTGTTTGGTCCAACAAAGTTAATAGTCTTACTTCCCTTTTGTAGTGTTAATAATTGACTCAACAGACACCTAACCATTTTATCTACTCTAATAAGGTTATCAGTTCTATTAGAACCACTAGAGGGAGTAGTAGGTGCAGTACGTCTTGAAGCCAAATTAACTGGATGATGAACTCCATTAATGTCCTTCCATGTTGCAAATAAGAAGTTATCTCCTCTATCTGCCTCATTCTTACTACAGCCCCAGCCATCAATAGTTCTTCTTGAAGCATTATACCATAATGATGCACTATCTCCGTCTTTGCCTCCAAATATACCTACAGTACCATTACCCATATTGGATAAACTAGTTTGTAGTCCTGTGTCATCTACTCCAGCACCACTATTTTGACCACTGCCTACAGCAACACCACTAGCAGTTACAGAGCAGTTATATTCCATATTCTTATCACTAGCAAGCACGCATCTAAGGTTTCCATTCTCTTCTCCGAATGAGAATAGTTTCTCCTTCTGAGTTAAATCCATAGATGGTTCATAAGCGGGTCTCAATACTTCTTGGCTTATTGTTTTAGAAGCTACAGCCCCTGCATTTGAGTAGATGTATCTAGTAGTAGCTAACTGTCCTACTAACTGATTATTAGTCCAAGAGAAATTCTTAGCAATCTTTGAAGATGGGTTAGTTATACTAGCAGTTAAAGTAGAGTTATTATTAGGAGTTACTTCTGAATGGTCAAAATCACAAGAAGATACACTTGGAGTAGTTCCAAAGTAGTTGTCAACAATCTTGGCATCTGGAACACCAGCATACATCTTCTTGTCATAATCATATCCAGCAGCAGGTGTAACTTTAACTTCATAAGTTCCAGTTTTACCTACTTCATATTTATAACCAGATACATCTGTATCTAATGAAGGTACTTCTGTAACAAACTGTGATACACTAACTCTGGTAATAGTAGATGGAGAGGTAGCTGCACCAGCCTTTAATGTTAGTGTAGGTACTCCCGATTTTTTAACAGAGGTATTAACTTCACTCTTAACGTCTAATAGGATTCTCTTTCTTGAATTACCATTAGGAAGTCCAGTATTAAAGTCTGGAATCTCTTCATAGAACTCATTGAAATATCCTCCAGTATAGATTAGTTTATATCCTACTGTCTTTTTAACTCCAGCTACGTATCTATCAATCCTAACTATATAAATCCAATTCTTCTGTATTGTACTATCGTCAAATGGAATGATTTCTTCAAAACTTCCATTGTAATATTCCTTAGAGATTGCATACTTATAAGAGCCATTCAGATTAGCTACATTAGCTGCATTACCAGACTCAGTGAGACTTATAAATGTGAACTCTATCTTCTCAATGTCAGAATCCTCATTGAGGTTGTAATAGTCATATCCCCAACCTATCTTTAGATATGTATCAGTAACAAAGAAACGCCATTCTCCTAACACCTCTGAATTAGTTCTAATAGCATCGAAGTCGATAGTACCACTCTTAGCCATTCTTTCAAGAACTCCATAAGGGCAAGCTGGCATAATCTTATATTGAGTTTTACCAGTCTTACCGCTCTTAACAATAGTAGACTGAACTGAGGATGAATCAGCTTCAATTAATCCAACATCATCGGGATTATTCTTAGTAGTACCTTTAAATACTCCAGTAGTTTCTCCTGAGAACTCTACACTAATAACCTTTGATTCATCATTGCATGAATACTTCCTAATAAGATTAAATGTATCAAATGTTTTTAACTCAATTACAAGAATTAATGCCCCAGATGACTTAGCACTGAATACTTGTACTAACTCTTTGGACTTAATAACATCCAACATAGGGGTGTTACTATTCTCATAAATCCATAGACCATTCTTGTATATCTTTAAATTCTTCTCATCTATGTAGTCAATGCTTCCACTACTATTTATAACTCCCAACCTTAGTTTAATTGCTCCTCTATTGATTGCTTCTCTAACAGCAGAATCTATTGAATTGGTAACTATTACAAATCTATCTCCAGGATGAAATATCTTTACTTCATCTGAATTATTAACTTGGAATAGCTTCTGTTTATAATACTCCAACTCTATATAGGGAACACTTCCCTTCATTTTTATAAAGTTAGAGAACTTAAATTCAATCGGAGTAACATTTAGGTCTTCACCCTCATATAGTTGCTGAGGCGATGGGAATGAGCCAATCTGACTCTTACCAGTGATTGGGTTATGAGCTGCAACATAAATAATACCTCCATGTTCCTTCATTCCTACAGGTACATACCCCTTATCGAGATAGGCTGTATGAACTTCTCCATTTCCCATATCATTCTGTAATACAAACTCATTACCATTATATGTTATTATAGTACCATTTAAGCAGTTTGTTAATACATTGCTTGGAGTAGTTAATGGGTGTAAATCCATTATTAAACCCTCACCAAAGGTATTAATTGCTTCTTTTCTCATATTTTATAAGTTCATAGTTGTTACTACTAATAAGTATGTCCTTGAACGTACTTGGATTATCTCTTACTAATGCAATCTCTAAATCATTGCATTTCATTGTATCTTTAAAGAATGTATATCCCATATCTGTAATGTATCTAAACCTTACAATGTATTTAGACCAGCTGTAGAATACCTTAGCCTCATCAAAGACCTTCATTCCGAACTTATTATGGAATATAAAATTCTTCTTCTTCCTTCCTCTTCCAGTGGTGGATTTAACTATGGATTCATATTCCTCATCAGTTAATCCTATATAATAGTACCCATCCCACTCTGTAACTTTCTTAGAGTATAATACTCTTAGCTTCCTCCTTAACATTCTTCTATAGTAGTTGTAGTGCTTAATAGAATCACGTGTAAGTTGCCCGCAGTAGAACCAGTATCTATACTTAGTACTACTAATAAGAGTATCACATCCTCTAAGATTATAATAATATAGCATTCTCCATCCGTATTCAACTGCTCGTTTAACATCTTCTGGAGGTACAGTAGGGAATTGGGCTATTAGGTCTGGTAAATAATCATTGACACTTTTAAGCATTAATAGTATTGTTTACCTTGATTTGTGTGCTCTAATATCCTATCTCTATGCTCAGGGTCAAGATATATTAACTTCTCCCTCATAACTCCCTTAGATTGGAAGTGGAATACCATTTGATATGCACAGAAGTTGGATGCTAGAAAGTCTACCTTAGCCCACTTACCATTTCTTCTTGCCTTAGAGAACTCTTCCCTCTCAAATCTCTTCATCTTTAACTCAGCTCTTCTTGACCGAGTTGGGAGAGTAAATGTGGCATTATTCTCAATTATATCTTCCAAAACCATATTCAAGGCACTCTTAAATATCTTTTTAGCAATAACTTCCTTGTGCCTATTACCTATTAATTCCTCACATGCCTTTGATGTCATCTTCATCTTCTTAGTGGGGAAGGAGATGAATAATTCATCTATATTCATGGCATATCCTGTAGCGTAGTTCATTTATTTTACAAATTTCCAAGTCTTATTAAATATCTTCCTATTCCAACTTGTTTTAGCATCTAAGATTTCATTCATATCATTCTGATTGATATACATTGGAACTCTGGCAGCATCACATAATTTATACCATCTCTGCTCAAGAAGCTGCGCCTCTTGTAGCATATTCTGGCTATGTGTAACCCATCCTTCTTTAAACCTTTTAGTGTATGCACAATAACAAGCTATAGCGTCTTTCTCTTTTTCATTTATAAAGGGCAATCCATCATCATCTAATAGTATTCCCTTATATAGTATATTAACTGAGCCATAATCCTTATCAAAGTAAAGGGTATCATTGACTCTCTCATACTTGGCTAATTTACCACTAATGTAAAACGGATTGTTATAAACCTTACGACCTTCAATATAGTTCTCAATAAACTGTGATTGGTAATCCCCATTAACTGTATCGTTAGTAGTGTATCTCCAATCCTCAAAGTCATATGTTACAGCTTCTACAAAGTCACAATTACAAGGAAGTGTAACAGTAAGAGTTTCACAATCAATCTTACATCTATATCTATATAATTTAGTCTGCCTATTACCTATTTTATTCCAGGCAATCAGACCTATTTCCTCGAACTCTTCTGGAGCTAATTCTATACCATATAATAGGTTAGCTTGAGCGTATGCTGATTGAAAGTTTTCCATTATTTAGGAGTTTGGTCATTAGGTAATATTGGAGCAGCTAACTGTCTATAATAACGTAGCTTCTTCTCTGTCAATCTCTTTTTTATTTCTGCATCAATGAAAGTCATATTATTAATGTCTAATGCCGAACAGCATCCATACGTCTGTAACTGTCTTGGGTCTTTAAATATACCAACTACAGATACTTGCTTAATAACTGGTAGATTGAATATCCAGCAATCATACATATTATTGGCATTTGGAGTTACATCCACATATACATAGGGTCTGTTCTTAGCTCTCTTCCTATATTTATGGTACTGCATCACAGTAGGGCTTACATACCATATAAATGGTTGACCTTTATCCACAGAACCAATGTATTCAATTCCTCCGTCAAACTCAGTTATTAGCTGTGGTATTTCAAAATGGAATGTAGGAGTACCGTCTGCTTTATTACCACACGTACAGTTCTCTATATCCTTACAATCAACATTTATACAGTTTATAGACATTAATAAATCCCTTTTAGGAATAAGTCCCTTCATGGAATATTCCTTAATGATTTGGAGTCTTTCATCTACAATATCATCTTCTAGTTGTTCTATTGATAGTGTATTGGAAGTAGTATATCCTCTAAGTCCAGATACTATATCATTATAGATTGCAGATGCTAATTTAAAATAATATCCCATAAGTACAAAATAAAAAAGGCGAAGGCTTAATTTGCCCTCGCCTTCGTATTAGTAGTCTATATTAAGCTACTGGACCGTTCTCTTCAGCTGGTTTCTTGATTTCTGTAATAGTACCAAGAACCTTTAGAGCTGTTTCAAACTCAGTTGCTAATGAATCTAGTACATAGAATACGTGAGTAGTCTTTGATGTTACTTGCTGTCCTACAGCTGCACCACCGAATAGACCTCTATCAACCTTGTACTCAACGATGTACTGGTTGTACTTAGCTCCTGGAACAGGAAGCTCTTCCTGATTAACAGCTTCGAACTTTCTAGCTTCGATAGTAGGTAATCTAAGGTCTTTAAGGATATGAGTATAAGTACCGAATCCTTCTACACTCTTAGTGATTGTACCTTCAATAACATCCTCAAATACTTCATTAGTAAGTGGGTTGTTAGCTGCTGTGTTAAGTTTTTGAATCTTAGCTTCAGTGAATAGTTGATATTCATCAACTCCATGAATTGTTAGCGTAGCATCAGAGGTTTCAACCTTGATGTATTTATCGCCATAGAAAGCCTGAATCTTATCAATAACTCTCTTGATTTCCTTTGCTACATCAGCAGCTGCTGTGCTTGCAGAAGTGATTCTAAATTCATAAACAAAGGGTTTGCCTTTGAATACGAAGTCATTAGCATAGTAGGAGTTTTGGCTTCCAGATAATCTCATGTATAACTTCAACCTATAGATGCCCACACCTGGGTTAGTAATAGTGAACTCTGCTTTACCAATAACTGGGTCAGAAGCAGCTCTCTTATACATTGCACTTACGTTACTCTTTAGGTATTTGTTAACGCGTCTAACTTCAACGTAGTCAGAGCCTTTAACAATCTTATCTAAACCAGTGGTTACATCTTTCAGTGAGTTTAATACAATAGTGTTAGTGTACTGAAACATAAATTAATTATTTTTTAGATTGTGACTGTTGCTGAGCTGGATTTGCAATAGTCTGATTAACTGCTAAATTAGTTTGAAGCCTTGGGTCACCTGCGTTCTCCAATAATAGCTTTGCCAGCTCATTTATAATCTCTTGACACACATAATCTGGAAACTCCATGACTTGTGATGTATCTTCAACCATTTCAATCTGGTCTTGTGTTAGTCTAATTTTTTGAGGAGTCTTTATATAATCAACAAATATATCAGTTAATTGAAATACAGAAGAGTCCTTGCCATACCTAATTTCAAGTCTAACTTGAGATGGATTTCCATACCTATTAACTCCTGGCTGTTCTACTAAATCTACTGATTTACCTCCAATAGTAATTTTAGTTGGAAGTGAACCATCTGTACCAGTAGTTTGCTGAATAGTTGTGTTCGGTGATATACTTCCCTCACCAGCAGTAAGTCTAACTGGGTTGGTAGGCATCGTTGCAGCACTATTTACGTTGTGTATGAAGTAATAAGGATTTCTATAAGAGGGTTGCATATAGAAGTTCCTTATTATCTGCGACCACAAATCAGAGGTTAATCTCTTAGCACCTATTTGTACATAAGTACCAGCATCATAACACTCATAAGTCTTTACCACCTTGAAATTGCATACACAATTCAAAATATGTAAATAGTCCAGTGGTAGATTTACTTCATAAACAGCACCATACAATGAGTTAGTTTGAGAGCTAACAGCAGCGTATGTGTTTGTAGCCAGAGTAGGCTGGAGGATGGCAGTAGATTTTAAAACTCTAATGTCATCTGTTGATTGTTGATTTACATCATAAATGTTGTACTTCTTATTAATGTATTGGTATATCGCCTTATTTAATAAGTAGTTAAAGTCCTCAAGTAAAATACTTGGAGCAGCAGTCTTATTCATTTCAACTAATGCTCCTCTGTATACTTGTTTCGCTGTCATTTAGGTAATGTTATTTCTTAGATGCACTTTCTTCTAAGTACATATCGGGATAAGTATCTCTCTTAATAAGTTCAAGTACCTTACTGTTAGTAGGGTTCTTCATCCATGTGATAACTGCATCATCAGTTGCACCTAATACAATGCTATCACCATATAGATAAACCTTGTTCTTAACATATATGACGTTTTTGTCTTTAGCGTCAATGAACATTAATCTCAGATTAATATCTCCACCAGTATATAGGTCAATAATCTTCTCTGGAGATTTATGTGATATTTCAAGCAAGTAGTCTGTAATATCTGCGTCTGGTGCATTACGCATATTCTTACCAAGCAATCTAGCTTTAAGTGCTCTACCTTCTGCACCTTTAGGGTCTCCATATATGTAAGAGTCAGCATCGTGGATAAGTTTCTTCTTAGAGATTCTCTTAGCAGTATCATATCCAGGTCTTTCTACATATAGTTCAGCTGTACCATAACGAGCACGAGCTTTACCCTCAGCTATTTCACCATCAATTAGTAAATTCCCTTTAGAGTCCCTTGCATCTCTTGATAGTGCAATTAGGGGACAATGTTGTATTGAGTGCCACTCAGCAGCCTGCCATTCATCATTTAGATTGAATGTAGTACCATCTTCAATGATGAACACTTTATTCTCAGGGATAAGTGGTTTACCTTCATTCCTGTCTTTATCAGAGATAATCATATCTCCTTTACTATCAACTGGTCTTACGCAATCTGGGAATCTACCAGTTCTTGGGTCTCTTACAGGATTCATGAAGTACTTTTGCCCAACTTTACCGAACACACTTCTTAAAATAATTATATCGTCTAAAACATCAGCCATATTAATTCGTATTTTTATTGTATATCATACATCATCTATTATAATGAGTATGAGAGGGACTATATTAGCCCCTCCCAACACATCTTGATTATATTTTTTTTATTAGGCTTCTTTCATAATGAAGCTTCTGTATGGAGAGAATACTCCAACTCCAGAATAACCCCAGTTGATGACCTTAGATGCAGCTGTAGTACTTGAAACAATACCAGAGCTTAGACCATCTAGACCACCCACACCTGGGTATTTATTAGTAATGAAGTCACCACCCTTTAATGTGAACATTTGGATAGCTGGTTCACCACTAGTCTTATCAGCAGTAAGGTCAAGCATTAGACCAAAGCCTTTCTCAGAACCCCATTCACGAGAGAATGTTCTATCAACCTTGAATGAAATAGTGTTACCACCGATTTCGTAGCTATTGAATGTAGCACCAACGTCTACATATCCATTAGCCTTCTTAGACCATAGATAAGTTCCACAAGTTTTGAATCTAGCAAGCCATTCTGATAGACAGCTCTGAATGTCATTCCACATCTTCTCGTTGCAGATGAATACATACTTGTTACCTGTTGGGTTCTCACTCTTCTCATTCATCATAGCCATAGCAGTAGTGAATGCTTCTGGAGTAAGTTTGTTGTATACATACTTAGATGCAAATCTCTCGATTTGTGGGATGATACCGTCACCAATATAGATTGGACGACCAGTGTCAGGGTCAGAGATTGTTGGTTTACCGTTCTTATCTACGTTAGTCTTATTGAATAATAGACCTTGATTACGAACTTCCAAGAAGTTTCTTAATAGATTCTTCTCAAGAGTATCCATCTTATACATTGTCTCTTTTACAGCACCATTGCCTTCACCCTTACCAATGCTGATAAATGTTTGCTCAAGTGGCTTGAATAGAGAAGTATAGCTGTCATCAACACGGTGTGTTGTGATGTAACCTCTGTGTCTCTCAATGTTAGATTGATACTTAACATAACCCTCTTCGTGTGCCTCAGGCATAGCGTTAGATTGGAAACGAGTAGTGTCACCAATTTGGCATCCGTCTAAGTCTAGGATTGAGGAATAGTCGTTATCAATTAGTCTTACTTCAACTGTCCAATAGTTATCTGCAACTCTTGTAGGTCTAGAGATAACTTGGCATTGCTGCATAGTCTTGTCAATCTTAAAAATGTCATACTTCTGGTAATAGTTCTCTTTGAAAGCCATTACGATGGTTGTACCACCTTCACCATTAGTTGCTGGAACATCTGCGAACTCAACTCTCTTAATATAGTTAGTTTCAACTTCCCACTCGAAGTACATACTATCAATACTTCTATATTTGCTATTTGACTTAGAATCCATGTAGAAGATGTTTCTTAGAGATTCTGTCAAGTAAGAAGCAGTTAGGTTAGGGTAAAGTCTTGAAACTATACCAAGTCTAGTTGGTTTTGTGCCTAAGAACTTATAGAAATCTTCATAAGTTCTAGTTTCGCTCATTGTAGGGCGATTGGTTACGAAATTTGCTACTATCATACTTTATAATTTAAATTTAATCTAAATCATCAATTGTTAATACTTTTTTAGCAGGGGCAGCCTTACTACCTGCTGGTTTTTTGACCACTGTCTTAGCTGCATTTGGAGCTTTACCTCCCTTAGCATCCTCAAATCCTTTATTGTAATTATACTTAGATGCTTCTGTAATCTTCTGTTTGTAATAGTCAGAGATTTGACTAAATGCCTCTTGACCTTTTAATGCGTACCAAACCATACCCACTAAGGTCTTAGGGTCATTCAACGCTTTAGCAATGTGTCTTACTCCTGCAACATCTGAATCTAAGATAAAGCTAGCAATTTCATTCATATCGTCCTCAGACAAGGTTAGTGAGGACTCACCCAAGTCAATGGTATCATTCTCTTGAATTGCAGCTACAATAGTATCTTCGAACTCCTGAGCAGCTTTCTCTGCTGCTAATCTTTGTTCTTCTTCCTCTTGTTGAGCTAGCAACTCTTCCTTCTTCTTATATTCGTTGCGGATACCTTGAACCTTCTTCTGATATAATGCTTCATGCTGTTTAGCTAATTCTAATTCAGCAGCAGCATCCTCATCAGTAAGCTCTGGGATTTTAGCTTTTAAATCTATGAGATACAGTTCATCATCTGGAATGGAATCAACCTCATAGGTAGGAGTATCAGAGTCATTATTAGCTAAATACTCTTGAATAGCTTGTTGAGCAATGTACTTCTTATATTCCTCTGCACTTAGATTATTCTCTCTAAGCTCATTAATAAGGCTCACCTCATCTTCTGCTAAACCGTAATCGTCGTTTGACTCATCATAGTTTAGAATTTGAAGTTGTTCCTCTCTTGAAAGTTCATTAAAACTCTTCTCCTCAATCTCTCCTGTCTCACTCTCAAATTTGATAGCATCAGGATTGATTCCTTTATCTTTTAGTAGGGCAACGATAATATCATCCTCTACTGGCTCATTAGATGGCTCCTCCTCATGAATCTCCTCCTCTTGTGGTACAGAACCATCAAGCCAAGGCTTCTCATAGGTGTCCTCATCAAACTCAGCTTCAGGAGTTATGTCTTCGTCTAATCCTACATCGTCAATGTCTAAATCCTCTAATTTCATTTCCATATTATTCCCTTTTAAAGTTATTTGCAAAATTAAGGAATTTTTAGGGTGTCCCAAAATGAAATACTGAAATTCATTAATATTTGGGAACACCCTTAATTATTATCCCTGTATTGCCTTGATATAATCCAATATACCTTCTACGTGTAGGCAAGCTATAGTTGCCCTACCCTCGTCTGACAGTAGGTACTCTACGTCTGCTTTATTATCTTGAAACAGATTCTCAGTTAAAACTGCTGGGCACTTAGTCTCCCTGCATATAGCTAAGTTCTGCTTCCAATATACTTGTGTTTGTGAATATTTCCTTAGTGTTAAACCCTCTTTACGTGCTGCTTCAAACAAGCACTCTGCCAGCTTCTTACTCTTACTTGAGCTATTGTTGGAGACGAACACACTCCAACCTTTAGCATTCATCCAATCTGCCCCGCTACCAGCAGCATTACAGTGAATCGACACCAATACAGTATTAGCTTTTCCATGTTTATCACAGTATTGGTTTACTATTCGGCATCTCTGCATCAGTGGTACATCTGTATCATCTGTAACCACCAATTCAACATCAAAGCCTTTGTCTATTAATTGTTTCTTTACTTCATTAGCAATCTCTCTACAATACTTATACTCTCTAAGCCTTCCATCTGGGCTTCTTTTACCTGGAGTAGATTCTCCATGACCTGCATCCAATAGAATTATCATAGCTTACTAAACTTTAGGCAAGTACCAAGTGTACTTAAGTTAACTTTACCTTCTTCATCTAATTTGTTTATAGCATCCTTTATAACCTTTATATGTTCAAAGGTAAACTCAAATGTTTTAACCACTTCCTTAGATGGGTCCCATGATATTTTACCATCTTCTTCTCTATAGCCTATTAACCTCTTCTCTTCTTCACTAAACTTAACTAACTTCACTATATCTAAAACTTCAACAAGTTCTTGTAACTTACCAGTTGTAGGCAGTATGCTTACAAGTGTCAGTCTGTCTGAAACATTTAACTGTATTTCCATATAACTATTAATAATTACGCCATCCTACTATCAATCCATTTACTATTCTTATCTTATATTTTCCACGCTTACCTGCTCTATCAATTTCAGTTAGTTCACCAGTCCATCCACCATAGTAGCTACCCAATTTAGGCATACCACCATTACCATCATTATCTATGGCATGACCTTGGGCATCATTTCTAATCATTCCTCCATCTGAGAACATACACTTTGTAGTTATACCCCCCTCAGCATGGATTGAGGCAGTGCAATACAATGCTCCGTCAAAGAAACCAGCTACCATATAGGCACTGTTTGGGGTTGTAGTAGGTGGATAAATTGAATCTGTGACTGCTGCCCATAATGCAGCGTTCATATGCCCAGTGACCTTTATTCCATATCTATTATCACTCTTATCAAATGAGTTAGCATAGTTAAATATTTCGAAGAAAGCAGTATTTGAATCAAATAAACTCTTATTTCCAATTCCCAACTTAAATCCAGCTCTAGCGTATAGGTTACCATTCCAACCCCTCTCCTCTACCTGATAAAGAACAGTTTTAGCTTCCTTAAATATGCTATGAGCTACTGGCTCAATATGTATTTGACCTATTCTTCCAGAGTCTGCCTCAATCCTTCCTTGAACATAAGCATTCTTCATGTAAGCGTTATTTAAATATGCATCCCATCCATAAATATTACCATTAGAGTCAATCTTAGCATTCATTTGGTGAGTACCTGGAATCATAACTCTCTCCCCATTTTGCCATTCAGACCTCTCTCCCCATATTTCCAATTCATATGCTTTAACCCATCCGTTTACATCAAGGTAAATATTATCAACCTTACCTGTGTCCTTGTCAAACAATCCACTTAACTTCATAGCTGGATTACCTGCAATACTAAATACAAACTGGTCTGCGTTCATATAAATCTCAGTCTTATTTCTATAAGTGGGATTACCATTCTCGTCTAAGATAGGTTCTCCTTCTAGATTTAAAGCAGGTACTTGGTCGATAGTTCCATCTTCGTTTACAACATCCTTAATTTCTAAACCAGCATTCCTAAATTTAAGTAATACACTCTCTTCTGAGAAGTCAATAACTGATGTACCATTATTAAGATAGAACTCTCCAGTTAAGAATACATTCTCGCCATATAGACCATAACCATAAGGCTGTTTAGTTCCAAAGATTTCATTATGTATTCCAGATAAGTTACCAAGTCTTACCTTAGTAATCTTAGTGTATGTGCACTTGTATTCCTTATTTCTAAATACTAAAGCAGAATCCATTGTAGGAACTTCAGTTAGGAAGTAACCATATTCCGCTGGATTATTAAGAATGTCTTGTGTGATTTGAGTATTCTCTCCGTCATTTATAAGGACTGCATCCTTACCCTTAGTTTGTAAGAAGATTAATGGGTGCTTCTTATCAATAGTACCTCCGAAATTATCTGGATTTACACTTCCTGGATTAGTAGTTTGGTAATAAAAGTCACTAGCATCTTCTCTTACATATATATCCCCCTTCTTCTTGATATTAGCTTTCTTAGTAGCCCAGGTAGGAGTAATATACAATACAGAGTAGTCAGGTCTATTAAGTCCAGCTAATACATCTATGTAGGGACCACAATCATCAGTAGAAGTAATATAAACTGCATTCTGCCTTTCAATATTATAAATATTACCCATCTGAACCATATCATCATCCTTAGCTATATCATCAAGCCTCTCATCCTTTGTAACAGCATTACCATCGGCAGTACCATTATCAGTAGTTCTTGCAGGTTCATACTCATTAGTATTTGAATTGTATAGTGTTTCAGTCTTATTGTACTGAGTATCATTATAGCTTTGTTCAAAGTCAGTGAGCTTACCTTCATCATCGTAATGATATTCCGTATAAACATCGAATACTGATAAAGCCTTCTGCATTATATAGGTATAAGAGTCTACTTGGGAAGTAACAATAGCATCATAGTATTTAATGTTTCCATTATTATACTTCTGACACCTAACTATATCTCCAGGTTTAAAATAAGGATAGTCCTCATTCTTGCACTCTACTACCCATATATTAGATACTGAGGGTAATTTAGAGCTTGACCCTTCAAGTCCAAAGTACTTATAATAGGGATAGACACAATATAAATTAGAACCATCAGTGGATGTTTTGCCATCCTTTTTATAGTTCACTTCCCTACTCTTAGGAACCATAAAAAACTGTGTCCGCTTATTAAAGGTATCTATGTTTGCCCATTTCTTAGGTACTGTTCCAGCAAGAGGTCCATCTCCTTCTGAATCCCATTCAATCACTTCCCTTGACTTGGTGATAAATATCACTTTAATATTGCTCTTGTAGGTATTGAATACCTTCTCAGTTATTGTTCCAGGATTTGGATTACTAGCATTGTATTCATCCCATGACTTATCCAACACACTTAAATCATATAAGCTACTTGGTCCTTTAAATAGTGGGCTGTTAATTACTACTGTAATATCCTTAATATAGATTATAAAGTTGTAATCTACAAAGGATTTAGGAGTATAGCTACCACTAGCATTAGCTAGCTGCGTAGTAAAGGTCTCAGTTACAGTATAATTACTCTTTAGGTCATTAAACAAGAAATAATTATTAGAGGGCATTAACTTTTCAAGATTACTCTTAGCATCCTCAGTTCCCCATGTACCAATCCCAGTTAAGTCACTCTGAGTTATAATCTTGGGTTGATATGCAGCTGTACACTTACTTGAGTTACTAACCCATAGGCTACCATTAGTTGCACTAATCTTATTAATGACCATTTCATATACTCTCATAGCCTTACGAACCACAAGATAATCCACAGTTAGTGTATTAGTATCAGCATCTAATCTCCACCCATAACCACCAAATCCTGATGCAAATTCTGGAGAAGTAAGACTTCCACTTGTTACTAAGTCACCATACATACGAACATTCTGGTTAAATGTCCAGTTATTCTCTGATACACCCTTACCTTTAAATGTCCAATTACCTGTGATATATTCATCTACTCTTTTCTTAGCCAAATCATCAGCAGCATAGCCACCTATAAATTCGACATTTAAATTAGTAACTAACTTAGAAGAAGCTACTATTAAAGGAGGTCCAACAGTGTTAATCTCTAACTGACCTGTCATTGTGTCTCCCTTACGCCTTACATACCCATCACCAGCACCTTCTGCTGCTTCAATTAGAGCTACATATCTTTCATCATAAGAAATATATAGTGTAGTAGTAAGTGTATTATAAACGAAGAATCCATCGCCAGGATACTCCATTTGCTCCATCTCAAGTAAGCTCCCAACTATAATAGTTTGGCTTTTAATCTCTGATTCAGTAGCCTTATCAAGTAATGCTAGTACATCACTAAGAACTCTTGAACTATTACCAGTCTTGATATAAACCTTTCCAAGAGTTTCAAGTACTAAATCAGTGTACTTATTACCAACTATCACTTTATCACTCCCTAAGAATGACTCTGTTCTAATGTTGTCCATTGTTCGCTTTCAACGTTTTAAATATTCTCTCGAACTCATCAATGTCAGCCTCTCCAAACTTAATAGGTTTCCCAAATAGTTTAACGACATAACCATCCTTAGCACGAGTCTTCATAACGTCACGTAGCGCATTTCCAAATAAATCTATATTTAAATTACCACCCTTATCAAGGAATGGTTCCAAATACATTCCATACTTGTCCTCCATATTATTAACTACATAAGTTATGAGAGCATCAGTGCCTATTGTGTTTATACCAAATAAGCTACCTACCAAGTTTTTAGTGAATGCGTTTGCTGCTTGAAATATCAATTCTTTATCACTCATTATTTAGCTGTTTTATTCATCATGAGTTCGTCAAATCTCTTCTTCATCTCTGGGTCACTTTCCATTAATTCTAATAATGTATTAACCTTCTCTTCTTTAGCTTTTATCTGTGATTGTATAAATTCTTTACTCTTCCTAATAGTAGTTAATAAATTCTCAGCTGCTACTTTACCATCAGGTGAGTTTACATATTCTGCACTAAACTTAGTACCTAAGAATGCCATAAATCCAGCTTCATAGGTCTGTTTAGCCATTTGATATTCTTGTGTTTTAGCCAATACGTTCTGCTCATCAACAGACAACGACCCAACCTCCCTGTTTATTTCATCAAGGATTGGTTGAGTCTTCTGTTGTGCTTGTTGAGCTTGTTGCATTACTTGTAATTGTTGCAGGTATTGGTTCTGTAAGTCAGTATAGTTACTGCCGAAAGGTTGTCCAAATAAGCTCATGTGTGATTTTTTTATGCTGCTGGGGCTGGTGCTGGTATTTGTATCTCAAATACTGAATATGCACAGTTACCTCTAACTGGTAATGATGTTGGTAATTCATCTAAGATAGCTTGATTAACAATACTAACTCCATTAGGAATTATTACGTCAATCACTTTATTAACTTCTGGAACAAGTGTAGTTATTGTTTCACTTGTAGCTGCGGAAGCCAATATAGTTGATGTCTCTTCTGTAACTAATCTTACATTACCTTTACAGTCAGTATACTGAGTATTGTGTATAATATCAAACTTAGTAACCTGCATATAAGAAGCTGCACCTGTTGTAGCTGTGTTAATCACCTTAGCCCATCTTTGTGTAATTGTTAATGTAGACACTGGAGCTACAGATGCTCTTGCTCCGCATGGTAACGATACATTAAATTCAATTAACTGAGCGCTTTCTCCTATAGGAGTAATTTTAACCTTCATAAAAGTGTTTGTGTTTAATTATAAATAATAAAAGGGAGACTACTTGCATAATCTCCCTTTAATATCTTACTGAGCTGTACAAGAAGGACAAGCACCGTTAATTGCTGTGTTCACTGCATTCCAGTTAGAAGCAGCTTGACCAGCATACATACCTGTTCCATATTGTGTAAACGGACTACAGTATAGTGGAGAAATACTAGGAACTGGAGCGCATAAGTCACTGTAAGCATATTTCAACTGTCCAGTAATCTTATGGTCTAATTGTCTCTGTAAATCACCAGCAGCAACTAATAGTTGTTTCTCTGACTTGCAGCAGCAGTTATCTGAATATCTCTCAGCATTAACCTTGTTAAGTTCAAACATTAGAGGTAGAGCAGCAGAAGTAGCAGCTTCTTTCTTCTCTAGGTCACTAATTCTTGTACTTAATCTCTCGAAGAGGTCAGCTTTCTCTTGTACATCTTGCTCTCTTCTCTTGTAAAGCTCATCACATAGTCTCATGTTTTGAGCGTTATCACGAGTGATTATATCAACGTACATTCCACTCTTCTCTTGTAGGTCTTCTACTCTACCCTTCCAGATTTGGTTTGTTAGAATTTGAGTTTCGTTTCCAATTCTTTCATTAGTAGCTAAGTTCCTACCATTGATATAAGTGTATAGGTCAATATCATCTTGCATAGATTGTACTCTGTTGCTCCAAGCTAAGTTCTGAGATGCTTCTCCCTGAACCATAGCCATAGTCTTAGCTTGTTCGGCTTGCTGCATAGCACAACAGTTGTTGTTACCTCCGAAGAGTCCACCAAGTATACCGTTGTTACCACCGCAACCACAGCCGTTGTTACCTGTAAAAGCTCCAAGTGCTGTTCCAATAATACCTAGAGTAAGGGCTGCATTGGTTTTACCTTTCTTACCAAATTTGTCCTCTGCCTCTTGCATTGTTAAAAATTCTGCCATAAAATGTTGTGTGTGTTTTTATTCCCAATCTGTTAAGCGCGCTTCTTTAATTTTCATAGTGCAAAGTTAATGATTCTTAAAGGTCATACCAAAGAAATATTGTTAATCAATGTTAACTACAAAATAATTGTATTAAAATATTTAAAAATCATTCCTATGATATAACTAGCTCATATAATTGGTTATAGCCATTCAGCAGGGACTAATCTAGCCTCTAATTGGTCAGCATTGGTAATGTTACTCTTCTTAACTCCAGTTAAGTATCCAGATACAATATTTAGTACAGGATAAGTAGCAGAATTAAACGGAGGTACAGCACCTTGCAACTTAGTACAATAATAGAACATACTACTGATGTCATTGATATTGTAACAAGTCTTCAGTAAATCTTCAGTAATTAAAAGTAGACCATAATCGCTGTCTTCCTCTTTATTAGCAGTTGATACTGAGAATAAGCTAGAAGCATTAGAAATCCTAGTATTGTTCTTAAATATGTTAACGAAGTCAATCTGAGGATATATCTCCTGAGTTCCCCCAGCATTATATGCTCTCTTATCAAACTTGCAATTAGCCCACAGTTCAGTAACAACCTTTAAGTTAGGATTATTAGCAAATAGGTCACTGTTTACATCAACTCCAACCTCAATGATTGTTTGAGCAAACATTCCAGTAACATCTTCCAATCTGGTATTATATTTAAATAAATCAGGTGGATATTTAATACCTCTAGTAAATGTATCACCTTGTAGGTTAACGAAGGCACAGAACCTTGTAGTTCTAAATACTCCAAGCATCTTAGGAGTATCAACAAGTGATTCAAACAATTTACATGGTATTCTACCTATCATACCATCCCATTTACCTGTTTGTTCAATAGTCCAATCTCCAGAATCTGGCAAGAACTTCCTAACTTGCTCTGGATAGTTAAAGTCAACCATTGAATCTTCAAGTGTACAATCAGCATGGCAGTATCTATAGAAATCAGTAGGAATCATATAGTTTTGATAACCTATCTCAGCACGACCATTACCAGCTTGACTGATTGCTGTCTTCTGCTGAGTATCATATTTGAAGTACTTTTCAGTAAGTCTAGATTTAACATCAGCTAAACCACTCTCTGAACTAGAAGCTCCTTCCCAACCATAACCGTCTAAATACCAAACATCAAATGCTTGTTCTCCTGGATTATAGTCTGGACTACTAGAGTCTTCATTTCTATCATAATTATATGACTTCTTCATGTTACTTACATCTAGTTTATAGGTAACTCTATTTCCAGCATTCTTAACAATGTGGTCTTCCCATGTTGTCCATGTACTATTAAGGATTAACTCAGAGCCTATGTCCATAGTTCTAGTCTCATCATATCCAAGACACCAACAACCCTTAAATACACCAGCCATGTTAGTAATGCTACGTCTGATTGATTTAGAACCATCACTATTATCTTCACTCATAAAGAATAGACGATATGGAATATACCCGAATACTCCACTATTCTCAAAGGCGAATGATACATCTTGTAGAGGACAGTTCTTGAATCCTTCTCCTACTAACTTTATCTTTAGATTGTAGCATCCACTAAACAACCTCTTGATGTTAGTTAGACTCACACAGTCATCAAACATTCCTGCTGGAGGGAATTGATAAACCTTACCATCATTATCTAAATCAATACCACTAAAGAATCCTTCAATACTATTAAGTATTCTACAGTTCTTGAATAGAGTTGTAGGAATACTTTGAGCACCAGCTTCATCAGAGCATTTTAACCCATTAAATATACCAATAGCTTGTCTTAGTGTACCACTAATGCCTTGAAACATATTAGCCATCTCTGACATATTTACTAGGGCTTCTCCACCACTGTATTGGAATGGATATTGTATAGAACTGAATGTTGGTATATACCATGTAGTACCTCCGTCAGTAATAGTCTGACTTATTCCGCCAAATACATTAGGTCCAATCTTTCCTACTAATCTAACTCCTGCATATACAGAATCATTTAAAATTAGAGATTGTGCTACCTTATTAATTGTATGGAATAGATATGTATTACCATTACTATCAGAATCTATAGTCATTCTAATCCAACTACATCCAGTGAATACTCCCTTTGGATAAGGGCTTACTAGATTTCTTAGATTTGTAAAGAATGTCTTAGAGCTTAATAAACCATCAGTAGGAACAGCAGCTCTAGTGTTTGCACAGCTCTTTAACTGCTGACAGTTTCTAAACATATAGTCAATCTTAACCAAAGGACTATACTTACCACCAACTGGGGCAAATACATTATTATCTATCCATTCCAGACTTGTGCTATCAAAGGCTGCTTCTGCATCAGTAAGTTTAGGCAAGAAGTCCAATACTCCCCATGTAGAATCCTTAGATGCACTATAATCTGAAGTTCTAGAGAAGAATGGTCCAGTTAGACTAGTTCCACTAAATGCTTCTTTGATACTATTTACATTAGGACATACCCTGAATAAATCATACCAAATATCACCAGTAATGTTTGAGCAACCTTTAAACATACCTTCTAATGAAACAACATTCTCAGTTAATCTCACCATTAGATACTTAAAGTCATTATAGGACATTCTTGCACAGCCTTCAAATAAGAAATATGCATCTGTTAATTCCTTATCAAATGATACATTAGTAACATCTGTTCCCTCTAAGAATACATCTGTACCATACTGAGTATAGATATTATCTGGATTCAGATAGAACTGACTACATCCTCTAAAGATTTCTCCACCTTTAAGTGCAATATGTCCCTTTACTCTTTGTAATGACACACAATCTCTAAATGCACCTCTTGGTATCTCTATTGGATTGGTCTTATCATTCTTGCATCTAACCTCAACTAATTGCTTACAGCTAATAGCCTCAATACTCTCTAGGTCAGGGAATGCAGTTAAATCTAAATACTCTGGTGCTTGGTCATTATATTTCAATGTAGATAAAGACGTATTAGAGATAACTAGCCTTCTTAAACTAGAGAAGTTAGGTTGACCATTAACATACAGAGAAGCAAGTGTAATGTCAGAAGTCTTAGTATAACTTAAATCTAATGTCTCTAGATTCCAAGCACCTGTTAATTCAAGTTTTAATGATGGGTTATTCTGTCCAGGAATACTAAATTCCTTCATACCTGGGCAGTTATCAATAGTTACTTGTATTAATGGACTTACAGAGTTATTAACTGAAGAATAAGGAATCTGAATGGTCTCCATACTCTCACAGTTTCTAATAACTACAGTCTTTACATTTGGTGGAATGTTCAGAGTCTTTAAAGAACTGCAATTATTTATCTCTATAGTTGTTAGCTTCAAGCAATCATCAATTAATAATGATTCTAGGAATGACTGATTCTCTAGCTTAAGACTAGTAATATCAGTTCCAGACATATTTAGAACCTTTAGTACAGCTGATGTTGGGAATGTAATCTTAGTAATTGAAGAATAAGAAACATCTAGTTCTTGAATCTTACGACAGCCACTTAAATCCAATGTGTATGCAGAAGCAGTAGAACCAATCAACTTAACCTTACTTAGATTTAGTTTCTTGATATTCTTCAAACCAATATCATTGGCTTCGTTATATACACCACCCTGGAAGAAGTATGCAGCATCCACATTGCTAAGTCCACTTAAGTCTAGCTCTTGTAACATAGGTAGGTTAATATTATCCAAACCTGTCCAAGGATAGCTCTTAAACTTAGTAAAGTCTGTTATATACTTGTTAGCATACATATATACTACAGTTTCACCAGTAGGCATAGGTAATATTACTGATGTTGGTGTATCAGTAATCCAGAATGCACCAGTAGTTTTATCATGTGAATAATGATAAAGTATTTGACTACTTGCTGTAATATCAGTACTAAACCTAATCTCAGTGGCTGAGCCAGTGGCTTTATTAGAAGCCCATAGACCAGTAATAGGAGATTCAATAGTGGTTGGTAGTAAGTTGGCGTTATCCTTATAACCATACACACCATCTAAGAACATTACTCTCTTTCTAAACCAATCCTTAACGTGCATTACACGATTACCATGTAAGAACTTTAATTGGCTGAAGTCAGTGCTATCTTCATATTTACCTGTGTTTGGGTCATATGTTTTAGATATAGCAAGATATTTAATCTTGTAATCATAATTAAACATAATAGAACCTGTCTTCTCAGTGTATGACTGATAGTAATCCTTAATGAACTTGTCTGGGTCTGGGAATAAGTTGGTTCTTAAATTCACATATAATGACTCTAAGCTAGTTCTGTTCTCAGTACTACCACTATCTATACCAGCTAGATTCTCTAATACTTCCCAAATTCTATTCCACCAAGATGCAAAGTATTGTTTATAGTTATCGGTAGATACATAGTTCTTCTCTTGTGTATACTGAGTAATACCAGTATCTTGAGAAGCAATATTATACCACCTATGTAAGTGTGCCCAATACTCTACAATATCTTGTCCAGCATTGTTCAAACCAAATGCCGTATCCATATCATAGAAACAGCAATACCACACATCAGTACCCCAACTACGGATAGTTAAGTTCTTACACATAGAGTCCACACAACCAAATAGTAATGCAATCATAAAGTAAGCACAAGCATTATCCCAGTTTAGATGCTGGTCACAAGCACTAAAGTTATAATAAGCATTCTTATCCAAATCATAGAACTCTCCAGGAATAGGTTTAGTTGGAGTTTGTCCAGCATCATCCATTGTATATTTCTGGATACGAGTAAGAGCCATATTAGCCATCTGAGTATAGAACTTCTGTACTTGGTTATAACCGATTGATTCATCCCTAGATGTATACATTACATCACCCATGAACTGTACAATCTTCATATCATCCTGTTGGAATGCACCTTGTGCAGAAGAGTTCTGGTTTATTTCGACAGAGTATACACCATTACTAACCCCAGTGTTCCATCTGTCAGCATTCTCTGTATAATCAGTTACTAATGTTGGTCCATCTTGATTTACCTTAGTATAGTCGAGAAGTAACTTTAATCCAAGATTGAAGAAAGCGTACCTACCTAAGTTGAAGTTATAGATACCACAGAACTTAGGTTGCTTAATAGTTCCATCAGCATCGGGTGCGTACCTAATAAATAGAAGAACTGGGAAACCTTCAGAAGTATGTTTAATTTTACCTCTAATAGCAGTAGCTTTGTCTGCATCACCTCCCCAAACATCATTACCTAATGACATAGGTGGAGTAGCTCCGAATGGGGTAATAGATTGTCCAGATGAGTTCTTAGCCCTACCATTAACAATCTGACCAATTACTACGTTATTAACATGGGCAGAGTCTACTACGTCAGCTTTTAATGTAAACTCATTCTCAGGCAACCAATCATCAGTAGGTTGGAATAACATCTTCTTACCTGTCTGGTCTACATCTCCCATGTAGATTTCAAAGTTCTTAGCATTGTATGATAGAGAAGATGTACCTTGTAGACCAATAGTAACACCATTATTCTCAGATACACCACTAGGTGTACTAATAACTACTTTACCTTTACTATCTTGATAAGTAATCTTTACGGGGAACTTAGTACCCATTACTTCTACCTTATCAGATGCAGAGAATATAGCAGTTGAGTAAGGCTCAAACAATGTTGGGCTATTAGATGTCTCCTCAACTAATACAATAGGATAAGGAGTATTAACCTCCATTTGCTCAACTAGCTTAGCATATAGCAGTTCACCAGTTAGGAAACCACCCTTACCACCATCCAGAGTTTTATCCCAAATTAAGCAATTACCTGCACTATCAAACAAGTTCTTAGTTCTTAACTCAGCATCAAGAGAGGCGTCAATTTGTCCTCTTACTAATCTTGCTTGCTCTGTTGCAGATATATAATTCTGTACAATGGCATATTCACTCTGTGAAGATGTATATAATTTAATATCATAGATATTAACATCAGAGAATCTACTTCTAACTCCGTTATCATTCCTACATCCAAAGTAGAAGTCAGTACCAAACATCCAGTCAATGTCTGATTGTAGTACTCTACTTACAGCAGACAACACACCATTTACATAGATTTTAAAGTACCAAGCATTTCCTGATAGTAATGATACATCTAAGTCTACAGTTAGCAACTCGTTCTGAGGTAGTTTAACTGTTAATGTATCAGCTGAACCTATCTTACATACAGCCTTCTCTAATGTAACCTCATAACCTGTCTTTAGTTCTCCATCCTCATATTGACCAATACCACATACTACTTCCTCTGGATAAGAAGAAGCATCAGCTTTATAAGTACATGAGATATGGAATCCCATAGGTTGGAAGAATGACACACCAGCACCAATATCAACAGCAGGGAACATTTGTTCAGCTACTTCAAGATAACCATATGCTTCACCACTTAGCCTTGTTGCAGGTATTTGATTCACCCCATCACTATCTTGTAAGAAACCACTAGTCTTACCATTTACACCTTTTAGTGTAAAGTTTACTCCGTCAGGAAATTTAGATGCAAATGCACCTTCATATATAAACTCTCCACTATTCTTAATAGGATAATTCCAAGTACCTGTTGCAGTATTAGGGAATCCAGTAATCTTACTAAAGTATGCAAGTAGTGTGTGCATATCATTATTAGCATACATCTCTGTACTAACACTCTCTACTATTCTACAAGTAACAGCCTTAGTATACTGTGCAGATGTATCACCAGGGTCATTAACTGCATATCCAAATAAAGTAATCCTTAGATACTCACCTGGATTATTAACAGATAGGTTTACTGTACTATATACGAACCTATTAGTCTCACTCTTGTTAATATTCTTAATTGTACCAGTATCAAGTAGTGATACCTCACCACTTTCATTCATTAAATGGATTTTATAATCCATATTGAATGTACTATACTTACTAAGACCATAACTAAAATAATAGCTAAATCCAAGCTGTGAACCTTGACCATATTGAGTCAAATCTTCAATAGTCTCTCCAGGATTTGAAGATGGAGCAAACTCTGTAATATCCTCAGTTACGATAACTAGGTTATTACTATCAGCTACAGTAACATCGAACTTAATTTGCTCTGAAGATAGTATCTCCCCATTAAGAGTAGTACTAGCTTGTGCAACGAAGTAAAATCTCTGACCAGCTTTAGGATTGAAGTGTTCACTCTCAAATAGTAACTTACGTGCATCATAGCTTAATGCTCTAATAGCTGTAGTAATGTTACCTACCCTAGCTACTTCAATGCCATTAATAGTCATCCAGAACTCAGCAGGACTTTGAAGAATATTGTTAGTTACAGTATAGTTAAGAGGCACTTCTGCAACACCACCCATATACATAGTCTTAGGTGGAATAGATTGAATCTCTAATGAGATAGCTCCAGCTACAATTTTTACATATGTAGGAGTTGCGTAAGTATTATCATTGTCATAGGCAGATAATTCCACATCAGTAGTTCCTGATAATCCTGTAATAGTAATATCAGTTCTAGCCATAGAATACTTCTTCCATGTTCCCAATGTCTTATTAGTAGCTAAATCTTTAGCAATTACAGTAAATGACTTTTTAACACCACCACTCTTAATTAATATATTAAGTGTAACAGTATTAGTAGCAGTATAGACAGTAGTTCCCTCTGCAATATCAATGGTATATTCAGAGCCGTCACCACCGCCTCCTCCACCACCTCCGCCCCCAATTGCACCATTAAGGTATACCCAGGCAAGGTTCTGTTCTAACTTAGTCATTCTATTATCTAGCTTTGTAAAGCCATTGTCAATAGAAACTGATTCCCCAGCTTCATTTAAGAAGCCAGGGTTTGTCAGTTCCAATTCTGAAGCATTAGAAGCACCATCGATTACCCATCTTCCAGTGACTTCATCATAATGTTTTATTTTCATTGTAATGTCTTTTCAATTACTATATTGTTGCTTGGATTAATAGAACCATTTCCTCCAACCTTCTTCAAGTCAGTGTAAGCAATAGGAACATTATATTTATAAGCCCAAACTTTAGTGTTATCCTTTAGTTGCAACTTATACGATTTACCTAATATCCTATCTCTTGCAGCAGTAGTCATTGAAGGGTTCTCTACCTCATCACCATTTCCTATATTCCATATAATGTAATTAGGATATTGTTGAGCACTATTAACTTTTACTGTAGCAGTATTAGTAGTGTTATTCTCAATCTGACTGGCTACTGGGTAGTATTCTAATAACCAAGGTATGTTCTTAGCAGGTAACTCCTTATTGGAAGTTAGTTTATAACCAGTTGCTTGACACATTACATATCTTACATAATTTAGACTTGCATCAGTAGAGATTTGAACACATTGCCTTTCTCTATCTGGTAGAGAAGTATACCATGTAGGTGTTAATGAAGAATCATAAACGATAGGCGCCATTGTTCTACTAGTATTTTCCCTAATATATCTAGAATTAGCATAAGTATGTTTATGTCCACAAAGACATAGCTTAAATGCATTATCTTGTAACCATTGGCTGAACCAGTAATTACCAACTGTATTTAAGTGGCTACCACCTCTCTTAATATCTAAGTTCTTATCATAAGTCCCGCTCTCGTTCTTCTTCAAGTAACTCATAATCAAGTCAGCTGTAATAATAGTGAATGGAGCTTCATGGCAGAATGCAACTTTCCACTTAATCTTAGCATCAGCTGCATGTTGTGCTAAGTCAGCTGTTGCCCAATCTTTTAAGTCATTATATACATTCACACCAGTTATATCCCCAAACACATCTGTCCTCGCTAATTCAGTGATTTCGGAGTTCATAGAGAGGAAATAGGTGTTGCCATATACAAAGCTATAGCAGCAAGGTATGTACACTCCAGCAGACGAAATGGGCACTGTATAAGGGTGTTCAAATGTAAAGAAGAACTCTACATTTACGGGATTAGTTTTACTAATATCCTCACCATCACCTAACACATATACATCTACAGGGGTTAGGTCATTGTTTCCAACCGTAAACATCTGCTCAGTGTCTTTATAAATTGCCTCTCCACCTTTATAGTAGTCAATCCACTCATTGAATCTATTACCATTCTGAGTTTGGTCTCCAGTATTCATACAGAAGTGATATGGATTCTCAGTTTTATCTGCATCAATATACTCAGCACAGATTCTCCACATCTCATATTCCTCTGCATTAAAGCCTTGCTGGTCACTTACTTGTAGGAAGTTAAATCCATCTGCAATACACTTATCTCTGTTCCTAAGTGTAAATGACCTTTCCTCAGTCCAAGCTCCTTCTCTACCTACTTTATAATAATACTTCTGAGTATCAGTAGGTTCATCGAAGTCTTTAATAAACTTATGAACTGTGAACGGAGTTCCATCTGTAGTTATACTTCTAATCCTATTGTAAATTTTATTAGTCCAATTTTTATGGTTGGCAGGTCTATTAGGATTTTGGCTAATACCTTCTGTATTGAAGTCTTCCTTCTTAAAAGACTCAAACTTATTCTCCTCAGTATATTCTTCCCCATCCTTTCTTATCCAGATATACTCATTATAATACCCAACGGATACCCAGTTAAAGCATCTAGTCTTATGGGCATCATGTCCTAATGTACAAGTAACAATATTAGGAGCACCCTCAACTAATAGATGTTTGTTGAAGAATATATTCTTATTTTGTGAAGAGTTCTTAGGAGTATATTCTTGAATATCAATAGCTGGATTAATATTGTCCATATTGATATAAGTCCAATCCTTAACATTACTCCTAGCACTTAAAGCCTTAGTAGCTTGCTTAACTGGGTCCATATTATAGTAACGCATTAGTAGCACGTTACTTCCCTTAGTAGCGATAGGAGATGCTTCACATGGCATTGACTTATCATTATAGCTACCTATTCCAACTAAATCTACGTACCATTTTATCACTCCATTTGTAGTCCAAGGTGCAGTACTATTCATAACAGTACCTTCAAAGTAGTCAGTAGTTTCCTCACTACTAATATAGAATGCACAATCATAACTAAACTTAATACAATTGTCATTCTTTGACCAAATACTATGGGATTGTACTCCAGCACCTTCATCCCCAGCAATCTCAAGTCTTGTATTATTAAGAGTTGCATCTTTAGTCCAATACATATCAGGTTCACCAACCTTAATTAGTGTAGTATTGATGTTCTCCACAGAACATTGAGCACCTTTAATCAAGAATGTTCCTTGAGATTTAAGAGTACCAATTAGAGGTAATGTAACCCAATCTCCACTATTCCTTTCTGTATAATGTAAATATAGACCTTTAAGGTTTAAATCCTTCTTACCTAGATTACATAATTCTACAAAGTTGTGAGATACTGGATTGTAATCCTTATCCTCTGATGTTCCTCCACAATATACCATGTTAACATATATCTTTGGAGAATCTTTAGAGCCAACTTCCTCTGGAATAATTGGGAAATATGGAGTTGTATAATAAATTCCAGTACCTTGAGTCTGAGCATTACCAGCTAAAGTATTCTTATCTAATCTATAATCATGTATATCTAACTTACCATCCTTAACCTGAATAAGGAATGTATTCTCTTTATTCGTCATGTCAGCGAACTCAATACCAATAATCTTGGTTTTAGCAGAGCTACCACTTCCAATAACTTCGGTTAATATTCCATCCATTGTCTCTGGGTCTGGTCCAGGTCCTGGCTCATCGCCACCTGTACTACCTATTTTAATTAATTTATAAGTCTTAGGGTCTTTAATCCATAATGTCTGAGTATCATAACACCATAACAATTCCTTGGGTAAGAAGTCATCTTTATTCTTTTGCATTTCAGCATATGTACCACTTTTAATACAAATATGCTTAGCATTAGGTAAATACTCCTCGTACTCAGTAGGTTCAGGGGAATCAGCAAGAACTATGTCCTTATTAGCTTCCTGTGTGGCATTATCTTCTTCTTCTGAAGTACCATAATTAGGCTCCTCATTAGGCATACCATCGTAAGTGTATCTCTGATTGTTTGTAAAATCACCTGAGTCTATCTGGCAATTAAATGCAAACTCTAGCTTCTGTACCTTGTCTTGTAATACTGATATAACCTTTAATAGGTTTTGAATAACAGTACTACTTGTCATGTGTTCTTTATTCTCAGAAGTATCTATCCAAATACCTCCTTTATCTTCAGGTGGTGTATCCTGTATGTAAATTTTGGAGAAGGATTCCCAAACGAATCCATTAAAGTAACGTATCTCATTAATATCATTAACGAATACAATTTGTCCTTTAACTCTAAGGTCTTCTCTATCAAGTAATTCCTCTAAGGTGTCAACTACTACAATAGACATTCCTCCTCCGCCACCTCCTTGTACTTTCCATACATTCCACACCCCACTATAGAATTGGTACATATGGTTGTCGTCAGGTGAATTTTTAACGTAACATAGCATACCTTCCTTTAGCTTATTGGTGCTAAGAAAGGCTTCCATATCACTCATATTGGTAACTTGGATGTAACCACCACGTAAATCATTAACATCTGCTAACGCAAAGTTAGCATTGTTCTTGGGTTTTAATTGACCAATTACCTCAATATATTCATTCATGCTGATAAAAATAAAGGGCTATGTATAACCTACACAGCCCTCGTTTATTATATTACGCTACGAATAAGCTATAAAGTACTTCTAAGAAATCAGCTGCATTCAACTTAGTTCCATTAATTTCAACATCATTGCCTGCATTTACCTCAATAATCTGAGCAAATTCATCTTCACTCAATGTGGTATCAATTTGTACTTCCTCTTTTCCTCTCTTATCAACGTAAGCATTATACTCCTCATTGATTTGCTTATTCCAAGCCTCAACTTGAGCTTTATCTTCTTCTGTTTTGCCTTCTTTCATTATCAGTTCTTGATAACCTTTCGGAGTTAGTTCCTTAACAGCTTCTTGTAAGTCCTCTTCAAGTTGCTTTCTTACCTTACCTAACTCAATTCTCATGCTCATTAACTTTACCTTTAAGTCTTTGCTGAGTTCTTTGTCTCCGTCTCTAAGCAACACCTTAGTGATAAAGTTGTGCTTAACCATCATTTCATTTACTGTCATAAAATTAAACTGTTAATTGTTGTTTTAAAGCTGTAACCGTTGCATCTAATAGTTTCATACCTTTGTCCTCTAAAGATGAAGGATAGCTATTAACACTCTTGTTAATCAGTCCGTCTCCCTCTTCAGCATAACTAAATCCTCCAGTGAAAACATCTTCTAATGTGAAGAATGACCCTGAGAAGGTAGTAATTACATTATCTCCTGTAATCTGTGCATCACCCTCTAACTTTAGGTTAGAATCTTGGTTCTTTACAGTATACATTACTCTCTTGTTAAGTAATTCCATAATTAAATTTATTTAAAATTAGTTTTATTCTAAAATCTCCTTTTAAGTTTTCGAGTGCTAAGTTAATCATATTTTGGTAATATTCAAAATAAATTATCTTAAATATTCATAACTTACCACAATTGAGGTGCATATATCATTTTAAATACAAAGATGGTCTTAGGTCTCCAATCCTTTGCTGAGCCACTACCTGAATAACCAGTTCTCCAGTTACCCCCTTGTCCAGCAGTATTTGTACCATTTGTAGACCAGTTCTGATTACCATCTGGACCAAATACATCACGGTCGTTAGCATTATCTGACCTATAGTGTCCAAACCAGTGAGCGTGTTTAGGCATTTCAAGACCACTAATGCTTTTACTGTTAGCACCAGCAGTTGAACCAATTCTGTTACTTCCTATCTCACCACCACCAGCTGTATACATACCATTGCTATATGCTGATATACCATTGTGAGCAAGGATGAAGTCAGATAGATTTACAGTGTACGTTTTACTACTAACGTATGTAGGTTGATACGTTACGCTGGATTTACCCCTACCACTTGAATCAAACAACTGATTCTTAAATGTAGTATAGTCTGTGCTCGTACAAATGTAGCTTCCTACTTTATACACATAGAAATCAACCATCTCACCAGGAACTCTTGATTTATGAAGGAGAGTTTTATCAACTGGGTCTAAATTCCAATCTCCCCAGAACGTTCCTTTTCTAGTCCAAGATGTTCTAGCTGCATCAGAACCCATCAGGTATGCTCCAAGAGACTGTCTATTCATGCCAAAGGCTACAGCACCTCCTACGTCATTTCCTGAATAACAGTCACTTATAATCCAATCCTTGTATTGACTATTAGTTCCAATTGTGGTATTCATCATTCTGAATCCTACCCAGTTAACACCAAAGTAATTAGGGTTCTGTTGTCCTCCGTTACTTGTATATTCACCTCTTACTTTGTGAGCGTATGTAGCTGAATTTACATTAAAGTTAGATGGGTTATACACATAATAGTTGTTCTCGCTGTTACCGCCCCATAGCCAAGTTGGTTGACCACCTTGACCAGACCAATGCCACCATGACTTATAAGAGAAGGCTGAAGCGTGTTGACCATCAACAGTGTCCGCATTAGTTACCTCATCGGCATATCTACACCTAAGTCCATCATACCTACCCTTTGTCAAATCATAGACTTGGCAATATGATATATACCAGTACAATGGTGAAGATGGGGTTCCAGCATTTCCATTTAGATACACATGACTTCCTGTACTAAATGAACCTGACTCTCCACAATATATTATTCTTCCATACCATTCCCATTTACCAGTACCAGCGGTATCAGTTATCCATACATCACCATAACTAGTACCCATGCTATTTGAAGCTGTAACAACACTATGTCCAGTTGGTATTTTAGCCCTAAATATCTGAACAAATATAGCATTAGCTCTAGAAGTCACACTATTATGGAAACCTCCAAGTCCAGGACTAGCTGCGCCAGTGTTCTTTATTCTTATAACATATCCTGTAGTATTTGCAGCAGACGAGTCAGATATTCTCTCTATAACTGTAACCCCATTACCTGCATTATTATAAAGTGATACAATACCATTACCAGAAGCAAATTCGGGGTCCGTAGATAAGGGATATCCAGTCTTCAGACCAAGTACATTAAATGGAACAACACCAACTCGTGTAGAGGAATTACTTGGATTTAATATTCTTACTCTTGGGATATAGTCATGAGTATGACTAGCTTGTGCAAATAATGACTTATTAACAGCTCTCAATTCATAACCATTCCATCCAGCCAACCATGTAAAGTCTCCATAATTCATTCCAGCTTTGCTGTATGCAAAAGTGGTATTACTATTGTTACCAATATCCTTCACATAGTTATGAGTGTGAGTACTTAATGAAATAGGTACATCATCTACAGCAAACTGACCATCACTTCTCATACCAAATCTCTTAGCATGTCTATTACCCCAGTGGAATGATATAGCAGGAGAGTAGCTCCAAGCAGATTGATTATTGGTAACATTACCATATTCTCTAATTTGTATGGCACCACCATAAGAAGCATCTGTACTCCATGAGTTCCACAACATCTGAGCACTCTTAGAGCCTCCTACTTGTGAGTTAATTTCGTCCTTAAATGGAAGGATTCTGTTATAACTAGAACCACCATAGAAGTTACCAGCTGAGTACACATTCTTATTAAACCAGTGTCCAGAACTAGCATTAGTGTTATAGTGTGTATATGAACCATTGTCACTACCTATAGAAGATGCTACTCCATTCATAGACCAGTTTAACTTACCTGTCATAGTATCTCCTGCTTTATTAACCTTAGTATTTGGGTCAAAATTTCCAGAGTTCCATATAGTATATATACTACCCCATGTTCCGTTACTTCTAGACTTCATGTAAAGGTTACCACCATTATTATAGTCGTGATAAATTTTACACTGATAGTTAGCACTATCTGAATGCATCAAAGTAACACCGTAAGCTCCAAGATTGTTGTCTCTCCAAAATCCAGCTCTTCCTAAATCATCGGAGTTGCCAGTTCTTTCATTTACACCATATGAGCCATATACAGAGTATATAAATTGACTAAGTGGTTTATGTCCTCCATCCCCTAATAGAACATAATTAGCTGAAGAACCGCTTTTAATAAAGGCTGGTGCTGTAACCCCTCCAGACTTTATAGACATCCATTGAGTAACGGTTGAACCATTCTTTCCAGAGAATTTAAAGTATTCATTACCATCATCTCCTGTTTCAAATCCAAGATACGAGTCAGCATCACCGTCTCCTGTATTTTTAAAATGGATTTTAGCATAATCCGTATTCCTAGACCATTGTAATACAGAATCAGTAGATATTGTAATACTACCAGTCATTGTTCCTCCAGCAAGGGGTAGGAATTTACCATCAGCCCAGCCAGTAGTTGCAATTTGTTTCCAAGCTTCCCAGGCTGTACCAGTGCCAAATCTAACCCATAGGTTAGAGTTGTCTGTGAATCCTAATTGTGCTGACTTACCACCAGTCCAATCTGTAACACCACCATATTTCCTAACAGTTAATAATCCTGTATAACTACCACCATCAGTTAGATTAGCTTTAGCATTTGCTTTAAAATCTAACCATACACCTGCCCCATGTTCTTGAGGAGTAGAAGCAACATCCCTACTGTCAATATGGTTAATCGTATTATGAGAGTGTTCAGTTCTTAAACCTACTAAGTTCCTAGCATCCCATATTTTATAATCAGTTCCATTATACCTATGCTGTAAATCAGTTTCACCACTTCTAATATAAGTAGTACCTGCTTGCATACCCAAGTATGTATAAGTAGTACCATTCCACATTACAAGTCCATTACCATTAGTAGCTTGGATTTCAGTTACTTTTAGAGTGCCAGTCATTGTATCACCAGCTCTATTTACTGCATTAGCAAATGCTCTAATGTTATCCCCATTAAATACATACGCTTTAGAGCTATCACTACCTTTAGCACCCCATATATGAGTTGGAGTAGCGTTACCCCATTCCCAATTCATAGTCAGACCAGATGCTATTGAATATCTTACATAGTTAGTAAGAACATTAGGGTCATTACCTCTAATTACATAAGTAGCATCTAGGTATGTACGGAAGTTAGCCTTATCAATCACTGGAGTCCAATCACTTACTACTCCAGCAACATTTCTCCTATGCCATAATCCAGCTGTACCTGTAAATGCTTGCGCTAATTCAGTATAATAACCAGATGAATTATTATGTAGTATTTTAATTCTATTAGACCAAGAACCTGCTGCAGGACCATTATTTGAGTCTTGTAATATTCCACCATAACTTCCATAGGTAGCAGCTAACAATCCAGATGGGTTTAAGTCTACCTTTAATGCTGGACCTCCAGGACTAGTAGCTCCTGCATAGTTATGAGTATGGTCTCCAGTAGAAACTACTTTACCATCACTATACAGCTTATTATCTACACCTATGTATACTTTAGAGTTAGTATAAGTCTGAGGATTATCAGTCTGAGTAAGTGAGCCTGTTAAGAATAGCTTAGTAGCTAACTTCTCAGTAGCTCCAGCTGTATTTCTAGTATCTTGAGTAGTTACAATTACTTCATCGCCACTCTTGGTAAATGTAACATTAGTTCCAGCTTTAAATGCCTTGTTAGGGGCAGTAGTTGGTTTATAAGTATCTATAACAGCGTCCCCTTGTTTAAAAGCTAAATTATAGAAATCATAAGTTGTATCCTTACTACTAATAGTTACTTTCTTATTAGTTGCATCAGGAAGCAATGTTACATTAGTACCTTGAACTAAAGTAAATGAGTTATTAGCTGCATTAGGGTCAAATGTAGTTACCTTAGTAACAGCGTCTCCAACTTGGGTCTGTAAATCTAAATTATAGATAGCTTGATGTTCAGTTAATACCTTCTTACCTAAACTATATAAGCAGTTATCAGTTCCAATATATACATACTGATTACTATAAGTCTGAGGTGATGTAGTTTGAGACTCTGCACCAATAAGGAATAACTTCTTATTAATAAGGTTAGTAGCTCCAGCTGTGTTTACTGTATCACTTCCTGGGTCAGCAGCAATAGTAACATTACCCTGACTATCTCCTGTAATGAAGACATTATCACCCTGAATAATGTTTAGTAGTCTAGCAACTGAACCATCAAATGAATGCATATCCTTTCCATTATATTGGAATCTCATAGCATTAACTACTTTCTCTGCAGCTACGGCAGTTGCATCAGCAGGTAGATAATCTACATTGCTAAATGCATTCTTACCTAAAGTCTTTAAAGCCCACTTATTAGCTACACCAGTAGATAAGATAGCTTGGTCAGCTGTTGTTCCACTACCTGTTAGAGTAGTATAAGATTGAACATGCCCATCTAATGCTAATATCTTTGTTGTTCCTCCTATGGTTAAACTAACTTTGTTACTGTCCGCATTTGAGAAGAATCCTCCATATAGTTTACCATGAGTCCACACTTCACCAGTGTCTTGTATATAGACAATGGCTGACCAGTATATATCTCCACTGGTATCTGCTGCACTTGTAGGTAACTTCCATGTATTAAACACACTCTTACTAGCACAGTCAATGTATTTTGTTTTAATTAGCATATTGTGTAATCACAAAGTTAATAAAAAGGAGGAACTAAGTCCTCCTGAATTATCTTGAATATGTTATATTTCCACTCGAATCTACAGATGCCCATCCAGTTACTAATTCCCCTTCTATCCACAAGAAATCACTTGAGAATATTAAATCAGCATTCTCTCCAATACTTTGAGGTAGTAGAGAACTAGGTGTATAAGCCAATACATCACGCCAGCTATTATCAGATATTGAAGTAAAGGTTAATGTATTAGTTGCACTATCCCAACTCAATCTCATATTACCTGCTGCACCAAAGGTCAAATCTCCAGAATCTGTAGAATTACTAAGGATTTGGGATGCTGGTTGACCAGAGTTCTGATAGTTAATAGCACGCCATGTTTGAGATACTGGAGTAATCCATGATGGAGTACCACTACTATTGATAGTAAGTACTTGTCCTACATTGCCATTAGTCAAACCAGTAATTAATTTACCAGTAGTGCTATTAAATATAGCTACCTGTCCAACTACTGACCTTGAAGGTCCACTTACTACACCTGTAGTATTAGTTTGTACAAATGTCCACTTATTTCTTACTTGTGACCAAGTAGAGGAAGTAGCAGCTGGAGTACTTTCCTTACATATTAATAAGTCCCCAATTTCCACTGGTTCACCATTAATATAACCAACACTATCAGTGTATGTACCTGTTCCAAATGTTACTACATAAGTGTGTCCTACATCTGCTGAAGGTGTAAATTTACCTGGACTTGTTGTTCCTGCCTCAACTGCACCTTTATAAAGCATAGCATTATTAGAACCAAGAATACTATCTGCATAATCCTTAGCAGTTTGAATTGCATTCCAAACCATTAAAGGGGAAGCAGCAATAGCGGCAACTATATTAGTATCATTAATGTTCTCATTGTCACTAGATGGGTCAGGTCTAGTATTTAGAATATCTTGAAGCTTCACATGACCATACAACTTAGTAGATGCACCACCATATTCAGGCTTTAAAGACAAGTGAATCTTTGGAGTAGCTTCACCTTGTACATCACCCTTTAGATTACCAATAATGTAACCATCTAAAACTGATAGGTCTCCGTGATTTACATTAACTGGACCATTAGAGTTCATACCTCCAGCTATGGTCATCTTCTGTGTAGCATCATTAAATGTTAAACCATTAGCCTTTCTTACTTGGGAAGTATCTGCTGTATTACTAGCCTCATTATAAGATAGTAATAAATTTCTCTCTCCCATTAAGTTCGACGGAGCTAATTGTTCTACATAATCTCTGATTTCTATATTATGATTCTCTGCTAACGTGATATGTCCAGTTGCATCTACTATTATATTAGGTATTACAAAGATACTTGCATTACCTAGATTAGTAGATTGACCATAAGAGCCTGGAGCTACACCACTAGCTTTATGTAATAGCTTTCTATTAGCTGCATCCCACTCCAATGGTGGTTCAGTATCTACTCTGTTAAGAGCGTTACTACTAATAATAATTCTATTACCATCACCCTTCCTAACACTGATACTCTCTCCAGCAGTAGACATTAAGAAGAATGAATTACCAATCTGTACTTTTACTGAACCACTAACTTCCGATATTTCAATACTAGGATATCCAATACTAAAATATGTTCCACAAGTCCACATTTCCCTCGTGTCTTCTATAAACACAATCGGATTTAATCCTTTAGGGATGGTGTCAATTAATGGTTCAAATACTTCCTTCCTTTTAATATAGGCGAACTTACTATCTATAACCATTATTCAATTATTTTAGTACTTAGTAAGTTGTCTAATCTTAAAGCTGTTTGTGCCAGTGTTTCAGTAGGAATCACATAGTTACCAGTTGCATTTATAAGTATGTCAGTACCATCTAAAACTGGATTGGTTTTAATGGGTTTCTTATTAACGGTCTTGTTTCCAATCTCGTCAATCTTAGCCTGCATATTATCCAACATCTCCTGCATATTATCCAACATCTCCTGGATTTTGTCTAATATGTCAATGATTTCCTTATTATCAAGGAATACAACCCACTTCTCACCATCATATAACAGCATCTTACTGTTATCTTTAATCCAGATATGGTAAATAGTTGGAGGAGTCATATCACCCCTCCAGAAATTTACCTGCTTATTATTTACCATTGCATCTGCCATGTTATTCAAGTATTATAGAAGCATTAGTAGTAATATTGTTAACTATCTCTTCTAATGCTGTAAGTTTGTCCATTAGTAGTTTTCCTTGAGCTGCTGATAAAGGAATGTCAGTTCTATTTGTTACTAGGTCATTAGCTATAACGTTGATGACCTCTTTGGAGTAGTTGAATGTCTCCTCACTATTTCCACTTACTAGATTAAACGTCATTTTAAAATCCTGAGACGTAGACAAGTGACACAGCAGAGTAACGTTAATAACTCTTCTATCATTTATATCGGTAACATCAGTTCCAACTTTATTATATACAACAAGGTCTGTATCCTCGTTATATTCTATAACAGCTGTAGAAGATTCATACAGCAGTTCTAAAAACTCTATCGCTTCATCAATATTATTGAAGTATGTACTAGGGGAACTGCTATTTACCATATCAAATGGGATTGTAGAGTTGAGATACTTGACTTTAATATTTAGTCCATTTATCTCTTCCCTTACAGTTGAATCATCATAGTTATTAAGTCCATTCAACTTGTTCTTATCCTCACTAGTAAAGTCATTAGAACTTAGTCCCATTCCAGGAACCTTTTCAACATACACACTAACATCAGGAATCTCAGTCTTTAAAGCATAACCACTTAAATCAACTCCAGGTATAGCAGCAATTTGCTGTTGAACCCAAGTTTCAGTAGCTAAACCTTCAATACTTGGAATGTTAGGTGTGTTGATAAGGTCATTATAGTCTTTAGAGAACAGTTCTGATTTATCAGCCTTATTATTTAGGATATTCTTTATACCACTTACCTCAGTGTTAATGCCACCTATAGTAGTATTCTGAGCTAATATAGCATCACTTAATTCCTTAAATGTATTATAAGATGGGTCAGCACCTTCCAAGATTATATCAAACCTTCCATCAGTGTATGACTTAGCTTCAAGTAAAGCATTAGCAGCTGCGCCAGCAGATTCAGCACCAAGTTCACTTAATGTATATGTAGGTTTAGTAGGTTGTTTAGCCCATGATGGAACAGTAGGGTCTGTTTCTGTAAACTCAGTTAAATAACCTTTAGCCTCTAATTCCTGTTCTGTAACTAAATCACTTGGTAATGAGTTTAGATAACCACTATCATTCTCTAATTGGGAAACCCTAGTAGGTATTTCAGTCTTGTCTGCTTTACCACTAATGTCAGGAATATCAGTCTTATTAGCCTTCTTCTGAACCTCACCAGTTAATTCTGATATAGATTGTCTAATACCAGAGTCATTGTAATTAGTAAGTCCAGATAATTTAGCCTTCTCTTCTATAGTGAAGTTCTGCTCTGATAAGCCCATACCATCCTGCTTATCAACTTTATTATTCCAGCTGTTAATATCCTGCTGGTTTATATTCTTAGCAGCACTAGCAGCAAACTGAGGTTCTAGTTCTTGAGTTAAATAACCCTTAGCCTCTAACTCCTTATCAGTAACATACTCTTCTGGAACTTCTGATAGGTACTCGGAATCATTCTCCAATTGAGAAACTTTGGTAGGTATCTCACTCTTATCAGCTTTGCCAGAGACATCTGGAATCCTATCATCTACTTCCTTTTTAGTATAATAATTATTAAGCTGAATATCACCGCCCTCAATAGCTGCAAGTTTATCATCAACTTCCTCCTTAGTATACACTGTATGTTTATCAGCTTTTGCAGCTAATAGCTCTCGTATAGTTGTTGTATCAATACTCTCTGGGTTATATCCACTCTGGTCAAGTATTTCTACAGTTGTCTCACCTAATCCAGGTTGGGCACTCTTGAATATATAATACAGGTTGCTAAATATCTCTTGAGTTCCAAGTAATTTAAAGCCACCTATAATGCTACTAACTCCTAGAACTGTATTAGCCCCATTAGGAATCATAACATATATATAATCATTAGCTCCAGCATTTACTGTATAAACATTATCAATAGTTCTGTCTAACTTTGTGTAGTCTGGAGAAGTTCCAAAGTAATTTGGATATTTAATGTCAAATGTAACAACCCTTGTAGCACTAATATCCTCATACTTATACTTTAGAGTGATTACCATAGATGTAGTCCTATTAGTAAAAGTATACTCCCTTACATCAGGACTTAGTACAACACCATTAATAGATTGCTCTACAACATCCTTATGATATTCCCAAGTAACTTTTACATCCGTAGGTTCATCTCCATAACACATATACTCTGGGTCAAGAGATATAGCCTTGACGTTATCATCAATAGATGCAGCTGCAATTTTAGCATTAACCCATTCAGTAGAAGCAATTCGGTCTGAATTGTCTGTCATTAAGGGCAGTGTAGTAGTTGGGGTTCCAGCAAAGTTAGGAGAGAATATATCAGCTTTGTTCTTAAATCTAATTTCTATCTCGCATGCCCATTGAGCGAGTTTAAGGTTAATCTCATCAATAACCTTATTAATATCGAAGGCTATTGAATCAGTTACAAAGGTATATAAATCTTTTTGATTAGACAAGTTACCTTTGATGTTTCCCCACTTTAGAGCATATTCATCTGCTATACCAAGATTAATTCTGGCTATCGTTCTCTGATATTCGTCAGTTAACTCTGAGAATAGATTCTCCTTTTGGAATCCATCATCACCACCAGTACACCCATAATATTTAGAAGTATCACAATCATCCTTAATACAGATATGGTCAACTCCTTCTTCCTCTACCTTTACACTATCTATCTTGTCTATTGTAATAACACTATAGTCAGCACAAATGCCTTCTACCTCTTCCTTCTCTATAACACCATCAATTATTTTAGTATCTGGTTTTATATTGGAGATAGCATGTGGGTAGTCAGGTAAAATGGGAGCCTCTTGTTCTTGTTCGTCAAGACGTATAAACTCTGCCATACTTTAGATTTGTATAATTTGATAAGCATATGTCATAGGGTCTAAGAAGGATATAATAGTTGCTTCATTAACCTTATGAATGGTTTTAGTAATTGTCATTGATAAGCTAGTATCACCAATAGGAAATACTTTGTTATATAATGAACCTTCCATATAGCACACATTCTCATTAAACATGTTATTAACTGAGTTCCACCTTAAAGTTGTATCATGGCAACCTCTAAGGAATGTATTACCCTTGCAGTCAGCTTCTAGAACATTGTCATATGTATCTCCCAAGAATATATTATTAGTACATCCTTGTTTTAATTCATTATGCTTAGTGTTATGTAATTCTGAGCTGTCAGTAATAACTCCTCCAGTTAAATCTGAGAATGTATAAAAATCTCCATATGCTGCTCCAAGATTAAGATTAGTATTGTCTAGCTCCTCAGCTGTTCTTCTAAACTTTATATTCTTAAAGTCATAGTGTGCTGAGTTGTAATGATTGTCCCTCATAAATGTTATCCTACCTTTAGTAGTAATACCATCTTCGAGAGTCTCCTGAGTCGGGTCATATTCTATAACCCAATCCTTCATTTTATCATTGTCAATAACAACTCTAGGGTCTAGTCTGTTATTAGTAATAGCTGTAACAATCAGTTTCCAGATAGGTGAGGGGTTAGTGGAGCTATCAGTGCCCCACGTAACCTTCTGACCAGAACTATTAGTAACGTTAGAAGAATATATAGTTTGAAAGTCTGTAATAACATACCTTGCCCCTGTCACTAAACTCTTCTTACCTATATTACCATTGAGTACTGCATAAGTGACTTCTAATGGTTTGGATTGTCCACCTTCTCCAGTATAATCAATGATACCTATATTCTTTCTTAGTTGTTCTTGCTCTAAATCAGTTAATCCACCTAATAGGTCTTTCTTCTTGAAATAATTATTCAAATCATGAATACAGGCATAACGTCTTGTATCCCTTTCTATTGCCATGTTAATTATTCATTAAGAATTCATATATTCCATCTATCTTATCAAAGTATTGACAAGTTTGGATAAAGGATATTTGGTGGAGAATCATATCATAGTTCTCCACATATCCCTTGTTTAACCTCTTGAGGAATTTGTCAAAGTCTTTGATTACTTTCAACTTTAGGTTAGTTATTGCATCCACAACCACCTCCTCCTATAGTATTCTTATCAACCATAACATCTTTACATATTCCTCCGCATTGAGTTATGTCCTCTAGAACTCTCTGAGCTTCATAGTACTGACCTAACTCAATTAGATATTTGATAACGTTAATAGCCATCCATATAATATCTCTATTATAGATTAGCATCTTAACATCGTCGGTTCTATTCTTACATCTTCCTGGTAAATCCCCTAGAAGATTCTTACATAGTCTATAGAAACATTCATTAATGTGGCAAACACAGAATGTGTTCTTATCACCTCTAATGATGGTAGTAGTCTTCTCAGTAACTGTAGCTGGGGGTATAGCATTTACCTCTAATATCTCCTCTACTGTCACCGCAATAGATTCTTCATCAACATACTTCATGAATGTTTCTGACTGTGTATCATAGTAATAAACAGAATTATAAGCTGTTAGCGCAGTAGGATTTCTATCCAACACATATTTCAACCATACGTCAGTTGGTAATATAATATGTGTAACTTCATATAGACCATCAATAGGCATCTCTAATTCGGATTCATCAATGCAGTCTATAACGTGTTCTACAACATCGTATTTCTGTGTTACTTCGTCTCCAGAGGATTTAATGCTTGTTATAGCATTAAGAGTAATGGTTTGGCTATAGGCATAATTACGAGTACTTACTGTGATTTCACTAGTTTCATTTAAGTACTCGTCATTATCCTTTTCCAATCCAGTAATCGTAATACCACAAGCACCCTTCTTGCATATTTTAAATACTGAATCCATAATTATACATTAAAGTCAGCTCTTACTTTAGTCTTTATATCTCCTACTAGTGTAAGATAGTCTAAATATTTCTGCCTATCTGTCTGATTATCAGATAGTCCTAAAACAATACTGTTAGAGCTGTTGATTAAATCAAACTCCTCATCTTGGTCTACATACTGCCTAATAATGGCTTTGATGCATTCTTTGTGGTCTGGTTGACCAAACAGATGAACTTGAATATACGTCCACCTTGTTTCTTGTGTCACTTCTTCAGTCTCGGGGTCAGTAACCTCTACTACTTTAGACTGAATATCATAATTATAGTAATATGTGCCATTACCTAGCTTCTCTATTGAGTTAGGTTGTACATTCATTTCTATTCTTTTTGGTTCTAACATAAGGTCTTATTTTAAAATTTACTGGGAATGAATATCTGGTTAGAGAGTAGAATAGTTCCCTGCTCTTACTCTCAAAGTAATAAGATTTGTTATTGTATACAAAGTTAACTCTAAAACACTTACTATAGCTAACCATATCCACAACATGAATATACTTGTTATAAAATCTAGAAATATTAGACTTCTTCCCGTCCCAATTAGAGAACCTTAAACCTGTATCTCTTTGAATCTTCCTTAACAGATTCTTAGAATTACAGAACTCTAGCCAACCAAAATATGACTGCATTCTCCTTCTTAATTCCTGTCTGTCAATCTTACCAGATAGATACCTTCTAACAAGTCTGAATAATCTAACCTTAATTGACTTCCTTAATAGTACATGGGTATGATAGAATCTATAACCTACAAAGTCTATACCTCTATCATCTACTGGGAATATTTGGTAATTTGATTTTAACCTTAGATTTAGAACCTCCTTTAAGTACATCTTAATTGCTATAAGTACTGTTCTTAAGAAGTTCTTATCATCGCTGAGAATTACAATATCATCAGCATACCTGAAATAGAATTTACATTTCAACTCTTCCTTGACCCAATGGTCAAAGTAAGCTAAGTATAGATTAGCAAAGAACTGAGATAAATAGTTGCCTATGGGAACTCCATCAGCAGAGTAGATAATTTCAATAAGTAAAGATAGAAGACTTCTGTCTTTAACCTTCTTTTTGATAATTCCACACAGTATGTCATGATTAACAGATGGATAGAACTTTCTAACATCCATCTTCAAACAGTAGAGTGTTTCTCCAGGATGCTCAGTTAATGCTGCTCTTAAATCATATGCAACATTATGAATACCTCTATCCTTAATACAAGAGTATGTTTGCTTGATAAATATCTTAGTCCAAATAGGTTCCATCACGTTCATTATAGCGTGATGTGTTATTCTATCTGGATAGTATGGTAGTCTAAATATTAACCTCTCCTTAGGTTCATATATCTTAAACGTACTATACTCAGAAGTCTCATACACTAAATTCTTTAGCTGTTCCGATAACTTCTCATTCTCCTCTTGTCTATTCTTATCATGTTTGAGGATTCCCCATCTAACTGATTTATGCTTTCTTGCTTTATCATCAGCCTTTTCAATATTCTCTATATCATAAACCTTATCATGTAAATAACCTATGCGTTTCAAGTCTTATATATTTATTATGGAAGCTTTCGAGACTTAACCTACTAACACCCAGTTATTAAATACTACGTTGTCTTTTGCCAAGAGGCAAGGGTACTATTTAGACTGTAAAATGAATCAAATTACCTAAAGAAATATATAATAAGCCTACATTAGTATTAGCATTGCTGACTCCATTATTAGAATTGAAGTAGCTAAGACTAGCATTACTACCATTATTAGCGTTGCTGCTAACGATGAGTGTTTTGTAATAATTTCTTGTCCAGCACCAACAGAAGTAGGTAAATAGTACCCTTAATCTCGTATTTTATCTATTATATAATCGTTAAACTACTTTATTTAGTGTCCTGAAGCCCACAAAAGTATGAGCATTGCCGACCCCAAAATTA